ATGCTCAGAATATGTTTTATGGTGGCTTTGACGATGCGGTTAGGTGCGCCGATGAATACACTGAACATAGTGGCGGAGTAGTATACCTATCTTCATGCGTTCACGAATCATACGTGATGGCTGCATATGCGATTCAGATGCCACCGGAGCTATTTGAGGATAATAGGGGAACTAGATTTGTGCAGGGTATTCCTAAAGACATAATGCCTCAAAGTGGAGACGCTTTTATTATTAAATATGATGAAAGTGTGCCAGAATATCTTGATCCTTCTAGGTGTTATGTGTGTGGATCTGATACCTATACGGTATATATGATACCATAGTTGAAACAGGGATTTCATCGAAGCAATAACGGAAACTTGCAAAGCAAGTTGAGTTATCAGTAACGGAAAGGAGAAAGGTTATGAATAACGGAAAGAGGCTTTACCAGGGAGGCATTTGGTCGAAAGATAGTTTTAGGCTTGAGGGTTTTACTGAACAGGATGCGGAAATCTATCGTGTTATGGTTGACTATGACTTCTATAACAGAGTAGAAAAGATGGGTTTTGAGGGTGCTGTTACTTGGTATTATGAGCCGAGCGAAGGTTTCTTAATGGTAGACGCAGACAAGATTGACGATGGGGAATGGTTGGCTGAAATGATGATGGAGGTGCGAAGTGATCAGCTTGGTCAGTTTAAGTATCTCAAAGCTATTGGACGTGTCGGACGTTACATTGAAATATGCCTTGCGCTTGCGAGGATGACGCAAGACGATGTAGTACATCGTAACTGGGACGAACATCTTGTAGATAACGGGTGGGATGATTGGGTGGTTGCTGGAAACAAACACGAAATTGATCTTGATCCGGCAAGCTTTCTCACTCAAGATGGTGGTCTTAATATTGAATGGGCAGAGGGGCTTGAAGAGGAAGAAGTACTAGCGAAGGGACCGAGCAGATACTTACAGGCTGTCACCGATAAGCAAATGATGATAGCACAGCTAGACATTGACGAATATTTAAAGCAGATGGACTATAAAAAGTTTAAAGTAGATAAATAACACACCCGCCACCGATCAGTAGAAAGGAGAATAACATGCTAATAACAGATGAAATTCGTCAAGCTATAAAGAGCGGCTATAAAATAGATATTGTTATCAACATGGAATTTGAGAAGAATAAACGAGCCGTAATTGTTGGCTTGTATGAGAGTGACGGGCAGGAATGTTTAATTGTGCGTGATGCAGAGTCATGGGTGGATGACAAAGCAGTTAAAAAGGATGCGACACACAAAGAAAATCCCGGTAATTTATTTCATTGGAATGAGACTATACAAAAACTAACCGAATAGATGAAACGTATATTTTAATTAGAAAGGAGTTGCCATTATGATATTACATAGCTTTGCGATTTATCGCGGTGAAAGCAATGTGGAATTTACACGTGGATATCTTTACGAGGTAGGCATAGATAGGAGTAAAACATTATGGATAACTAATAATCTTGGCGTAGAGGCAATACACTCAATGACGGATATTGATTTTGTATTCTTATTCAATGTATCAGAAGAAGATGCTTTGACATTTAAGAGTGTATTACGAAAACAAGAAGAAGAACCCGCCACCCCAGATGAGATCCGGCAGGAGATTAAAGACTCCATGGAAGAAGGAGACTACTTGGGTGCGGTTGTCCTTCAGCATGAAATTGATGCGATAACGGACGCTGAATGAAAGGGGTGTGGAAGAATGTTAAAAAGAGTACCAATATTTAATTTAAAAGTTCGTTTATTCCGAGAGGATGGCACTAGCTATATTTCTTCTTTTTTAGTTCATGCAGATGATTATATTGTTGCAAGGAGCGTACTTGAAACATACTTGAACGAGAATAAGGCAGATACGCTACTAAAATACGATAGGGTGGATTGCATCTGGAACGAGGGTAGCGAATACGTGGTAATGGATGTTGGCGAAAACCAAGAGCAGGAGACTCCGCAGCCGTTAACCTTAGAGCAACTAGAAAAGCGAATTGGAAAGCCGGTATGCACAGTAACAAAAGAGATATATCGCAAAGGGAAGGAGCCGTTTAATTGGACAATACTCCAAAGGGTGTCTGATGATTTCATATATCATGCATATGGCGTAATAAGGTATGATTGCGCAGACTTTTATGATTATGAACCAGTTAAGAACTGATGGATAAAATATGTATTTCAAGAACAGAAAGGAGAATATTATGAGTAAAACAAAGGAATTTCACTTGGGAGATATTTTGAGTGTTACAACCGGACGTTTGGTATCACATGACGGAATGGTAGGTGTTAGTAATGTATTGGAATTTATGCTTGATTCAAGCGTGTTTGATGTAATGTTTAAGATAGCGGCAGAGACATGTACTCCGCATATATTTGAACAGCACCCAGAGTTGATTAATATAGACGCCTCAGAAGTCACAACGGATAACTGGGAAGAATGGCTTAACGAACAGATTGAACAATACGGCGAAACGCTATCTGTTGCAGCTATAAGGAGTTAATTATGAGTAAGGATAACTTTATCCCCGGTGAAATGACGCGTTGTATTGACCAAGGAATTTGCCCTCATTGTGGAGAGAAATTTGATGCAGAGAGGGCCATAAATTATGATATATCAATTATGCCGCAATATGATGATTGTCCTCATTGTGGAAAAGAAGTTGAAATATTTGCTTCTGTTGAATACCATTGTTCAGTGCCAGAGGAGGATTAAGATGGACGAGTTGACCAACACACAACGGAGAGCATTTAATGCTATCAAAGATGCTTATCGTCCCGTTTTCACGCAATGGAAAGAGTGTTGGCAGGTACAGACAGAGCAAGGAGATGTATATGTCAATGAAAAGACAATTGACGATCTTGTACAACTTGGCTTTATATCTATTACCCATACCAAAGATGGCTATACTGCGAACGTACTATGTCTTAGATGAAAGAATATTTTTAATAAAGAAAGGAGAAATAGGCACATGGTTGATAATAAAGTATGGGAATACTGGTATCGTCGGGATATCAAGATCGCAGAGAGTGTTATGATGGGAATTAAGGGCGATAATCCTATACGCCAGATGTATGCAGAGAAGATCAAAGACTTGCGGGAAAAGATTGCAAACTTGAAAGTAGCGTAGTAAAAATTTAATAAAAGATTGGTGAAACCCTTGACAAAGTATTCGTTTAGGCGTATACTTAAAATTGGGAAGGGGTGGTGTAACAATGACTGAAAAAGAAATGAGAATAATGCAGCTTCGTACAGAGCTAGATGCGCTTAAACAACGTATAGTAATGGACGAAGAGGGAATCAAACGGGATCAGCAAGCTGTTTGGGAAAAAAGATGGCGTGTTGATGAAATTGAAATGGAATTGAGTGAGCTTAGGGGAGGTATATAAATGGATGGCGATGAGGCAAACAGTTAGTTAAAAGCAGAATTTCATTAACGGAGAGAAAGGAGACTAAGATATGAGTGTAATTGATAAGACAAAATTTTATGTTGAAGAACGGCAAAAGCAAGCACACTCTTCTATCGACAAACTTTTGAATGCGATTTCTGAGCAATCAAGATTATTGCGCAAAATAGCTGTGGTAGATGACGGTGATTATAATGCTGCTTTTAATCGGGTTAAAGGCGTTCTTACTCAAATCAATGGATACTTTGGAGAGATCGAAACGTGGAAGATAGTATTAGATGAGGCAATGCGCACTAAGAACGCTACTGATGCCTTTGAGCGCAATGGTGTCACCAATGCCTAACTACATCACAGTAAAGCAAGCAGCTAAAAGGTGGGGAGTAACCCCCAGGCGCGTACAGCAATACCTGAAGGATGGACGTATCGAGGGAGCATACAAACTGTCTCCGCGAGTGTGGTTGATTCCTGAAGACGCGGAGTGTCCTGCGAAAGAGACCGGGAGACCGAAGGAGGAGAAATGATGGATATAGTAGTTTCTATTGCCACGGCTGTATCAGCATGGATTATCTTGTGGGAAGAGCGCAAACAAAATAAACTATTTGTAACGATTGTTTTGTCATGCGTGACACTATCTGCGTGTTTGGTAATAGTAACAACTACCATAACGATGTAATAAAATGCTGGTTTTATTTTAGAGAGGAGAAAGGTATGAATATTGGAGGAAATTTTGTATTCTATGCTGGGGAAGACAATGATCACTTTGCTCATGAGAACGTGTATTCAATTGAGGGATGGGTATTTAACGAAGACCATGAGCATTTTGTAAACATCATAGATAAAAATAATAAACCATACCAGACCACATTGAACGATGCTGATTTTGTATTCTTTTTTAACGCAAACTATAAAGCAATGCAACAGTATTTATGGATGATTGGCACACAGAGGAAAGCAATGTTGGAACACGCAAAGAAAACGATGAATTAATATTTCAATAAAGTGAGGAGGGGTAGAATGCTACCAGATAGAATCAAAAAGAACGCAAAAGACTATAGGGCATTGCTCGTCGGAGCAAAGATAAAGTATTTAAATAATGAGGAAATGCTAGAAAGTCTTGATGCTGGTATTGCTGTGCTTGATCACTTAGCAGACGACTTGTTTATTGATCTGCCGTGTAGATTAGGCGAAACGGTTTATAAAATATGCCCGAAATGTAATGATAAGCATGATGGAAGTTGTGAAAATTGTGCATGGAGAGATTGTCCAAAGCCATGTGATGTAAAACCACAGGCCGACAGAGAAAATATGATAGTACCACAGACATTTACTCTATCATGTATCAAGCTATGGAAAGATCTTTGGGGTAGCGTCATATTTAAAGATCCACAAGAAGCCGCAAAAGTACTGGCACAGATAAAATGATGCATTTAAGTAAGATAGAAAGGATGGATGATTATGATTTGGGTTTTATATTATAAAGGTAATTTTGCGCATCCTGTTCGGATTGTATCAAATACAATTATTAGTTTGCGCTGTCAGGTTGAGGGCCAAAAGGATTCTCCTATTATTGAATCTGCCGTGCTGGAGGGGTGGGATGGAGACACCGGAGAGATCCAAACACGTTGGCCTCTGTATACGTGCTGTGGTAATGAAGCCGAGCGGCTTGAGCAGTTTATGAATCTCACAGATTATCTTATCAACGGTCATGTGCCAATGTCAGACGGTAAACCGTTTTGTGTTGATAGAGTGCCATCAACTGATGAGTATATAGAGAATCATAATAAGGGTATCTGGGGTGATTGTGATTCGTATGTAGGAAAGGTGTTTAGTTGATATGGAACTCCAAGAGAAAATCGATAAAGCTAGTACGTGCATATCGCATACAGAATATAACTCTTGCAAAAGAGATGGGTATCCTCCATTCGATTGTGAAAATTGTGATCAGTATAAGCATGTTGATGTATATCGGCTCGAACAACTAATAGAGCGACAGAAGAAACATATTAATGGCATTCAGCATGATATCAATATGAAGCAATTAGAGGCACAATCAGCAAACGATTGGATAGATTACCACACTAAGCGTAGGGAAGAGCAAAACATCATTTTAGATCGTATGCTGGAGGACTATGGTAAACCTTTATTTCGAGAAGAGTTTACTGATTGTGAAAGTGTAATATATTGCATATTGCCAGATGAACGAGTGCTAATTACTACAAGGCAATTTTATTTGGAGTTGGCTGTTATTCGTACAGATGACGGGATCGTGTTGCAACAAAAAGAATTACGGTATCAGCACAAGAGGCCACGCACCACAGAGGGCGTAGATAGCTTGACAGGGCGTGCTCAAAAAGTCTTGGAGAAAATTGATACTTTATTGAAATAACGTTTTTAAGTAAGAAAGGAGGATACTATGCCACGATGGGATCATGAAATCAGGGGATTTAAAGATATACTGCATACAGAATCTACGGATTATTTGTGCGATGTTTTGCACAGTAGGCTTAATCGTATTGTAGAATATGAGCGTAAATTCAAGAATTGGGACGAGAGTGTAATAGATGACCTTGATAATGTGTCTGATAATTTTCGTCTTGTCGGAGAAATTGCAAAAGGGAATTTGGAACTTGCCGAGTTTTATCCAGATTTAAACAGTGTCACAGAGGCGTTTGATGAGAATCTTACCTATCTATATGACATAGCAGATACTAAGCGACCAGATCCGCAGTTTCCCACAGATTGGTCTGCGCAGCATGGGCTTATCTGGGTAGGGTGAAAGGAGTAGCTATGAAACAGACAGAAATGGAGTATCTAAGGAGTAACCTTGATGCTGGCGGGAAGAACTTTATTGAAGCTATCGAGGCTCACGGGATGGACGTGTTTGATTGGTTCGGATTGCTTTTATGCTGGAATAGAATAAGCGTGTATGATCAAGATATTCTCAAACAAATGTGGATTGGTGTGGAGGAATAAATATGGATGCATTATTCACAAGTTTTTTGCTGTTGTTTTTTGGTTTTATGCTTTTTTGTATGGCTTTAGCGTGTTTGATTAAATTTAAGAAAACGCAATATAAAGAATGGCGAATTGGTATATTCGTTTTAAGTGGATGTGGGTTGTTATGTATATTGTGTGCTATTCCATTTATTTTAAACTATATTAGTATTGTCAATAACCTTTAATAAAAATATCTTTTCAATAAAGAAGGTGAGGTAGGTATGAAATATTGGGAAGTCATGGAGCAAGCTAAAAACAATCCTGGCCTAAAAGCCAAGCGTCCTCATTGGACAGGACATATTCAGTGGTGGTTTAATAAGATATACGCATTTAGGTATTTCAATTATGGCGCACCAGAAAATTATATTTATAAGCCAACAGTAGAAGATATTGATGCAAATGATTGGATATTTGTTGAATAAAACACTTGCATTACAATTACGACTATGGTATGATAAACACAGTAAAAGTTTAATAATGTGGGGATGGCGAAATAAACGCGTCCGCGATCAGGATATGTGCTGGGTTTGAGTCCCGCTCCCCACACCATGCGTCCTTAACTCAGTTGGTAGAGTAGCGGCCTTTTAAGTCGCAGGGCGGAGGTTCGATCCCTCCAGGGCGCACCAGTTATCCGGGTGTAGCGCAGTTTGGTAGCGCACATGCTTTGGGAGCATGGGGTCAGAAGTTCGAGCCTTCTCACCCGGACCAAGGGCCGCAACCCGTCGAGGCACTTATTAAATTTACGGGACGTTGCCAAGCTGTTAGGGAGGATATCTTAGGCAAACGGGGATATCCTCCAAACCAGCAAAACTAAGGAGGCAGTTATGGAAGTCTTATTTAATATTTTTATGATTATTGTTTATGTGTTTCTTGGGGCAATATTATTGATAGTGGCTTTATGGGTGATTGGATTTATCTTGAACATAATCTTTTTTATTATGTCTCTATTCGTTAAATGAAACGGCGGTTTTAATTTATGAACATTTTCTGGCTAGATGATGACATGGACAAATGCGTTCAGTATTATACTGATCGCCACATAGTTAAGATGATCACCGAAACCGCCCAAATACTTTGTAGTGTATACTACTATACTGAACAGGACGAAATGGCTCATTACAATCTCACTCACAAGAATCATCCTTGCTGTGTATGGGCTAGAGAATCGCTTAACAATTGGTTGTGGCTACGGGATCTTGGCCTGAAGATGTACGAGGAGTATCGTTATCGCTACCAGAAGCCACAGCATAAGTCAGGAGAGGTTATAAAACATCTGGTTACACCTAACCTACCCCGTAAGGGAATTACGCCTAGACCGCTTTGTATGCCGCTAGAATGCAAGACAGAAGATGTGGTTCAAAGTTATCGGAATTACTACAATCAGTGTAAACGACACATCTTTAGTTGGAAGAATAGAGATATACCATATTGGATAGAAGGGTTGAATTTAGTTGGCTGAAGTATTAAATGGGAAGTGTTGCGAAGAGTGTGCTTGTAGAACGTGTACAAATAACAAGGTGTATGGGGGAGATTGTACTTACTGTTCTGATACATGTGATAAAACCGGGTATTTACCATTGCCGCAATGTCGGGACTATAATGAGATAGAGGAGGAGATAGCATGACGAATCAGTGGAATATAATATTTCAAAAAGAAGGGACTACAGCACAGTTTAGATTTGATGGGACTGTATCCGATTTTCTTTTTAGGCTGTGCGGATCTCTATTACAAAAGCCGTATGATCCTATGGCACAGTATAACGCTAATGATATTGATGTTATAAAAGAAAAGGTAAGGCAGTTTATTGAAAAATGAATTTTAAGTAAAGGAGGAATGATTATGGATGGGTTGCACATAGAAGGATATCTTGACACAGACTATCATGGTTGTCTTGCTGTGAACGGTACGGCTTTATGGGAAAGGGTCGCTGATTTTGCCGATGAGCATGGCGTATGTGTGGAGCATAACAAAGGGCTTGGTGGGACAAAAGCATTTATTCAGAATGTTAATCTTAGAATATATACCACAGAAGATAAGTGTGAATTAGAAGAGGCAGAGGTTGCGTTACTTGCAGAGCTGGACGGTTTCGTAGAAATAGAGACAGAGCTTACAGGATATTCTGAATACACGATAACGGGTCTTAACTTAGAAGAATTCTCAATCGGAGGACATAATCTTGAATCGGAATTATGGAGTAAAATTGGAGATTATATTCATTTTGTAATGGAGGTAAAATAGTAACTATGCCCTTTAAAGTAATCAACCCTATAAAATTAACAATCGCAATAGGAATTGCTTTACTTTTGATCCTTAGTGGTGCTGTATGGAGCGGTATGGCTACCCAGGCTAAGTATAATGATGATTGTGAGATGGTCTACAAGGCTGAGGTCACAACCTATAACGGGCATATGGCGGTGGCTCACTATGAGGTTCCGGTAATTACAGGAGGAAATTAATAATGAGTGAAATAATAAAGAAATCTATGATTCGGCTCATAACAGCATGTATAGTTGCCGGGACGCTTATTTTGTTGCGTGATTCTGTTTTATATCTTGTTATTGTTACACTGCTTTCGTATATCACTGGTGTCTGGGTAGCGGAAACAATCTATAACAATTGAAATCAAACTTTTAATAAAGGAGGATGTTATGAGCGTAATTTATACGGGATTCAAAGACAAGAATTTGAACGATGTTTATACTGGACATAAGCTGTTGTGTGACAATGGAATTGTCTATTATGTTGGGGAACAGGCAGACGCTTGTATTGTTACCAGGGGTCAATTGCGATTTTATATTGAGGACGTGAATGATCCCGATAATTGCCAATGGATGTGTGACATAAACGATACGATCTTGGACGATTGTGTGATTATTAATTGAAATCGAGCTTTTAATAAACGGAAGGAGAGAATAATTATGCAGTTCAAAACAATCAAATCGGAAATGGATAATCTTGATATAGCTATAGAAAGATGGGTCGCATTAAAACAGGATATGAAAACGCCAGTAGAAACTAAGTTTATTATCGTTCTTGGGACAGAAGTCAAAGACGTTACTTACGTTACGGTGTTGGTTGGTTACGAATATATTAACTAGATGAAATCAAGTATTCATGTAAGGAGAGAGTATGTTTAGCTTAGTAGATCTGCCACGGTGCGATAATTATTACGTAATCGAAGATGTTAAAAAGAAACAATATTTGGTGTGTGAAGATATTACGCATGATATGAAAGATGTATTTGGTAGCGATATTGTAAAGATGGCTTTGTGTGTTACGTATTGCATTAATAAAGATGACATAACGGATGATATTAGTTTAGAAGTTGCCGTTAAAGGCAAACAAATTAGCACTGGTGTAAGTTCTCGTGTGGACAGAGCGGTTGATTACTATACCGAAGCGGTTACATTGAATATAGCAGGTAATATGATATTTATACAATTTACAAATAACAATGTAAGCAGAATCGATGCTTCTGGCGTATGTAATTGTTGTAACAAAATTACAATGTATAACGCTATGAGTATACCGAAGGCTGGACTATATAAATGAATCAAACTTTTCAATAAAGAAAGGAGACTAATTATGGGAAAGATTATTATTGTAACTGTGGGGATTCTTGCTAGTATTGGGTTGTTTCTATGGCTGGGGATAACAGGGTTGGTATCGTTGATTGATTGCATCAAGGAACCGTCAGTAGCAAGTGGAGTATGGGCGTGGGCAATTGGTCGAATCGCACTTGCGCTCACAATCTCTTGGCTACCGGCATGGATTGCCTCTATTATCGCCATGTGGATTGATTGTGATTAAAGAAAGGAGACCAATTATGAATAACAATATGAAATTACTACGGGACAAAGAAAATCTTACTGGTACCAAACTGGCGCGGAAAGTGGGCGTCACGCCTTCCATGATCTATATGGTGGAGAACGGGCAGAAGAACCCCAGCATTATGCTTGGGTATCAGATAGCACAAGCACTGAATAGTAGTGTCGAGGACGTGTTCTTTAATTCTAAACTATGTCTTAAATAGATAAATACATAATTTTATTGAGGTGAATAATGAACGGAGTCGAAAAACTATTTCAGAAACTAAAAGAAGAAAAGTGTATTGAGTTACTTGTTGATATGTTTAGTGAGGGCGAGTGTCCCTCTCAATATGGCCTACATGATGTGATGTATGTCCAACCAGATGGTAGGCGCGGTTGGTGCGAAAACGAGTCCGAAGAGTGTGATGAATGCTGGCGTTCAGCTCTAAAGAAGACAGATTATTGAAAACTATCTTTCAATAAAGGAGGAAGGACAAGTGTTTAAAACTGGTATAGCTGGTGGAGATCGAACCATATGGCTACAGAGCAATCGTGTTATAGATGGAAGATATTTAAAATATCAGTTTCGTGTACACGATGGAGTTATTGAGATATTAATTCAAGATATTGCTGGTTATCGTCATTGGTTTGAAATGACAAAAGAGAGATGTAAATATTATAAGTTCGGAGTAGACCGAATAAATAAAACGTTTGCATTAGAAGAAATAAAAAACTATTTTGGATATGTTGATGATCCTAAAGTTAGAAGTGTGTCGAGTTTTAGTTCGTTAGCTGATATAGTAATTGACCCATATAATGCGGTTTATTAAAGGGTTCAAAACTAGACTAAATACATTAATTATGGAGGACAGATGGTAGAAATCATACTACCTATTATATTTGCGATTGTTGCTATTACGTGTTTCAACCCAAAGAAAAAGAAGTGATCCGGCCCGTTTTAGGGTAATCCGGCCCAGGTGTAGGCCGGACAGAAAGGTGGAGGGAAATTGTATTGTATAGATGATAAAACCGTTGATACGACAGTGTTTTTGACAGTTGATGAGTTCGATCAAGAGGTCAGAAAAGTCATGCGAGAAGAGAAATGTGACTATATCCGGGCCGCTATGTTGAGGGCTTGGAGGTATATGGTGTCTATTAAGAGTAGCGTTAGCGATCCCCTTTCTGAAGCACATAAGGTATGTGTCGGAGCTGCCATATCGAAGTGGAGAGCGGGTGACGCCAAGTGGTACAAAGGTATGAGACAGCTAACAACTCAATTTATGGAATGGGGGTACAGGTATGGATGAAATGAACGATAAAGATTGGTACACAATGTTGTTGCGCACCATGGAATGCAAGGGGACAGAAGAAGAGAGTGCCGCAGAGTGTATACATATTATGAATTTATACGGATGTCCGACAGAGTATAAAGGGAAAATAGCTAGAATCTTGGATGTATATTATTACGTCGATATTGTGATGCAAACTTTAATTAAGGTAAATATAGAAAACGGAATGGAGCAGGGGATACCATTCGAGAAGGTTTTAAACGAGACATTAGAGGCGACGCGTACCACAAAAGCAGACTATGACGATGTTAAGGAAGCAATGAAATATATCGTGTTCCCAGATGATATACAAAGTGTGATACGCACAGCGTTGAAATCGTAAATTCATCGAAGGAGTGCCAGAATTGATTTACACAGATCTAACTCACCTTGTAACAGATGGACCGATAGAGGAACTTCATGAGTTTGCACAGGGTATCGGGCTGAAGCGAGAATGGTTCCAGGATCACGACAGACATCCGCATTATGACCTAATTGGATTTAAGAAGGGGTTAGCGGTTAGGGCTGGGGCTGAAGTAATTTCGAGTAAGGAGGTTGTGAGGATATTAAATGGACTTAGAAAAAGCAATTGAAATAGCTGTCAAGGCTCATAGTGGACAAGTTGATAAGGGTGGGCAACCGTACATCCTTCATCCCTTGCGTGTTATGATGAAGATGAATAATGATAGGGACAGGATTGTCGCGGTGCTGCATGATGTATTGGAAGACACGGATGTGACAATGGCTAGTTTGTCGGATCTAGGCTTCAGCGCAGATATTTTAGGTCCACTTGCTATACTAACCAGATGTCCCGGCGAAGATTATATGAAGTATATTGCATGGGTGGCCCAAAATATAACCGCCAAACGAGTGAAACTGGCAGACTTAGATGATAATATGGATCTCGGGAGGCTGCATATAGTCGAGGATAAGGATTGGGCACGTTGGCAGAAGTATCGGAAAGCCAAGGAGTATTTGGAGGAAGTAGAGAAATGAAAAGGTATAAGGCATACAAATTTAAGTTACTTCCTAATCAAAAACAGGCCGAATACTTTGATAGAGCATTTGGCGCAGTACGTTTTGTATTTAATAAAATGCTAGAAGAACGTATAGAAATGGAAGAGTTATATTTTGATGATCCTGAAATATATAGACAACATGAGTTTAAGACTTATACACAGATAAAACACGAAAATCCATGGCTTTACGAAATTGATAATCAGGCTTTGGCAAATGCGAAGTTGAATTTAACAAATGCCTATGTACGATTCCGTGACCAACCGAATAATGGATATCCAAAATTTAAATCAAAGAAAAGATGTATGTCTTATACAACCAATAACAATACGTTTGGAAAAATCCGTATTGATGGCAAATATATCCAATTACCTAAGATTAAGTGGGTGAAGCTAATTCAACATCGAGAGTTACCAGCAGACGGACGTATTTTTAAATGTACCGTTTCTAAGTCTGCCACTAATAAATATTATGTTAGTATATTAATTGAAAGAGATGTTGAGGAAATACAATATAAGGTTGATAAAGAAAAATCAATCGGTCTTGATATGGGATTAAAGACTTTCTATACCGATAGCCAAGGCGTGAAGGTTAACAGCCCAATAGACTATTCTTATATAGATCAGAAGCTTTCTCGCGTCAATAGACAAATAAGCAAATGTGAAGTTGGAAGTAAAAATCGTGATAAGCTTCAATTAAAAGCAAATAAGCTTCATGAGAAGCTTACCAATCAACGCAAAGACTTTTTGCACAAGAAGGCTAGACAAATCGCAGATGAATATGATGTAGCGTGTATAGAGGGTCTTAGCGTAAAAGAAATGGGCCAACATTATGGATACGGAAAGATGGTTCAGAATAATAGTTGGGGTGTATTTGTTGAAATTTTGGGACACAAGCTTGAAGAGCGAGGTAAAAAATTAATTAAGGCTGATAAGTATTATCCTTCTTCGCAAACGTGTCACAAATGTGGAAGGATTAATAAGGACCTAAAACTTAAAGACCGTATATGGATTTGTCCGTGTGGCGAAACGTTAGACCGCGACATCAACGCTGCAATCAACATCCGTAATGAAGGGCTTAGACTACTGGCAACAAGCTAAATTGAAATATGAACCTAGGGGTACTGGGGGATAGCCTATTGATACTTGGTGATTTGCGCCATTGAGTAGGAAGCATGGCAACTTAGTTGCCGGTATGCCACACCTGAATTTTAAATTTTAATTTTGTGAAAGGAGATTGTAATGGGGTTAGGCCATTGGGAAAACGGAGAGCTTTATTATCCGTTCCGTTATGAAGACTCGTTAGACGCAACAGATCCAACTAAGGATTGGCGTAAAGATTGGCCTGGATATAAATATGAGGTTGGCGATAAGGTGTTGCTAGACCAAGACAGCGAGGTGGCAGAAAAAGCTGGTGCTTTGTATATAGATTCAGAACAAGCATTTACGGTAGAAGAAATATATCCAGAACGCACCGATGTGAGATTTGGATTTTATATACTAAAAGAGTTGCCGTATTATTTAATTCCAGAACACTCAGATTGGCAAGCAACAAATAAAAGTAATTGGAGTTTGCTAAGAATACATGAATGGCATAATAGCGCATACGCATTAATTATGCATAGCATGATTTATACGATGTTGTCTACTGCTATTATGGTGTTAATTGGTGTATTATCGATTGACAAAGACACAACTATATTTATAGTTTTCGGAACACTATTGGTTTCGCATATTATTATTGACAGTCGTATTCCCGTTAAGAAAATTATGAAGCTAAAAGGTATGACTGAGGCACAAATAAATGATTATCAAAATTATGGGTTTATGCATATTGGTATTGATCATAGATTGCACGAGGCGGTACTGGTTGGCTTGGCATTCTTTGTTTGATGAAATGTGAGTTTCATCGCTCAGTACGCGGAAGGAGGATATATGAATAGCTGGAACCCCGTGCTCAACCTATGTGCGGAAATCAAGGATAAATATCTTCAGTGTTTTCCAGAGCCGGATATTGTTAATTTGGAACACTGGCTGAAGGAACTTGATGATGCGGATTATAATAGGATATTCGAGCCACTATCAATTACAAGCTTTAAAGAGTTTGCCTTGATCAAATATAATCTCATTGAGGCCACTGAATTATGGGAGAACCCGGACAGTATTTATCGGGAATGTCGTAGTGTTGTAATTAATCTGGACAAGATGGAATTGGTACTTACTCCCTTTAAGAAGTTCTTCAATATTAACGAGTTACCGGAAAATTCGTTAGAGCAAATAAAGAAAGAAATTAATAATGCTGATTCTGTTGAGATTACAAATAAATTAGACGGGTCAATGCAGAATGCAACTTGGTACGACGGACAAATATTTATGGCTGGAAGTATGGCGTTAGATAGGGATAATTCATGGAGGCTTCAAGATGGACACGGACTGCTAATGAGTAATCCTGCATATGTAGGGATGATAAAGAGTTATCCTGGAGCAACATTTACATTTGAATTCACTAGTCCACGCAATCAGATTCTCGTAGCATACGAGAAAGACGAATTAACACTCGTGGGAATAAGAAATATCTTTGACGGATACCAGTGGTCTTACAAAGAGCTTGCCGAGACAGCAGAGGAATTTGGTGTACCACATGTAGACATAGAGAATCGTTCATTAGAAGAGATCCTAGCCTTATCTCATGAGTTGAAGTGTTCTGATAAGGAGGGGTGGGTACTTAACATTGATGGGCATATGGTTAAGTTTAAATGTGATGACTATGTAAGTCTCCATAAGATTATTGCTAACCATATTTCTCCGAATACCGTGATACACGCCGTTGCTGACGGTACTATAGATGACTTGCTATCTAAGATCCCGACAGCTTATCGATATCGTGTACAGAAACTAATTAATAAGCTAGTGGATTATATGCGCGAAGTACGGGGATCTGTTTGTGCATTATACAATGCTGCCCCTACAGATGACATAAAAACGTTTATGTGCTGGGTTACAGAGAACGTAGAACCTAAGTATGCGGGATATGTGCGAAACGAATATCTCAAAAAAGACTGGCATCCATTGCGTAAAGGGTCTGGTGGATACAAGAAGTATCATGAGATATTTGGCGAGTACTATACGGATAGAGGAGAATAGAATGCTAACGCTGTTTATGATGGTCGGGCTTGTGGGTAGCGGGAAATCTTCATATGCCGTACAGCTTGCAGAAGAGGAAAGTGCAACTATCATTTCCTCTGACGCGTTACGCGAAGAGTTGTTGGGTGACATTGAAGATCAGTCTGAGAATGGCAAGATTTTTAATATCTTGCATCAGAGAATTGTTAATACGCTAAAGAGTGGGCAAAGCGTCATTATCGACGCGACGAACATTAAAAGGAAAAATAGGGCCGCAATATTTAATGTATTACATAATAATAAAATTGATTGTCTAAAGGTAGCGGTGTTAGTGGCTACGCCTTACGGTATCTGCGTGAAAAGAAACAACAGTCGTGAACGAGTAGTTCCGGTTCCTGTTATCGATAGACAGCATAGACAATTTGAGATTCCAGAAATAAGTGAAGGGTTTAATTATGTGATGGTTAAATGGGATGAGTCGTATAAGGATCATAATATTGAGCATCTATTTAATCGCCTTGATATTGAGCAGGACAACCCATATCATACTATGACGATTGGAGACCATTGCCTAGCGACACGCGATGCAATTAAGGATGGAAGACTGAAGGTTGCCGCATGGCTACATGATATTGGGAAAGAAAAGGCTAAGACATTTACAACCAGGAAAGGTGAACCTACGGATATTGCGCACTACTGGAACCATGAGAATATATCAGCTTACGATAGCTTGTTTTACATGAAGAATTTGGGCAGTATGAATGACGAGACCATATTATACTTGGCGAGTTTAATTGGGCATCATATGGATATGCATAATAAGAATGAAAAGTTTCAAAATGGACTGAGGGATAGGTTAGGGAATAAGATGTATCGGGATCTCAAAGAACTACACTTAGCAGATGTAGCGGCGAAATAGGAGGATTTATGAAACTAGAAAATATAGGATTTTATAGCTTAGAAGATTATCGTGCCGAACACAGTAATATAGGTTCTCCATTATGGAGAAATGAGTTAATTATTACTTCCCGATGCAATTTTAACTGTCCGTATTGTAGGGGAACGGATATTAATGGTAAGAAGGGCGATATGCCATTTGAAGATATTAAAAGAGTGATTGATTTTTGGGCAAGCGAAAATATTCAAAATATTCGCTTATCTGGCGGCGAACCTACTATACATCCAGATATTGTTGAGATTGTGCGGTATATCAAGGCTACATGTAACGATATGAAACATATTGCTATATCAACTAATGGTTTTAATAATATTGAGCTTTATAAAAATTTAATAATTGAAGGAGTAAATGACTATTCCATTTCGCTTGATGCTTGTTGTTCTTCTATTGGAGATATGATGTCTGGTGGCGTCAAAGGATCATGGACTCAAGTTGTAGAAAACATCAAAGAGTTGTCTAAGCTTACTTATGTGACCGTTGGTATGGTTTTTGATAAGCAGAATGCCAGCGATATGCGTGATGCAATATTATTTGCTCATAGTTTAGGTGTTGCTGATATAAGAATCATATCGGCAGCACAGTGGAATTCTTTTGAAATATTTAAAAATCTCCAGTTACCAGAAGACATATTAGAATGTCATCCGATTCTTAGATACCGTATTAATAATTTTTCTCAAGAGAAAAACGTTCGCGGCACGAGAGACCATGATGCTAGAAAATGCGGATTACTCATAGATGATATGGTCGTTAAGGGTAATTATCATTATCCGTGTGTGATTAAGATGCGGGAGGGGTGTGACCCTATTGGCAAGATCACCGATGGAACAGTACGCAAGGATCGGTATGAATACTTCTTACATCATGATTGTTATAAGGATGACATTTGTAAACAGAATTGTTTGGATGTATGCATTGATTACAATAATAAGTTTCTTAGATACAAAATCAAGAATGAATCTATTATCCCTGAAATTGGAGAAGACTCTTTCACGTATGATCGCTGGTGTGCCGGTAGTATACATGATTTCGGCATAGAGCACTTTCGGTATGATAATTTAGAGCAGTATAAAGACAAGTTGATGGATGGTATATGTGGATATTGCTTTGCAGAAAATTTAAGATGTCGTCCAAAGGAAAATCATGTTGCGGTGCTGTATACTAAAGGAATTGATTACATGTGGTTTCATATAAGAAACAACGAGTTTGTTGAAATATTTTGTGCTTAGATAAAAGAGTGATTTTAAGTAAGGGTGATAGTAATGGGAAAATACACAAGGATGGTGAATATGCGGGGTTATTTTGCAATTGGAATTGAAAATGGGAAAACTGAAGCCAATATTGGTACTCTATGGCGTTCTGCGTATTTGTTTGGGGCAGCTTATATCTTCACAATCGGAAGACGATATAAAAAGCAATGTTCGGATACACAGAAAACGTGGCGACACATCCCACTATTTCACTACGAGAACTTTGAAGATTTCTACTCTAATATTCCGTGTAGCTGTAAGCTTATTGGTATTGAGATGGATGATAGAGCAATTCCTATTAAGCAATATGAGCATCCGCAAAGGGCCATATACCTTCTTGGTGCAGAAGATAATGGACTTACTTCTGAGGCTATGAGAAAGTGCCACGATATGATTGTGTTACCAGGAGAGTTTTCAATGAATGTTGCAACGGCGGGATCTATTGTAATGTTTGATCGACAGAATAAGGCTATAGATATTAGTGCGTAAGATGAAATTAGAAATTCATTAACGAGAATGTGTGAAGACACATCTAGTTAACAATTTAATAAAGGAGATTAATTATGAGTTTAAAACCATGCCCCTGGTGTCAAGAATCGCCCATTATTCTTTTGTGTACCGAAGAGGGGGATATAAAAAGTGAATCGTATCTGGAAGATCCATATTCTGGGGTTGGATATGCCCTTTCTCACCCGGTTGATGATTGTCCTATTGGAACGCATCAGAATGAATTTCTTGGTACTACAATCTATGACGCTTACAAAGAAGCTGAAGACGCGTGGAATAAAGGAGTTTGTAGTCATACTGATGAAGAATGGGACGATCTTATGGAGCAACAGTGGGAAGATATGATGGGTGAGGATTTATGACAGACAAAATCGATTATTACATGATATATCAACATGAGTGGAGAAAAATACCGGATGACGTAGGGGTAGAAGCTTATGCCCAAAAGCTTTTGCAAAATGACCCGTACAGTCAAGGAGTAGGATATCTGAAAATGCAATATGTCTTAGACGACGACGGTACAGGTATTGGGTGTTTTTGTTATCTTGTGCATGACTTTCCTGGGCTGATACCACAGATCACATCGGAAAAAGCGAAAGAGATAAAGGCTTTAGTTAAGATAAATTAAAGAATTTAATAAAAGGTGGGGAAAATTATGGGACACGTTGACAACGCATTATTCCATACTGTAAAGGCCATAGAGGAATGTCAGGGTATAATGGATAGAACTATGGCTACTGATTTCGACGAAGCCCAGGCTGTGTATGCGAGGTATCTAAGCCTGTGTGAGATTGCCCTACAGCTTCAGCTATGCATTCAAGATATTGGCCCGAAAGAGTTGACAAATTAGTCGAATAGGTAATATAATTACAGTAAGAGTTTAATAATAGAAAGGAGAAATTATGAACAATACATTAAAAACGATTTTATTTTCCTTGGTGTATTTTATTTATTGTATTGTGATTGGGTTTTTAATTTCGGGTGGCATTCTTTATATACTTGGCATATTTCAAATTATCGTAACAGGATTCTTCTTTGGGTGGTTGATTGGTATTGCTGCTGGTATTTTTGTAGTTGTTACTGGTAATTTGCTTATTTTAAAGCACATGTATTGAAATGCAAGATTTAATAAAGAGGTAGAGATGAGAACAGATACTCCGATTACACAAGAGTATGTTAAAGAATTAAATAAATTATTGGATGACGCCCTGGTACAATGCGGACATAAGATTATTATGAAGTGGAATGAAAATCCGATTAAAATTGTTCCATGGAAGTATATTTACATGAAGCCAAAATTTATCCCTACAATATGTCAGGTATATGTGGAAAATGATCCAAGATTAACAAAATGGAAGAAAATAAAAAGATGGGTGCAAAAGATGTGGAGGAGGATGAAATTATGAGCAAAGTGCCAAGGTGTCCGGTGTGTGGAGATAAGATAAAAATATACGAAATGGAAGAGGGTGGCTGCTTTGACGGGTATAATCCTGGCTGTATAAAATGTGATTATATGTTAGAAGTATTTTCTTTGACAAGATCAGAGGCTAAAAGCGAGTGGATAAAACATAATTTAAATGGTATTCAATTAGCAATTTATAAATCGATGATTAGATAAAATACTATTTTTAATAAAGGAAAGAGAAGATGAGCTGTAGGTATGAAGAAATAATAACCGAAATTGGAAGCGAGGCATACCCGGACGAAAACGGCGATCCGGTTCCTATGCCCGTCGAGATTCCTATCGGATCATATTGTCACCTGAAACAAGAATATAGCCCGGATTGTTCAAAGTGTGAGTTATGGAAGGAGGAGTCTTATCAATGAAACGCAAAGACTTATTAGCTATTCCGAAAAGAGATAAAGAAGAAGTGCTACATGGAGTGGGATGTGTATATGTTATCCCGTCCCGCAGAAAACACGAGAGTGGCTATGCCTGTATGGATTTTGTGGCTGTGATCAGAGAAGATCAATCAATGATAGGGTTCGGCGGTGGTTGTGACGACATTTCGCTTAACGGAAATAAATTCCGTATAGAGTGTGATTTTGAGTCAAAGTGTCTAAGTATTTGGAATAGTCATGGGACATTTACTGTATCAAAAGATCTGTCTTCGATTAAATTTATGGAGGAGAATTAACAATGTATTTAATTTTTATTTGTCGCAAATGCGGACACAACCTTTATGTAAAAGATACTCCTAACTTTCTAAAGAGGCTTGGCGAGATTGCAGTAATGGAATGTCCAAACTGTGGCGAAGAAGGTTATGAGAATTGGATATTAAGTAATGTGGCGCATAACTTTCCGGGAGAGGACTAGTTATGAGTAGCCTGAGTCTATGCAAATGCAGTGGTAAAGCAATACTGAAAGAGGGGTAATTAACAAAATGAAAGATGTAGATTATACGGCTATAAGTGGTACTGGCACCCTTGATCTTAGCAATATAAAGGGTACTGAATGTGAATTGCCAATACGCAAGTTATTGGATCTTGTTGATGATCTTGCATATATCGTGAAGAGATTAGCCGTAGCCTATGGGGTTACATTGGTCATTGCTATTGCGGCGTTTATTGCATTGTTAATTTGGTTATAGAAGGAGAATTGTAATGAAGTGTCCATATAGAACTATCGAAAACTATTACAAGAACGAAGATGTATATAGGACTAGCCAAGCAACGCTAAAAAGAGAACATCTAACACAAATAGTACCTTGTGTAAAAGAAGAAGCACATTTTGTTACAAATGATTTCGCTGACTGCTTACAAACTGAATGTGTCGCTTATCAAAACGGAGAATGTACACGGCTTAGATAAAAGCTGGATTTTAAGTAAAGGAGAAAGTTATGCATGACGTCAAAAAATATTTAGATAATTATGTGAGTAGTGATAATGATATTGATACAAGTCTTTACGCTCGATTGCTTGCATGGGAAATAAGCGAAGTATTTTCTTCTGATCGCTTGGTTGAACTCCTTGAGGCAGAAAAAGAAAATAGGATTTATATTAAGAAGACAAAATCAGACAACCCATTTTGGCAACAAAATCTTGATATGATGTTTGAATCGGGGCAAAATCTTTAATAAAAGTGCTAATTTAATAAAGGGGAGGAATTGTTTTGGGGCGATTAGAATTGCGGTATTTTTTAGACGACGTTGAATGTAAAGAAGGTGATATTTTTTGTATTAATTTTTCTACACCCTACGGAGTCAGTTACGATGTGTGCACATTAATTCATAAAGACGGAGTGTGGAAGTTTGCCGGAGAAGATGCGCTAGGTGAATTTAATTATAGGGCAGATGATGTTTGTATCCAAGATGTAAAAAGAGCTTAGATGAAAGTGAGATTTTAAGTAAAGAAGGATAAGAAAATGAGCAGAAAATATATTGATGATTTAGGTGTTAAGTTTGAAGATACACCGCAGGGCTATAATACGGACAGTAAAAAAGAAACAAGGTGGGGCAAATGGGAAGAAGAGCGTCAAACATATGGGTTTGATGAAAGAGAGACATGGTGTTTAGATTTAAACCTTGCTCTTTGGATGTATGAAAGATTGATGATGTATTTAGAAATAGCTTGGATAGATTTAGAATACCACACATTTGAATATAATGGAGAGACGTTAACGGAGCGACAATGTATTGATAAAATGCTTGAGGGATTTAAGCTATTGATTTTAGATCATGGTGTTGTAATAGACGAAGAAAAATCAGCAAAAGTAGATGACGCTTTTAAGATATTAGGTATTTGTCATCATGCTTTATGGTGGTAAATAAAACAGACAATTCATCAAAGTGTTATTTGACTTGAATGCGGACAAAAATTAATAAGGAAGGAGAACAATGCGAGTAAAGAGTTGTGTGAAAGATGAGATGGAGAGAGTGGGTCTGAATATAAGAAGCCTGACAGCCAGGACTACATCGGCAGAAAGCACGGTGGGTAACGTGGTTCGCGGTACTTATCAGCCTAGCTTACCGCTTGCGTTAGAGATATCATACGCATTAGGAAAATCCGTAAATGATTTGTTCCAACTGTAAAATAAAAATATTTCGGGAAATAATTAAATTTTTCTTGACATTGAATAATACTTCCATTATAATAAAATAGCTAAAGGAGGTGTTGCGTTGAAACGGGATCGAGGTCAATTAGAAAATATCATACTTGCGTGTTGGCAAGAAAACGAAAAAAATCGCGTCGGACATGATGCGCTTAGAAGTTATCTCTGGGATAAGTTCAAAATAGAGCCTGGGCATATATCTTCGCTAATTTCTGGTGCCAAGCGTATTGAGGGCGTGAGTGATCAATACTTGTGTGCGCTGGCGATGGCAACATATGAGGTGTTTGGCTGTCAGGGAAGCAATCCGAAAGAATTCTTTACTGATGCGGAACTACAAAAAGTAAAGGAGACATCTTTTGAACCAACAAATTCATTAAATGGAGATCTTAAGTTTGATGACGTTTCTTATGTTTGCAATGATCATTATTTTACTACCATATCGTCTCAATATTTAAGAGCCTTATTAGATGAGGGAAGATTAATTTATCGTCCAGAAACTCAGCGAGGAACTATTACAAAACGCCAAGGTGACGCGATTATTCAAAAGGTGAGAATAAATCGTAATAATGTTACTGAGATCGCTAATGATATCGAAGAAAATAAATATGAGCCAACTACTCTAACCATGAATGTGGTTAAGGGGAGTGGCGAGATGGTTTATGACGCTCGTAGCAGAACTTTGATTGTTAGCAAGGGAGCAGAGTGTAATTTGATTGATGGGTTGCATCGCACATATGGTGTTATTCAGGCCATGATAGAGAATCCTGAAATCAAGCAGCCGTGGGAGTTTAGAATAGTTAATTGGTCAATTGAAAAGGCTAAGGCTTTTATTTTCCAGGAGGATCATAAGACGCCTCTTACCAAAGAAGTGCGCGTTTCGATGGATCAGCATGACCTTTCAACACAAATTGTAAGTATGCTTAATCAGGAAATGCATAATGAGATGCAGGGGCGAATCGCAACTGACATTCGTAGCATAACTAAAGGGAAAGCCTATACGCTTTTCAGTATGATGGTGGATTCTGTTCGCAAGTTTTTGAAACCTCAATATCAAAAAGATGTTGAATCTATGACTAAAAGGCTTATTAGCTTTTATAACGCTCTGATTCCTATTATTAATAACAAAGACGACCTAATGAAGTATTATCTGTTTTATGGGTATACACAATTGGCATCGATTCTTCCATCTTTAGATAATCTTGAAGAAGTGATAATAGCATTGGATCACAACCCAATTGAGAATTATGGTCAAAAGACATCTTTGGCTACTAAACATAAAAAGACCATAGAGAGGTGGATTAACAATGCCGTGGTATAATGAAGATCGCAAGAGGAAGTTTTTAAAAAGCAGCGACTTTTCAAGTGCTCAGAAAAAGGCTTACAAATTTCTGTTCAAGGCTTGCTATCCCACAGAACAAGCTTTTGATTCAGACGTGTCCGAATTTAGTACAACCGAATTTGAGAGCTTACTAAGTAGTTTTTTATCCACGTCATTAGAAAGCCTGAAAATGCGCACTAGTCTTATTCGTAGTTATATTGACTTTTGCATTAATAATGGATATGCGGAAACAAAAGAAGGTGATCCGCTACATATTAATGTTGCCGATGCTTATGTCGCAGAAGTCCTGGAGAAATTTGTGAGACCGGACGCTGAGGAAAAAAGATTTTTAGTTGGCAGGGATTTGGATAAGTTTATTGAATTTTGTAATAACCCACAGGATGCAGTTATCATTCAGTTGCTCCGCGAAGGTATTCGTGGTAGAAAACTAGAAGAGCTTAGTAATCTTCGTAGACAAGATGTGAATTTTAGTGACAATATAGTAACTCTGCGCCATGAAGATGGTAATAAAAGAGTATTGTCTGTTAGCCCTAAAACCATAGAGCTAATTCAGGACGCCATAAATCAAAAGAAATATTACTTTAAAAACGGAGAAGCGACAGGGTACCTGAAAGAAATCAACTTAGAAGAATCTGATTATATACTTCGTCCTGCCCATCGTCATGATGCTGACAAGTTCTTAAACCAAATTGGAATTAGTCGTCGTATTAAGGCAATGGCGAAATTGTATGGCAACTCTTTTATTACCGCCCATACTTTATTTGTAAGCGGCCAAATTGAATATGGAAGAATGCTGAAGGAAAGGGATGGAATTGATGAGTTGTATAAGAAGCACTATTTGGAGATCTGTGAACGCTTTGGTTTGGCACCTACACAGGCTAACGCTGTTAAGTATGCTATCCAAAAACATTTGTAACTAATTCCTCCAATATTACCCAAACAGGAAAAATTTAATAATCACAGAGTTATTTTAATTGTGTGAAATTATGTGAAAACAGTGGACAACCTATGGGGATTGTATTAGAATATCAATACGAACATATGTTCTCCTTGTCGGAGAATCAAAATAAAATAGAAACGGGGTGTGACTATGGCGAACGGCGTAGTCAACGTGGTCAGAACTTGGCACAGCATTAGTTACTTGCAGAGTAATGTAGACGAAGGGGGTGATCCGATTGATCAGATTGTAAAGGAAGGTAATGTAATTGGGAAGTATATTATATGTCCAGGTTTGTTCGGGAATAAGTTCTTTGTGTGGGATGGACAAGAATGTAGGTATATGCCGTTATAATAAATATAAAAAAAGAGAGAGGGACTTTTATTGTTTATCATGTGTAATATTGAAAAAATACTTATCGGGGGATTAAGGCTTGGGCGAATTGGGGTTGCAAAAAACAAATTCGTTTGATATAATAAACATAGTAAAAGTTAAATAACTAAGCGTCGGAGTGATGGAATGGCAGACGTGGGGGACTTAAAATCCCCTGGAGAAATCCGTGTGGGTTCGACTCCCACCTCCGATACCATGGGGCGTCGCCAAGCGGTAAGGCACAGGACTTTGACTCCTGCACGCGTAGGTTCGAATCCTACCGCCCCAGCCAAAAGGAGAAAACATGTTAGGCAAACATGGTGTAAATAAGATCAAAGAAGAGTTGGTAAAGGCTATTGATGGCAAATTGTATGCCATATATGTGGCACAAGAAGGAATGCTTTTTATATTAGACTTAATGGAATCAGACAGCTTTTACGATGTGTCGCACGCTGTGTCAGACGTTTTATTCCATGCTACGGATGTTGACTTTATGTACAACGTGTTAGAGAAAAATGATTGGTATCAAGATATTGTTACTTATTTTTCTATGGAAAAGATATATCAAAAATGAAATGGAATTTTTAATAAAGGGGAGTAATATGATGGACAAACCTGTTCAAGATGATATTATTGATACTATGATGAATGTGGGAGTTCCGGCTGAGAAGATTTTTAATATGATGCAATTAATGCGTAATTGCCCCGAAGCGTTCCCGAAGAGTTTTTCTAATAAGCAAGCTAGAGAATCATTTATGAGTGGGATTTGTGGAGATTATTATAAAAAATCATAGACAATAAGAAATTAATAATTATGCAGATAAATGTATACAAACTAATGCATAAACATGCATAACAGAAAGGAGATTGAAAATGAAAAGATTAACCGAAATGAGTCGAGATGAATTATTAGATATGACGGATCAGCAGCGTGAGGAATTAGCGGATCTTGAGTGTGCATATGAGGGAATACCTCTTCTGCCAGAAAGACCACAAGAAGCGGAGATCAATTACCCCGAAAGAGATGTAACTATTTATGCGGTAGACGGTCATAACTTTACCGATGACGAAGAGGCAATTGGATATTGTACTTTTGTAAATAATCTCACATCCTTAGTCAAGATTGATTATGACTGGGGCTTAGGATCTGGCGACTTTAAATATGTAAGTCGTCAGGAGCCGCCCAAAAGAGAACTTGAGAAAAAGAGCGTGTATAGTAATGATGCATATGCAGAGCTAAAGGCAGAACTAAAACGCACCAAGACACAAGAAGAAGTGTATAAAACAAAGGTTAGTGAATACAAAGATGCTCTGGGGAAACGCACTAAGGTATATGATAAGATCGATTCTGCGGTTCATGATGCATGGGAAGAGAAACGTCGTGAAGACATGCTAGTTCGGGCATATCAAAAGTACCTTACTTTAACCGAAGATAAGGATATTGCTATAAAGTTGTTAAGGGACGCTTATGATATTACAGAAGCGGAAGAGGCGGCTATTCTAGGGTTGTGTAATTAAAATTTGTTTTTCAATAAAGAAAGGAGAAAATATTATGTTTTTTGTTGTATTTGGTGTCGCTACTGTGTTATGTATCGCATTGGCTGTGTGGGCCGGAAATAGCCAGTGGTCATATGAAAATGATTGTGAGGTATGGATACCATCTGTCGCCGCAACTCTTGCCGTAGGATTCTTTATTACTGTAATTGTTGGAATATTTACTTATACTGGGAACCTTACATACCCTGCAAAATTTGAGGCAAACAAAGCTGCCGTTGAATATGCGCTAGAAAAGGAGAGTGGCGACGAGACTAAACCAATGGATGGGATAGAGGACTTCTCCATAACAAAACATCTTATGGAGGTCGCTTCTAGTTGGAACCAAAGTCTCGCGCAAAAGCAATATTGGAACGAAACGTGGCTATGTGATTGTCTATACCCTGATGAAGTTATGGATCTTGAACCAATCCAGTAAAAGTCAAATAACGGGGCTATATGCCCCACATATGCGGGTGTGATGGAATTGGGATACATACTTGCCTTAGAAGCAAGGTTCTGGGAGTTCGACTCTCCCCACCCGTACCAAAATACCATATATAGTATAACAGACTTATAATACATACAATATATTGTATAATAACAGCAATAAAATACCCATTTTAAGTAAGGAGGAAATATGAAAGGTAAAGATTTAGACGTGTATTTAAAAGTTGCTAGGTTAGAGGGGGAAGTTCGTGCAATGAGACTCAAACGTCTACAAGACGAACTCAAAATCGATTTTGCTGGCATTGCAATAACGGACTTGAAAAATCGTGTTAAAACGTTAGAGTGGAATACAGTGGGAAAGATATGGGAGAAATGTAGCTGGGGGCGTATTGGCATACTATTGGGAGATATGGTTTACGAATATCAATATCCATATATTGATGACGATTCTGCTTATGATATTGATAAAATTAAAGATATTAGACTTATTAAGTCTAACGTTGTGGAAATTATATATGACGACAAAAATAAAAGGGAATCTTCAAAACAGTTCTTTGTTGATATGGAGCAAAAGAAGTTAATAGAAATAAAGTAATGAAAAGTGGATTTTAAGTAGGGAGTAATTTTATGACTATCCAAGAATTTAATCAGCTACCTAAACAAGAACAAGAATATTGCCTTGAGTATATAGAAAAGTTTAATGACATTGTGGATTGGAATGCTATTTCTCCAGATACGGCAATAGATGCCTTAAGAGTTATTGGTAGCATGTGCACTGTTGGAGGATTTGATTCTGAACGCCTCACGGCTTTACTAAAAGGCTTATATCCACGTTTAGTGGAATATGCGCCAGATGAGTCGGTAAGAGGGACTATAGAGGATGCTATGCAATATTCCGTAGAGACAAAACGATTTGTAGATTTTTGGAATAAAGCATATCAAAGTAATTAAAATTGTATTTTTAATAAAGGAGTAGAAATATGACAAAAGCAAAGAGAAAATTAGACCAGATTGTTCGCCAACTAGAAAGGATCGACGAGGCGTTAGTAACGGATTCGCGTCAGAATTATTGTCACGTTTGCAACCAAACACATCAAAATCTTTTACGAATGATTGACACAATATGCTGGAATGATGGTGACGAGTTATATGCTAATGGTCAAGGTAGGAGGCACTTTTATAGATATTTCTCAAACCTCAATAAACCGAAAGAGATACAAAATGCGTAACATACTCCCAGATCTTGAATCTGCATACAAGATACTCAATACCATTACGTCTATGTATAATCAAACGCTTGGTGCTATGCAGAATTGCGAAGAAGAAGAAAACGACATAAGACATGCCTTTGAGCTTTGTGATCTGAAGTATGAAGACCGGGCAAAATTAGCTACGAGGCAAAGTCTTGTCCTTAAAGAACGTCGTAAGTATAAAGATATGCTTAATGTCATGGAGCCTCTTTATAAGCTTATGCAGGAACAGACCAGTATTGATTTTATGAAACGTATGTCTATTATACTGGGTGAAACACGTAAGGTCGAAAAGAAACGCGGGTATCGATGCTATAGAAATAGGACCAGTGTTGTTAAAGATGTTCTTAACCGAGACATCCAAACCAATACTGGGACGGAGGGGTAGGATGGATGGAGCAAAATTATTAAGAAAATACATTCAGGATAAAACTATGCATTATAACCACCTTCGTAATTTATATCTTAATAATCATAGACAAACTCCGTCAACACTATATGAGGATGGTTATCTAGCTGGCATATGTCACGCCATAAAGGAAGTAAATAGAGACTTGATCAGAGATAATGAAGATGCAGAAGAAATAGTTAACCATAAGATCGGTAGGGGTATCGGATGGTATAGAGTACCCAGTCTTTAATGAAAGTTAAATTTTAAGTAAGAGGTAGAAAAATGCAAGGGACATATGGATATGATCACCGTGACAATATTCGCGTCGAAATACACAGAGTATTTGTAACAGAATCAGACGATTGCAAAGAATATAGTTTTTCTGCACAAATATATTTAAATGAAAATTTGGTTTTCGAAAAAGAAATTAATGAAAGATATAGCATACCCTTTTGGGACATGCGCGATAGTTTAATTGAAGGACTTGCTCGTGATATTGCTTTAGAACGATGGCTTACTGAAAATAGTTTAGAGCGTAGCAGAAAGACAAACATGCCAATACCACCAGAACCAAAAGTGGTTGTTGAGGATTTTAGTACGAGGGAGAATAAATGAAAATACAAGATGCGTTTCCACTCCTTGGAGAGACAAAGCTGCCGTGGTATCAAAGGCTATGGTTATTGATTATTCGCAAGACTCGTTTTGGGGTATCATACAGTCGCGGTACATCAAAGAGTTGCTTAGAAATAATGAATATGTTTGAGCGCCTAAAGCAAAGTGCCAAAACGAGCGAAGAAAGGCAGATATTAGAACAAATGCAAAAAGAATATGGTGAGACTATGCACGATCTAACAATGTCATTCTGGAACAGCTTTTAATAAAACTATAATTTTAAGTAAGGAGAACGGTTATGCAAATTGATTTACCATTTGATATTGGGGACACGATATTTGATATTTGTCTTGGTAAAATTGATGAAGAGGTTATAGAGGGTGTCGAAATAATAATTCATACATCTGATGGCATATTTACACTACCAGATTTCAAAGGTGTAGTATTTAAAAGTCGTGATGCCGCGCAAGCTGCGTTGAATTGTAAGAAGTGTATACAAGAGGGCAAAACAGAAGTATGTCATGATTCTAAAACGGGATTACAGTGTCCAAATTGGTTTTATAGAGAAGCGGCAATTAAAGGAGAGATATTATGAGTCACAGTTACAATAGGCGCAAACATGAGATTGATAGGTTTAAGAGGGGAGAATCCGCCTTGCAATTCAAAAAGGTAAAAGGCGTATGGAAGATCAACACCGAGAAAAAGGACAAGCAGGAGGGCATTAAGGGGTCTCCGGGCACGTCTGGATGTGTTGGGTGTGAGGTAGAAGATGTACAAGCTTAAAACGGTTGATCTTGTAACCATGATATCTGATGTTTTTGACAGAAAGACAGTAGAGAGAATTGAGGATCTTGGGAACGGAAAGCCTTGCCCGATTAACTTTTATATTGATTTTATGACATCGGACTCTTTGAATGTGGTTTGTACATATGCTGACGGGACACAGGAGAAATATCGGTTTGAATGTAGTGAGATCGAAGACGATTCTGAGTTTTCGACATATCCTCCCAACGAATTATTTTATGAAACATTTAGAATGCCAAAAGAACCAAAACATTAAATAGACTATTTTAAGTAAAAGGGGTGATTAAAATGGGTGAATACGAGTTTCATGACAATATCACAAAAGAATTACTCGATGGTGTCAAGACTGGAGATTTAATTAAGGTAAATGATTGGAAGTCTCCACTCCGCGTCAGAGGTGTTTCTGAAAACTATTTCGTAATGTCGAGACGAGCGTTTGGAAAATGCATATATTCCGTATGTGAAAAGAAACCGTGGAAAGGAATTCGGTACAACGCTATGGTTGGTGGCATGTTTCATGTTGGGCGTGATAATTACATATTTGGTGCGCCGATTGATTTTGGCGATACTGATTATTACGATTTTGATAACCAAGAAGCCACAGCCGAGTATTTAAATTTATTTGAATCTGATGAGTGCGAATTATCTTATCGAAACGCAATACCAATTTATAAACTGTATATAAAAAGAAATTGAATAGATGGAGATTGATAATGGATAAAGCAGAGATCAAGTATATTGATATCTCGTTTGAAAATTGTGAAGTTGTTCGAGTAGTAAAAAAGGATATACATCAATTATATATGTCGGGAATTACAAGACAGTTCTCTTTTACTAATGGTTACGGGGATACATATTGTCACGAGAATCTTATTGCAAATTATATTATGTTATCCCTTAAAGATCCCGCCAATACCCTGGATGCGTATATTAGCGATTGGGGACAAACTGAAAGGCCATTTGATCGCATTAAAAAGCATAACGACGTTGTATGTTTGCATATCCACTACGAAGACGATAGCGAGGAAGAAACATACGCTTATTGGGAGGGCGAAGATGACTACGAAAATCGCCATCAGACATACGAGTGGAGCGACAATATGCACCGGCTGAAGATTATAATTGATAAAGATTATGTGCGAGGCGTGTAATATGACAGCATTACAATTATATAAATTTATCCAAAAACATCATCTTGAAATTGATTGGCGGGGCGAAGAACTATTGTTATGGGTTGAGTTTCGTTGCATTGATGAGTTTGCCAGGATGATAAACTCTGTGTTGGACGAAGGCGGCATACAGGTACATCTGAGAGTAGACTGTGTAGTTTTTGATATTGTTGAACTTTGTGAATGGTTCGATATAGATCCAGAGGAAATCTTGGAAAAACCAGAGCATGATTATTGGCAATGAAAAAGATATTTTAATAAAGATGGTGGAGGAGAGATATGGCACCACAATTTGAGACGGGAGAAGTTGTCCGATACGTAGGATCACCTTCGGCACCTCGTAATAGATATGTCAAGATAATATCAAGATGCGGGAGTCTTGTTGACTATTCATGGTTGTATAAATTTTGGGGCTGTAAAACAGATGAGTGGCTTCCAGAAAGTTATTTTGAAAAAATTGATTATAGCGATGAAAATATATTTACAAAAGTATCTTCTGGGGAATGGAAATTAACAGAATTTAAAAAGGAGGATAAAAAGAATATGCCAAAGTTCAAGGTTGGCGAAATGGTAATACATAGATCGACAGGTAGGATCGTTACGATTAATGGCGTTTATGGACAAGGTTCACCCACATATACTTTTAACGGTTGTCAACCGGGCGCATTTTATTTTGAAAAAGCATTTGAAAAAATAAAGAAGGAAGAGAGTATGCCCAAGTTTGAAGTTGGGGAAAAAGTTAAATTTTTAAAAAACGATTCAATTCAACAAATTATTGAAGTTGATGGCGGATTTTATAGGTTCGTCGGTAATCCAACGTTTTATCCAGAATTATATATTGCAAAACTAAGGGAAGACGAAAAGAATATGGCAAAGTTTAAGGTTGGGGAAAAGGTTAGGGTGTCGATATGTAGCGATCCGTTTTCTGGCCGAACAGTTACAATAACCAAAGTTGATAATGTGGGTATATATTTATTTTACAAAATCCGAGAAGACAATGAGAGACATTGGTGGAGTGAAGACATACTCGAAAAATTAAAGGAGGAAAAGACAATGGGAGAAGATTTGTTTAGGAATTTTACAATCAGTTTTACTACGCCGGAGCAAGAGGAGACACAAAAACCAAAACGTCGCCCTCACCCCAAGAAGATGCTTGATGATCTGGGAATTGAAAAGGTCATTTTATCTGAGAAGCGCGGAAAGGCAGTTACTTATGTTGAACTGAAGGACGGACGTAGTGGTAAGGCTACTCAGGATGTTAAGGATACGCCAGATCCGTATGTTGGTATTGCTATTGCTACGTTGTCTGCTATGACTAGCAGCAAGGTAAACTTTCGTAACATGGTTGACTTCCTGGTTAAAAAAGGCCAATACATTAGAAAGTAGAGAATTAACAAATGGGATGGTTTAAGAAAAAGTCAAGCATAGAGGAAATCGAGCTAGAGCGCGCTTTACTTAAAATACTAAAGCGTTTTCAGGAATCTAAGTTTAAGCGAGGGCAGAAAGTTATCTTTGGTGTGAATTTAGATTATTTTCCTGTAGCCAAATATATTAAAGAAAGATCATTTGTAACTATAGATGAAGTTTCAATATGTGACGATCATTTTTACTATTATATTCGGGAATGTCCTGGTGATTTTCTATGGCCCGAAGATGTGCTCAAACCATACGAAGGTGAATGAATTTGTTAATTCATTAAAAGGGGTGTCATATGTCGGTTATTAGTAAAGCAAACGAAGCAGATCTTTTAGATTTAGTTATACGAGTCGCTGAAGCAAATGCTATCGACCCGCGAGATGTAAAAATTGTCTGCGCATCCGACAAATTGCCAGAAAGGAATTTTGTATATCTCGCGCAGTATTTTTCAAAAGAAGAGATGGTGGTAATTCGGCAACGTATTTTAGAACTGTTGGGAGATTATTATGATTCGACCATCTGAAGACGGTATTACTCATATCAATGTTTATTCAAAGGGTAAAACGGATCTTGGTAGATTCCTATCTAACTTCGCATATGCGCCAATAGAAACGGAAGACGGGCATTTTGATAGCATAGAGGGGTATTGGTATTGGCTATCTTCCAAAGATGATGCCTTACGCTATAAGTCAGGATGGGAAGCAAAGCGATACGGGCGTAGCATAAATGCGAAAGATTGGCTTGATAAAGACGAATTCAAAGACAAGATACGTAATGCAATAAAAATTAAATTAGAAACGCATCCAGATAGACTAGAAGAACTTAAGCAATTACAGTTACCGTTCACTCATTATTATGTGTATGGTGACAAAGTTAAGAATGTTCCTTCGGCGTGGTGGATTGTTGATTATTTAGAATCATTTAAGGAGAAGTAAAGTGGAAGACCAGCTACAATATAATCTTGGTATCCTTGATTCGTTCTTAAACCTCAAGCTAAACTGGAATGGTAATTGGGCTAAACGGTTTACCAAAGCGCATATAGAAATCGTAAAACGTATAGTGATGATCTTGCCATATCAACCAGAAATTTTCCCCACTGCAAGAGAAAGTGTCTTATTGGAATATGATAATAATAAAGGTTGGTTTCTTTCATTTGAGATCCGAAAGAACGGCAGGATTGATATGTTTGGTACTTATAATAATGGAACAACTATTGAGGTTAAGATTTATAAAGAAGATATGATAGAAAGGGTTAATCAGTTCTATAGTGGAGAATTAAAATGTGGTGGATAATAATAAGTATCGTTTGTCTTATTATCGGGGGACTCATATTTCACAGTTTAACATCGGAAACATATGAAGACAATACACTTTTATTGCTATTAGTTATTCTTGGTTTTGCTATTTGTACAACAGGAAGTTTATTACTTCTTGTTGGAATCTTGAGAGTATTATAATTGAAATTGAAATTTTAAGTAAGGGGAACATCTATGCATACAGTATTTTTAATTATCGGCAAATCAGGAGCCGGGAAGGATACGGTAGTAAAAGAACTATGTAGCAGATATGGCTATAAGCAGCTTATATCATATACTACGCGACAAAGAAGATATGAAGGAGAGAACACACACCTATTTGTCTCTGAGGACGAGTATGAGGCGCACAAGGCGTCTGGAAGTATTGCCGGATACACGCTTTATAATGAAGATCATTATTTTTCTACTAAAGGACAATTGTATGAAAACGATCTATATGTGATAGATCCGGCTGGCGTAGACTATCTGAAGGACAGGGCATCAAACATTAATCTCGTAGGCATTTATCTTGATATCAGTAAAAGAGAGCAGAAGCGCAGAATGAGAAAGCGTGGAGATAAACGTCGTGCTATTAGAAAACGCATCAAGAACGACAAAATTGCTTTTGCCAATGTAGATCCATCCTGGTATAAAATCGATGCATCCCAAGACCAAGAAGAAATACTGAAAAAAATTAATAAAATAGTGCGAAAACACTTGACAGATTCGAATAGTTGTGGTATATTAAAGACACCGACACAGTAAAAGTTTAATAATGAGGAAGAAATAATGAATAGGCAAATGATTGAAAACGAGCCTTGTCCCAAATGTGGTGGTAAATTCAAAACCATTAAAGAACATAAAAGACTTCATGTAATCAAGCCGTTTAAAGAGATAGATTGGTGGTTTGATGTCACAAAGAAATGTTCTTGCTGTGGTTTTAAAGAAGATGGTTGGAGATTCGCAAATCCAAGTGAAGGATATATAGATTCTTGTCCTTGTTAAAATACTGATTTCATTTTAGTGGGGTCGCGGAATAGGTAGACGCTATCGTGGGCGTAGCCCAAGGACGATATGGAGAGAACCAGGCAAGCGGCATAGCTCCGTTCAAACTCGCTAGGCACAAACGGTCCGTTGTGCCCCTGTAGGGTGACATAACCAACAAATCCCTACCCCCACTATCTTTGGTGACGTAGCAGATCACATTACGTGGTAACATCATTTCAGATGTCGAACCTCCTGCGTCACCCGCGAAAGTCTTCGGGCGGAGTATGTTTCTAAACATCATGGATGGCAGAGTTCCAGTCCATACTAACCCCTCCGCCCTCTTAAAATCTAAATTTATTAAACGGAGAAAATATTATGATTGTTGAAGAAAAGAAAACCTTCATTTGTGAAGTATGTAGATCAAGAAGTGACACCGCTCAGGAAGCTAAAGAATGTGAGGAAAGTCACGCAAAAATAGTTAATATAGACGAGACAGAATATTGGATGGGCCACGTTACACCACATGCTATTTTTATCAAATTTCAGTTACCAAATGGAGAAACATTATCTAAGAGATTTATCGACGAAATGGAATGTGATTAATGAATCTGTACTTTCATTTATTTCAGTTAGGAGTTTAACATGAATATTATCTATATAGATCACGGAAACGGTAAGGATTTTATTTTTCGTGTGTCAGATGAAATGGTTAAGCATGTCCACAAGGGGGATACAGTTGTGACAGAAACTATGTATGGTATTGCAACGGGTGTTTGTAAAACGGATGTGGTCAAAATTCACAACGACGATGCGGTTTATTTTGCTCGAACGCATGGCGCATATCTACCCTTTAAACATATAATCGGAAAGCTATATCCTGAGTTAGAAGGTATAGTTATACGCAACATGCTCGATAGGCTTATGAAATCAAAGAATGACGATTTACCATTCTAAACAGGAGGAATAAAAAAAATGAAGCCTTATAAATGTCCTGTATGTAACGGAACTGGAAAAGTCCCAAATGGATTCTATAGTAATATTGGTGGAAAATATGGCGTTAGTACAAGTACAGAGCCGGAAGGCTGTAGGGCATGTAATTGTACTGGGGTTATTTGGGGACCAGATTCATTATGTGCGGAGAGTGATTTAGAAATATCGTGGCAAGGTGGACCACCACACGCCATTTATACTTGGCCCACCCCAGAACTACCTAATGGTAAATAGATAAATACAATATTTTAAGCAATAGAAAGGAGAGTTAAAATGGCTGAAGATACTAAGCGTATAGTAGAAATTAATGGTGTAAAGATAGAGGTAGACCTTGCGACAGCAAAGCGTGTTGATGAGTTTCGTGTTGGGGATAATGTGAAGGTATTGCGCAAACGGTACAGCAATGAGTATGAGATACTTCCTGGTGTGATAGTAGAGCTTGTCAACTTTCAAAAGCTACCTACTATGGTGATCGCGGTGTTCTCTTCTGATTATAGCAAAGCGGATGTTACATTCATTAATTATAACGCAGAAACAAAGGATATTGAAATTGCCCCTTGTGGAGAGCATGAAATAATTCTTGAAAAGTCTGGCGTTATGGACAAATTCAATTACCAAATCGAAAAGGCACAGACTGAGTTACAAGAATTAATTAACAAACGTGATTATTTTGAAAAGCATTTTTCTAAGTATTTTGTAAAGGAAAATTAAAATGGATCTTTCTAAAATTTCTACTGATGATTTATTGGAAGAATTGTTAACACGAGATGATAGCAATATACACGAAGTTGATCTCTATCCGAACATGATTATGGTGGATATCAAGATGGATATACAACGAAAATGATTGATGGCCCTGGCAGGGTATTCTATCTTGCAAATGGTCAGCGACATTGTATATACAATGCAGATCCTGTATTTAGCGAAAACGGACATTGTATATTCTGTGGTGAGAAGTCAAAGCAATAAAAAGAAGAATTCATCTAATACAACAAAAGTTTAACAAAGGAATGGTTATGTGGAGTTAGCATCGGAGGAATGGTGTGATGTTGAGGGATTTGAAGGATATAAGATAAGCACACATGGCAGAGTTAAGTCAAGACATAGAACCCTGAAGCCATATAAGGACGGACGCGGATACCTAAGAGTGGATCTTGGTAGAGGAAACAGGCGTAAAGTACATAGACTAGTAGCTCAACACTTCATTGAAAATCCAAAGGATCACCCAATAGTAAATCACATAGATGGAAATCGTCATAATAACTCAGTTAATAATTTAGAATGGGTTACTGATTCCGGAAATTTAAAACATGCGTGGAAACGCGGGTCTTATAAGAATAGGAGAAAGAAGAATTGAGATGAAAAATCTTGAACTTGAGGTTTATAAAATAGGCAAATATAGTGTTTGCGTTAAATGTACCCATATAGCAGATCATCTAAGGGGTAGCTTGAACATGGAGGACGAAGATACCGGGTGGGAAATTACATCTGATGACAACCCTGGTCTTTCTGAGTGGGAGTTGAATGTGTGCGGTTCATTACAAAAATATGATGATGATGAAGTGTGTCATACTTTTGATACTCCTGGAGAACGAGACGATTTTATAAATGCAATAAAAAGATTATTGGTGAAAATAAACAGCGAGTGTACTGTCGATAATTCCGTATTACAGCTTGAACGTGTTATTTAAATAAATAGAATTTTCATTCACGATGGGGCTGCACGAGCGGCGATGTGTTGCGTAGTAATACGTAGACAATAATGGATAGGTGATATTAGAGTGCTCCACCTTAAAGTTGCTGTCTTGTAGGTTCGAATCCTACCCCCGTTTCTATTTGCTTCGGTAGCTCAGTCGGTAGAGCGCAGGACTGAAAATTCTGGCGTCAGTGGTTCAACTCCGCTCCGAAGCACCAAAACCGTAGAGGATAGAACAGGCAGCTATCGCGCCATGCGTAATACTAGGCCACCCCGTGACTCAGCACCGGACTGACGAGGGAATCAGCCCAAGCCTCTGGTCTTCAAAGAGATGTGGGAATGTCGCCCCACCTACGGTTTCTTATGGCTCCTTCGTTCAATGGTAGGACGCAACGCTTTCAATGTTGTAATATGGGTTCGATCCCCGTAGGAGCTACCAGACGGGATGACTGGAATAGGTATACATGGATCGAGGTGCCGAGCGTCACGGTTGCAAACGTGTACCTTATAGCAACGCTCATGTAGGGTGACTATACGAGTAACAATGTGTGAGTCTTTAATCTAAACGGCGGACTTTGACCGCGCCGCCTCTCGTCAAATCCCTACTCCCGTCATTAATGAAATAGGGTGCTCAACGCCTGGAAAGCGCAGTGGTTTGGACAACTCAGCCCTATTTCATTTGCCTTCATCTCCCGGTATCACATAGATTCATAAAACACCTCCTTTCTTACCTGTGCCCGGTGCCGGGTCGGGTGCAGGATTCAATTAATTGGGAGCACATATGGATAAGGATTATAAGCGATTAACTATAGCAAAAATACACAACGAAATGTTTCTTGGGCTATGTAAAGGTTTGCCTAGATATTGCGTAGATGATGACGGGCTAGCTTATTACGAAACGCCACAAGAACACGAAGAAAGACTTGAACGGAGTAGACAGAATGAGAACAGCACCTTGTAAGGACTGTACAAATCGTATATTGGGTTGTCATTCAACATGTGAGAAGTATCAAGAATATGCAGCCCATCAAGCAAAGACTAACAATAATAGATTTCTTGATCATCTCAAAGATGAATATTTCAAAGAAAAATACAGAAAGGGGAAGCGTTAGTGAGACGATGGTGGTGCGCACGTATTATATTCCCGTTGCCAAAGAACTTTTCCGGTAACGATATAGACGCAGCAATTCTATGGCTCCAAACTTATCAAGCAAAATTAGAAGCAAGAAAACTCGAAGGCGAATATCCACAACGATTCAAGGTTAAGTGGTGGGAGAGGTTGTTGTTTGCTCGTAGTTTCGCTGGACCAATGAGACGCATTAAGAAGGGTATTAACCCGAATGGTGAATGTTACTTTGCCGTAAGACCCGTAAGGGAACTAAAGGATATGGCATGGGTGGATTGAGGTGAGTTATGAAACAGGTATGTGTAAGGTGGTTTGATGGTTATTTGGAATCCTTCGACGTGAACGAAGTAAGATTTGGAGCATATCTCTTATGGATGAGGTTGAATGACGGAGCAAATCGGCATATCCCATTAAGTCAAGTCAGATGGTTTTCGGTTAATCCAGAATCACACGAAAATACAGAACAGAATTAAAACACAGTTTCATTTAAAACCTAACACACTAAAAATTAAATAAACAGGAGGAATATTAATTGGGTTTTCAGAGGGCAACTAGACAAGACATATGGCTGAAGGTAGCCATATCAGGTGTAAGTGGTAGCGGCAAGACATGGGGACTCCTTGAACTTGCAAGTGGTGTAGCAAAGAAATTACGTGAAGAACAGAAGCTTGGCGCAGATGATCCAGGCGGACGTATTGCGTTTATTGATACCGAAAATGGTCGTGGTAAGTATTACGCAGACAAATTTGATTATGATTATATGGCGTTATTTGCCCCTTATACGCCAGAAAGTTATGTTTCCGCTATAGACGAAGCTTTGCGTGCTGGATATAAGACTATTGTAATCGATAGCACTTCCCACGAGTGGTCTGGTGAAGGTGGATGTCTCGAAATCCATTCCAAAATTCCTGGTAATTCTTACACAGCGTGGCAGTCCGTAACTCCTCGACACAGGGCGTTTATAGAAAAGATTATCTCTTCTCCTGCTCACATTTTTGCGTCTGTCCGGTCTAAAGACGAGTACGTAATCGAGGAAGTCAACGGTAAGAAGGTTCCTAAGAAGGTTGGGGTAGGTGTTGACCAGCGTGGTCAGTTTGAATACGAGTATACCGTTACCTTTGAGGTGGACAGGGATCGCCACATTGCATCTGCTGGTAAGGATAACACGAATATTTTCGACCAGTGGAACGAGATGCTGAAATCTTCTCACGGAGAGATGCTTTACGACTGGGCGAATAGCGGAAGCGGTAAAAACATGAAAGTGCGTGATGTAGAGCCTAAAATTGAAAAGCCGAAAAAGGAAGAGGCTCCTACCAACTCTGTTGATAATGACCCTGTTGATTTAGTGAAGCTAATCAGTGATATTGATACACTGGCTCACGAGGTTGCTAAAATAGACGACCAGCACAAGAAAGATGTGTTAGAAGTGTGCAAGGAATGCTACGCAAACAACAAGGGCAACTACAAAAAACTGGCTGAAGATAGTAGCTTGACTGACGACCAAAAGGCCGAAGTTGCTGTTGCTATGCACGCCAAACTTAAAGCATTAAAGGAGAACTAATATGAGTGTTGAGAACAAGTGGCATTTTGTAGGTAATATTGCGAGTGATATTGAGAAGCGGGAGACATCCGGTGGAACCACTGTTGTTAGTTTCCGGTTAGCAACCCGTCGTGCCTTTCCTCGTGAGGATGGCCCCCAAGCGGACTTTCGTCCGATGGTGGCGTGGGGTAAAACAGCAGAGTTTATAGCCAAGTGGTTTGAAAAGGGAAGTCGTATTATTGGCTGTGGGCGTATCGAGGATCGCTCTTGGGATGGACAGGACGGACAGAAGCATTTCATTACCGAGTGTCAGATCGACGAAGTGACTTTTGGAGGATCTAAGCAAAGCGGCAATACAAGCTCTAGCGGTTCTGGGGAAGAGTTGTTCGGATAATGAAGTGTCGTTATACCCGTTGTCCTCATGGTGGAGAAGTGGATCGAGAAGAAGCAGTTCAGGATGGTCAAAAATATTACCATCCTGACTGTAAACAAAAGGTAGATGCTCGAAAAGCAATCGTAGACGTGATACACGAAATTAATCCAAATATCGTATATGCGGAGCTTGGCAAGGTATTAAACAAACTGCTGTACGAAAGAGAATTAGGATTTGAATTTATGCTACGTGCAGTAAAGTATGCAAAGTATGCTGGAATTAATATCTATCGCGGAGCCACACTTTATAACCTTGTCAATAATCCAAATTTTCTAAAGTACAACGACAAATATAAGGCAAAACACGGAGAGGATAATATTTAATGCCCCAAGACCTCAAAAAACGGCTGGCTGAAGTAACTGATGTTAGGGCAGAGGGCAGCATTTTGGGGACATTACTAGGAGATTTATCAAGCATAGTTCATTGTGAACTGCTGAAGCCGGAACACTTTTCAGATCCAATTAACCAATGTATATATCAGGCCATATGGGACATCTACGAACAAGGCGTCAAACAGATCAATGAGATGACGCTGTATACACAGCTTAATAGCTACAAAGATGTCCCCAAACTACTCGAACGATTGACATTAGACTACGTTAAAGAATATCGAGAGAAATACATGATGGTTGGTCTTAGTGATCCGACTCAGCTACAATTCCAAGTAAACCGAGTGATGTCCCTTGCATTCAAGCGCGATTTATTTCTGTCAATTACAAAATTTGAAGATGTCGCGCTTGACCCTTCTAAAGATAACGTGGTGGAGATCACGAACCTTATTACTTGCGACGTAGATCGCTTAAATGAAAAGTATATTTTATCTGAGAACGCGGAGACCTTCGATGACCGCTATAAGGATCTGTGGCAAAACATATTGGCGAAAAGAAATGAGGACGGGACATACGGTATCCCTTCAAAGTATGACGTAATCAACGACTACTTTACCTATGAGCCAGGAGAATTATATGTAGTAGTAGCGCGGATGAAACATGGGAAAAGCGCATTTTGTCTCAACGAACTTATAGATAAACTGGATAAGGGATACCCGTGCCTGTACCTCGACACAGAGAACACAGAGGAGAAGTTTTTCATACGCCTGTTGGCCCACAAAGCAAATGTAGATCAACGCTTGATTAAAAGTGGAAACTACGATTCAAGATGTGAGCCGTATATACAACGGGCAATGAGGTGGATTGAAGAAAAGGGTAAACTTCTATGTTACCGATACGACCCAGCATGGACACCGGACAAGATATATACCGTGTGCAAAACTATGAAGCACAAGATAAACTTTCAGTTTATGGTATATGACTACATGAAAGACACCGAGAGTGCAGCGATGGGTGAGCAGTACAATCGGTTAGGCAATCTGTGTAACTTCCTCAAAAACAACATTGCTGGCAAGTTCCACGTTCCCGTATTGTCTGCCGCTCAAGAGGGCAGGGGTAATCAGGGTAAGAATCCTAGTCAAATGCACATCGCGGATTCGGACAAGATAGCTCGATACCTTACGGTTGCAATGCATTGGAGAAGGAAGACACCGGAAGAGGTAGATACTGACGGGACTAATTGCGGGAACTATTGCTTGTCGATCCCGATTAGCCGTGATTCAAACATGACCGCAGATGATGAATATTTGGATTTTGATTTCCACGGCAGCACAATGCGTATTGAAGAGGCACAGTCACATGACCCACTAGGCTTATTCGATTAAGAAAAGGATTAACATAAATGTCACTAGGCATCCAGGTAAAATATTATCTTTATAATCATACAGATCAGATAATTTCGATGCTTGAATTTCTTGGATGCCACGATATCACGGAATCTCCTAGGGAGATAAGATGTGCTGTACCAGACGGCGATAATACAACAAGCGTGTGTATTACTTTAAACGAGTTTCTAAGTACTAATGTCTACACAAGGCCCGGATACAGGGGCAAGGATATCATTGCTCTGGTACAGTATCTTAAAAAAATCAAAACTGCCACAGAAACCATGAGGTGGATCTTAGAATACTGTGGCGTCGAAGAAGATAGTCAGGATGTGGAGCTTTACCCGTCAGAAAGATTCCTGATGGAATTGAGACGGTATGTGACAGAAGAATCTCAGGATGACGCAGAGCAACTAACAGATGACTATATGCTTCAGTTCGAAGATCGCCAATCATCAGAATGGGAAGCCGAAGGGATTACTCTAGAGACGCAAAGGCAATATGGCGTCAGATATGACCCTCAGCGAAAGCGATATGTGTTCCCGATATATGACCATAAGGGACGACTGATTAACGTCCGGGGGAGAACCACTTTATCAAATTATAAAGAGCTGAACATACCGAAGTATCTCCCCTATTTTAAAGGTAAAGGCATGGTTCTATATGGAGAGTATGAACACAAACAAGATATTCAAGACGCGGGTAGCGTCATTGTTTTCGAGGGCGAAAAGTCCGTTATGCTTGCCGAGGAATACGGATATCGCAATACAGTAGCAATAGGCACTTGCTCTATCTCAGACAAATTAACAAAACGATTGTTGCGACTGAAGGTTGATATCATCCTTGCCTTCGATAAAGGAATTAGCTTTTCAGACGTATACAAAGAAGCAAAGAAGCTGTCCCAATTCACAAACGTCTATGCGGTTTATGACAGGAGTAATTTACTTAATCCGAAAGATGCGCCAGTAGATCAAGGTTGGTTGGTGTGGGACATGCTTTACGAGAATAGGAAAAGGATTTATTAAATGGCTGAAGTTAAAAATATGGTTTGGTCTTATTCCAGACTTACGACATATGAGACCTGCCCATTTTGTTTCTATTTACAGTATATAAAGAAAGAATCAGATTACCCATCGGCGTTTGGTCAATACGGATCGTTTTGCCATGAATTGCTTGAAATGTATTTTAAAGATGAGATCCCGGATTTCTTGATGTTGGGCTATTATAATGAGCATTTTACGCAACATGTGACGTGCGATTTTCCCCCAAACAAATGGAAAGACCTTGCCCAAGATTATTATCAAAAGGGACAAACATATTTTGAAACGTTTGAGGGCTTAGAGGGACAATACAAAGAAATCTTGGAGATCGAATCTGAGTATATCTTCGACATTGGCGACTACAAGTGTAAGGGCATTATTGATCTGGTAGTTCGCAATCATGATGGGGAAATCGAAATTGTTGACCATAAAAGTAAGAGTGCTCCTAAGTCAAAAGCAGACCTAAAGGCATGGTACAAACAGCTATATCTATATGCAATTCCCGTATTCGAGAAGTATGGCGAATACCCAAAGCGATTGAATTTCAATATGTTTAAGCTTCAGGATTGGTATAGTACGGAGTTTGACTTGGTGGAATTTGAACAGGCGAAACAATGGGCGATAGATATTATTTATGCCATAGAAAACGACACAAGATTCAATACGGGAGATCCGGGAGATTTTTGGTGTAACTTCATTTGCGGAATGCGCGAACACTGTACCAATAGCAATATGTACAAGCCGTATTTAGATTAAACCTAATATTCAATACTTATTAGATTGAGGGCTAATATGATTTATATCCCATACCATGTTCATACCGAATTATCTTTGCTAGATAGCACGACAAACTATAAGAAGTACATAGATTTGTGCGTCCAGTATGGCATACCCGCTCTTGGAATCACCGAACACGGGAACATGTTTAACTGGTATAAAAAATATCAGTATGCGCAAAAAAATGGTATCAAACTGATTATGGGATGCGAGATATATCTGACCGAGACGCTTGCGGAGAAGGTGCGTGACAATTATCATACTGTACTGCTTGCTAAGAACCAAGAAGGGTTTGCTGAGTTGCTTCAACTTATATCAACCGCCAATGATGCTGACCACTTCTATTATGACCCCCGCCTTACTTTTGACGAGTTCTTAGGCATAAGCGACAATATTATATCAACGTCCGCATGTTTAGCTTCTCCGCTCAATCGTCTCTTACCAACCAACCCATATTATGAGCAGTTGGCGGCGAAATATACCTACTACGAGATTCAGCCCCACAAGGCAGAAGACCAGATCAAATACAACAAGCACCTCTATAAGTTGTCAGAGGGGTTTGGTAAGCCGTTGATTATGGGAACAGACACCCATTCTGCTACAGAGTTTGATGCTGAGTGTTGTGATATGGTTAAGACGGGACAAAAGTTTGAGTACGACGATTCTGGATTGGTATTAACTTTCTGGGAGCCGGATGCACTATACGACACTTATAAATATCAGGAGATTCCAAGAGAAGCATACCAGAAGGCCATTCAAAATACGCTAGAGTTACAAAGCATCGAAGATCTCACTTTCGATACGTCAGCAAAATATCCAGATTTGTACGAGAATGCTGACGAAATGCTTGACAGAATGGTGTGGGATTCTTACCGTGACAAAATAGATAGAGGGGTTTTCGTAGACACCCAGGAGCGCAGAGATAGACTAAACGAAGAGATACCTGTATTCAAAAAGCAGGGTATGTCTAGCTTTATGTTGTTTATGTCCGAGCTGGTGAGATGGTGCCATAGTAACGATATCCCTACAGGGTTTTGCAGGGGTAGTGTCGGTGGTAGTTTTGTGGCGTATGTACTTGATATCATCGACTTGGACCCGATAAAGTGGAAAACAATCTTCTCCCGTTTTGTTAACGCTGATAGAATTTCGCTTGGAGACATTGATATAGACTTTGCTCCAGAAGATCGAGATACCGTATATGATTACATATATAATCGTTTCGGCATTGATAAAACAGCACGTATCTTAACATTAGGGACAGCCCAAGAGAAGAAAGCTATCGAAACAATATGTCGCGGTATCTATCCAGATATGCCGAATGACGAACGTGTTGAATTGGCGAAAACAATTAAAAATGAACTCATTAGTTTGAGAGATAAGTATACGGAGTGTTACAATGAACTTAGTGGTAAAGATGAAAAAGAATTGTGTTTTCTCAAACATGAAGAGTGTTTAGAGAATATCCCCGAAAAATATCAAGCAGAATTTCAATCTATTTATTCTGAATTTGAATCACTTTCTCAGAAATATCCTGATGTGTTTCATTATTATCGCGCCACAAAAGGGACCATTTTAAACAAAGGTAAGCACGCATCAGCTATTGTCGCTAGTCCGATTGAGTTAGCAAATAACATTGGACTATGTATGAGTGAAGGTAAATGGGTAACACAGCTTGACATGGACGAACTGCATGATCTTAATTATGTGAAGTATGATATTCTTGGTCTTAAAAACATTGGTATCATCAAACAGACATATAAGCTGCTAAACAAATCCTACCCCAAGTCACACGAAATAGATTGGGAAGATCCATGGGTGTGGGAAGATATGATTAATTGTCGTGTTGGTATCTTTCAGTTTGAAAAAGAATACGCATTCTCATTACTGAAACAAATGAAGCCCGAGAAAACAAACGATATGACGCTATGCAATGCTGCACTTCGTCCGTCTGGAAAAAGCTATCGTGATAGATTGATACGACACGAAATTAATGTAAATCCATCAGAAGAAATTGACAAACTACTAAAAGAGAACTATGGATATTTAGTATATCAAGAGGATACAATCAGGTTTCTAATGCAAATATGTGGGTTAGATGGTAGTACGTCAGACACTATCCGTCGTCACATTTGCGATAAGCGTCTCGATAGGCTGCAACCATACCTCCCACAAATATTAGAGGGTTATTGTAGTTATTCTTCTAAGCCAAGAGAAGAGGCGGAAGAAGAGGCTAAACAATTCCTTCAGATAATTGAAGATTCAGCGCGATATCAGTTTGGCTATAATCATTCAACTGGCTATTCAATGGTTGGTTATGTATGCGCGATGCTAAGATACTATTATCCAGCAGAATTTTTAACTTCGTTTTTGAATTGTGCTCAAAATGATGATGATATTCTAATGGGGCAAGATCTTGCGCAAATTAAGGGTATAAAGATTTTACCCATACGATTTGGTAAGTCACAAGATATGTATAGGCTAGACTCAGATACAAACAATGTCTATAAGGGTATTTCTAGCATTAAATACATGAGCAGTGCAGTTGCGAAAGAGCTATACGAATTAGCAAAGACGCACCCTAAGACTTTTACCGATATACTATTTAGGACTCATAATGAAACGTCTTGTGATATGCGACAGTTAGAAATTCTGATCAAATTAGGCTTCTTCCCAAGGGAATATGGGACCATGAAAAGACAAGTCAAGTTATTCGAGTTGTGGAGAGACAAGAAGTTGTGGCAACGTAAACAAATCAATAAAGATGAGGCCGAAGAACTTGGTCTATATCCTTTAATCACAGAATACGCGAGTGAGACAGAAAAGTTATATAAAGACATCGATATGTACGAGTTTCTAAAAGCGTATGAAGGGAGTTTGTCTAATGAAGACTTTAGTATTAAAGAAAAGCTCGATTTTCAAAAGGATTTGTTAGGATATATTCAATATGTTGACGATAGTATGCCGAAAGGGTATGTATACGTAACCGATCTTGATACACGGTACTCACCAAGAGCGCAGGTATACGGGCTGAAGACTGGTAAGTCTATGACAGTTAAGATATATAAGGCTAAGAGGGGTAGGGGTGCTCCTGGTGTAAGCAAATACTTTAAAGATGAACCTTTTAATAAAGGCGACATTTTAAAAGTAAAAAGAGTGCAAAAGCAACCTAAAAGAATGAAAAATCAAGACACCGGAAAGTGGGAAGAAATACCGGGAACGGAGGAGTTGTGGGTGACGAACTATGAAAAAGTATCAAGTATGGCGTGAAGATAAGTTATTGCACGAGTCAGAAGAATTTCTATCTGTATACCAACTTCTTAAAAAGAGTATTAAGGGCGCAGATAAATTAAAAGTTAGATCTACAGCTAACGAAATAGAAGAATATAAAAAGGTTCTTTTTCCAGAAATGGACAGAGACACATATTTAACAGTAAAGATCGTGGAGGACGAAGAGTGATTATCAACTTAAGTTATGACAAAGAATTTGAGGCATTGTGGAGCGACCTGGAAGACAAGTATCCGGTTAAGCTTTTTGAGATCGATGGGGTGGGGCGTAACCAATTAGATATGGCACGATCTAGCAAGGAGTACTTCAGTCGCAACAAGGACGTGATGGCTGATATCTCTGTGGATGCAAATGCAAACGTGTCTGATCGTAGCGTAGTGTCATATGACACGGAGATCCAGAAGCCATTTCAACGGCTGAATAGTTATTACATGTTGTGGAAGTATGCTAGGCAATACTATGGGACAGAGTTTGCCAACATGATAGTAGAAGGACAACTAACCGGTGACTTCTATATTAACGATTTCCATCACTTCTTTACGCGCCCGTACTGTTTTAATTATAGTACGTATGATGTGGCATTACAGGGGTTGCCCTATATAGACCGAATCAAATGCATTCCTCCGAAACATCTGCTTACCTTCAAACAACAGATGGAACAGTTTACCGTGTTCGCTTCTAATAATCAGTCAGGGGCGTCAGGTCAGGCGGATTTGTTGATTATCATGAGTCACTATGTTGAAAAGGTATTGAGAGAGAGAAGTGATTTGGGGGTAAAGTTTAACTCCGAGGATGATGTGTGGCATTATGTTTCTGAATTACTTACATCATATGTCTATACTGTTAATCAGCCATTTAGAAGTAATCAATCTGCATTTGTCAACATTTCCCTTTATGACAAGTATTTCCTAGATAAGTTATGCCAGGATATTTATTTCGAAGATGGGACTAAACCCAATGTTGAGATTACACAAAGATTACAGAAAATTTATCTCGAAGTGATGAATCGAGAGTTAGAGCGTACACCAATTACCTTTCCTGTAACTACCGCGTGTTTTGTAACTAATGAAGATGGATCTGTAAAAGATACTGAGTTTAGAAAATTTATTGCTCAATATAATCTTCGGTGGGGCTTTATCAATATTTTCACTGGGAGCAGCAGCACCTTATCGTCGTGCTGTAGGCTTAGACAGAATATGGAAGATATACAATATTTTAATAGTTTTGGTGCGGGATCTACAAAGATCGGTAGTCTTGGTGTTGTTACTCTAAATATGGCACGCGCAGCTATTAAATCACGCAAAGATAAAGAAGAATTCCTGAAAGAAGTAGAACGACTAACTGAGATTGCGTGCAAAATTAATAACGTAAAGAAGCATATTTTAAAAAGACGAATTGACGATGGTTTTCTCCCACTGTATACGCACAATTATATGGAACTATCCAAGCAATACCTAACCACCGGTGTCAATGGTCTAAATGAAGCTATTGCATTTATGGGTGAGGATATTCTTGATGAGCGTGGGCAAGAGTTACAGAAGGAGCTTATTAACAAAATCAATGAAACAAATGATTATTATAGCTCTCAATATAAGTCGCCTATCAATTGCGAACAAACTCCGTCAGAAAACAGTGCGGTAAAACTAGCCAATAAAGACCAATTGCTAAAATATCAAAATGAAATTGAATTGTATTCGAATCAGTTTATTCCGCTAACTACAAAAGCTGATATGCTCGACCGCATTAGACTACAGGGAGTGTTTGACAACATGTTTTCTGGTGGTGCCATTTGCCACCTCAATGTCGAAGAACGTATTGATGATCCGAAAATTATGGAGGATCTAATTGATGAGTGTGCCGAAAAGGGTGTTGTGTACTTCGCCATCAATTATAACCTCCAGGAGTGCGCTAACGGACACATGGATGTGGGACATCGAGATCGTTGCGTGGTATGCGGAGCCGACATTGTAAACGATTATACCCGCGTGGTTGGATTCTTGACTAATACAAAACATTGGAACAAAGTACGCAGGGAATATGATGAGCCATTCAGACAGTTTTATACGGTAGAGGGGGAGAGCCAAGATGTATCTTAAACCAGAGGGCGATGAATATTGCCAACAACATTGTAAATATTTTGGGAAAATCTATTGTGATATTGATGATCAAGACTTCAATGAGGTGTGTAATAACTGCCCGATAGATGATTTTATTGAATTTTGTGAGGGCAATGATATTTAAAATGAATATTTTAATAAAGAAGTAAAGAAGGAGTAAAGTATGAAAAAGACTGTAATTAAAATTGTTGGAAAACAAGCATCACCAGATCAAACCAACGAAATAGAAGATGAAATACTCTGTAAACTAAAAGACAAGTTTCAGCTTGGGATCGGAGAAACTATTATTTATGTAAATCAAAATTCTGAAACTTGCTGTGTTCTTGACGGAGAATATGATGAGGCATTTCCCCACTATGAAACTATCGCAATGAAGAGATTTGTCGAAAACACCATTAAGCTTGGAAAACGTTGATGAACATCCTATCTATCCAACACTCCCTAAAACACAAAGCATTAGAAATCTACGTAGCGGGTTGTGCCGGTGATCCTCATTGCGAGGGTTGCCACAACCCCGAATCGTGGGATTTTAACAAAGGAGTAGCGTGGCGAGACTGTCTTGATGAAATCCGGGACAAGTGTAAACGCCACCCCCGTCTAATTAAAAATATTTGGATATTAGGCGGGGAACCCCTTGATCAAGATATAGCAGAGCTGACTCATATGCTGTCATGGCTAAGTTACACGCTAAGACTTCCTATATGGCTATTTACACGATACGAATTGAACGAGATCCCATCAGTAGTTGCAGAGCATTGTGACTTTATCAAATGTGGGCGATATATACCAGAACAAGCCACACAGAGCTATGAGCAGTATGGAGTACAACTGGCTTCAGCTAATCAAAAGATATACGACGTAAGAACATCAAGTATGAGTTTTTGGAGGTAATATGAAAGTTTATGTAGAGCGGTTAAGAGACGACATAGAATTGCCGGAGTACAAAAATATCGGTGACGCCGGTATGGACGTAAGAGCGGCAGAGGATATGATAATTCGACCTGGAGAAACATTGGTAGTTCCAACTGGTATAGCCGTTGCTGTTCCTGTTGGTTACGAATTACAGGTACGACCACGAAGTGGAATGAGTTGCAAAACACCGTTACGAATTGCCAACTCGCCCGGAACAATTGATTCTGGATATCGTGATGAAATAGGAATTATCATTTCGTATGAGGCAACTTTGGATAGGCATTGGCGACAAGTATTCGATTTGGGTATGGTTGGTAGTATTCCAAATTGTAGTACCTATAAAATTTGTAAGGGAGACCGTATTGCTCAACTCGTGCTGAAGCAAGTAGAAAAAATCGAATGGGAAGAAGTAGACGATATTACTGCCATCGAAGGTGATCGTGGTGGTGGATTCGGGAGTACGGGAACGAAATGACAACAGAAAAGTATATCAAATATTACAGAGAGCATCCAGAAGCATTCTGCGAAAAATGTATGGGCATCTACATTGGTATCAAAAAATATACCTTAAGGCATTGTTTAAATGCAAGAAAATATTTTGGCTCAAATCGTTTCGTAGATATTAAAATGGTGTTTTCATTTAAGGAGTAAAATGATAGATATTAACAAAGTGTATAATACGGAATGCCTTCAGGGAATGGCTCAGATAGATGATGGGTCAATAGATATGGTTCTCTGCGATTTGCCTTACGGTCTTACGGCACGAAACAAATGGGATGAAGTGATTCCTTTTGATTTATTGTGGGGACAATACGAAAGAATTATCAAAGATAATGGAGCTATCGTGTTAACGGGGAAGCAACCGTTTACATCCATGATGATAGTAAGTAACCCCAAGATGTATAGATATAACTTGGTGTGGAGAAAGAATCTAAAAACAGGTAATCTTAATGCTCGTAAAATGCCGATGGGTGCATATGAAGACATTATGGTATTCTATAAAAAGCCTCCGACATATAACCCACAGCGCATACCGCGCACATATCAAATTCCTGCTGGCAATAAGTTTAATTCTCAAACAACAAATTATGGAGCACAGCGTAAAGAATATCTTGATCGTCAAAGCGATTGGTTAATGCCGGATGATGTAATAGATTATGAAGACGGGTACTCCCTTGATTCCTTAGAATTAGAAAGTGAGATGCTGTATATCAAATGTGTTCATAATTCTAGTGGTAAGATCCATCCGACCCAAAAACCAGTCGAATTATTTGAATGGTTAATTAGGACTTATACAAACGAAGGTGATCTTGTATTAGATAATTGTATAGGAGCTGGGACTACCGCCATTGCATGTTTGAATACCAATCGTGACTTTATCGGTATGGATAATGGCAAGTGTGAAAAGAAGAAGAGCAAGTACTACGGATGGTGCTGGGCAGATGTAGTACAAGATAGGATTAATAATCATGTTGAACATAGAAAAGTGTCGGGGAGTTAACTGCCCCATTCGTGATCAGTGTTTTCGCTACGTAGCACCCGTGGACCCCGATTGGCAAGATTGGGGTCAATTCGTGTATGACGACGTATTGCAAAAATGCGTAGATTTCTGGAAAGTATAAAGGAGGAAAATTAAATGGGTTACAATCTAACTAAGGAAGAAAGAGAAACTATTATTATTTTCGACGAAGCTTCAGACACGGCGATATTGGACACGTCCAGCTTGCCGATGATGCGCAAAATGGGGAAGTTGTGTGATGAATTACCCGACGTATACAAAGTAGTAAGAACCGATAGCCATGGAGCTAAGTATGAGTTTCCGAAGAGTCTTATTTCAATTCGTCGCCCTCGTATACTTACAGAGACGCAAAAAAGAGCAGTAGCAGAACGTTTAGCAAAAGGACGAAAAAAAACACAGTAAAAGTTTAATTATTTACTTGACAACGTATTATAGTATGTGTATAATGGAAACACAGTAAGGGATTAATTATTTTGCACGGGGGTAAACGTATGAAAATAGACTATTTGATCTTTGACTTCGATGGAACAATTGTAGATACTATAGAAGCATTCTGTAAGACATATAACCAAATATTTTGTGGACAAGAATGTTTTGCTGCGGCAGATCCTACACAAGTTTATGATTATGGATTCAGGGATCAGTGCCCCCTTATTAATGATGTTCAGGATATATTTGCATCACAATTGTTCTTTGATAATTTAAAACCAATGCGTGGAGCTTTACGAGTGTTAAAAGAACTTAGTGATATGTTTCCTATTATGATTTGCACAAAAGGACATAATCTTAATATATCACAAAAAGCTAAGTATATAGAAGAGAATCTTGATTTCGTCAAGGATATAATTTATACAAATACAGAAGATAAACGAATTATTAATATGGAAAATTGTGTTTTTGTTGATGATCATATAGATAATCTAAGAACATCAAATGCTACTATTCCAATTGCATATGGAGATCTGTATCCATGGAATAGAGAATGGACCGGATTAAGAATACCAGACTGGGCAGTTGTTAAGCCCGTTATAAAAGAGCTAATACAGTAAGAAATTAATAAACGGAGGGAAAGATGAAAAAGATAATCGTAGTATTTATTGTCTTTATTGCAATACTAACCTCATTTAATATAAACGCTTTCGCGTCAGAGGACAATACTCCAGAACAGTTCTTTGAAAAGATGCTACCTTTGGCACTATATTATCAGAAAACAGAAGGAGTTTTAGTATCACTTAATTTAGGACAGTCTGCGCTAGAAACTGGATACGGAGAACACCTAAATGATGGCAACAACTATTACGGATATACCTATTCATATAACGGTAAAGCATACTATAAAAGCTATGATTCTATGGCAGAGAGTATGGCTGATTATGTACAGAACTTTTCAAAGTCGCGCTATGACCGTGTTAGGCTTGCTGATAACTATAAGGATGCATGTTATGCAGTAAAGGCATGTGGATATGCCGCAGATGAAGATTACGCAGGTAAGGTCATCTCTATAATCGAGAAGTATGAGTTGTATAAGTATGACCAATACGAACCTCCCATATTTACCTGTTCTCGTGGAGATCGTGGTGTGCGTGTTGAGATGGTACAAGAAATGCTCCTTCAGCTTGGATACGACTTGGACAAGTATGGGGTAGACGGGAAATATGGAGACGTGACCCGTAACGCAGTGCGTATATTCCAGCGTGATCACAATCTATTTGTAGACGGTGAGGTAAATACAGAGACAATGGAATTGTTGGCGTACCTAACGAAAGATGTTGCTTAGATAAAAGAGGTATTTTAAGTAAGGTATATAGGGGAATAGCTCAATTGGCAGAGCGCGTGTGCTGGGAACACGAGTGTGTGGGTTCAAGTCCTACTTCCCCTACCAAATAGAAAGGAGGACGGTATATGGAGTTTAAAGAGTTTAAAGTCTTATTTCAGAAACATTTTGCAGAGATGACGCAGGACGCGACACATTTATTCGAAATAGATCTGAATAAAGACGAAATGTGGGATCTATATCTTGATAGCTTTCCCGCAGGGACAAATGAAGTCTATCGGGAGAGGAGGGAATTCGACTGTAGTTGTTGCCGACATTTCGTTAAGAATATTGGTAACGCGGTAGTAATCAAACATAATATCGTAGAGACAATTTGGGACTTTGAAACTGGCGATGATAAATTTCAGCCCGTTATCAATGCGTTGTCTGCTTATGTGAGGTCTAATCTCGTTACAGACATCTTTGTAAGCAAAGATAAAGGTGTTGGAACAGATAAGAACTTTGAACGTGCTGAAAACGGTGAGATTACGGAATGGCAACATTTCTATCTGGAGTTACCGGACAGATTTATTGATCGTAGTGGTAGATCTATCGGAGATATTAAGGGATCTTTCCGTGATACGCGCAATGTTTTCAAGCGGTCTTTGGATGAAATTACAGAAGAAAGCTTGCTTACCATCCTGGAGCTGATTGCTCAAAATTCACTGTATAAAGGTGAGGAGTGGAAGGGTGTACTTACCGAATTCCTGAAACACAAGAGGGAATACGATAGGCTTCAAACAGATGCAGAGAAAGAGAATTATACGTGGGAGCAGTCTGTTAAGGTTGGTGGTGCTATTGGTCGTATTAGAAACCACAGCATTGGTACATTGCTAATCAACGTAAGTGAAGATATGGATCTTGATGAGGCGGTAAGGAAGTACGAAGTTATTGTTGCTCCTTCTAATTACAAACGTCCAAAGGCTATCTTCACCAAGAAAATGCTTGAAGAAGCTAAGAAAACCGTTGAAGAGCTTGGTTTTATGGACTCTCTAAGTCGTAGGTATGCAAAGCTTGACGACATTACCGTTAACAACATTTTGTTCGCGAATAGAGACGCAGCAAAACGTGTGGTCGGTGCTGATATATTCGAGGAAATGTCAAGTGATATTGCCATCGATCCGAAGAGATTTTCTCGGACCGAAGAAATTACCATTGATAACTTCCTTGAAAATATCCTACCAACAGCTAAAGAACTAGAAGTGTTCCTTGAAAATAAACATTCTGGTAATATGGTTTCGCTTATTGCTCCAGAAAACAAGGGTGCGAAAACCATGTTCAAGTGGAATAACGGATTTAGTTGGGCGTATGCCGGGAATATCACTGACAGTTCTATGAAAGAAAACGTAAAGTCTGCTGGTGGTAATGTTGATGGTGTATTGCGGTTCTCGATACAATGGAATGACGGAGATTATAATCCTAATGATTTTGACGCTCATTGTGTCGAGCCTCATGGCAACCATATTTATTATGCACATAAAAATAACCGCAACACAACCGGACAACTTGATGTTGACATACAGCGTCCCTCTCAGAATCAAACAGCCGTTGAGAATATTACATGGACAAACCGAAATCTGATGGAAAATGGTGTGTACAGATTTTATGTCCGTAACTTCGCTCATCGTGGTGGACGCAGTGGTTTCAAAGCTGAAATTGAGTTTGATGGGCAAATATTCTCTTTTGAGTACAACAAAGAGCTAAGAGAAAATGAAGATGTGCAAGTCGCAGAAGTTACATTTGATCGTAATGCCGGATTTACCATCAAAGAAAAACTCCCGTCCAATGTATCTTCCAAAGAGGTATGGGGGCTGAATACCAACCAATTTATCCCGGTGTCGGTCGTTATGTATTCACCTAACTATTGGGATGAGCAGGACAACATTGGACATCGCCACTACTTCTTTATGCTAAAGGATTGCGTGAATCCAGAGGTTCCCAATGGATTCTTCAACGAGTATTTGAAGGAAGATCTCATGCAGCATAAGCGAGTATTCGAGGCATTGGGTTCCAAGATGCGTGTTCAAGATACAGATGATCAGTTATCTGGGCTTGGTTTCTCAGCGACTCGTAGGAATGAGTTGTTGGTTAAGGTTAAAGGTCAAACAGACCGTGTTTTAAAGATAAAGTTTTAGAAAGGAGAAAAGAAAATGAGTGAAATGAACATGTTTGAGGTTGCTACTAGGACAAAGATGCGCTTCCCTTTTCGGGGACAAGTATCTGTGGAGGATTTGTGGGATCTGGGAGTTGAAGAACTTGACTCCATCTTTAAGGCTTTGAACGCAGAACTGAAGCAGACCCAAGAGGAGAGTCTTCTTAACACGCGCACCAAACGCGATAAGGAACTTGATATTCAGATCGACATCGTTAAGTATATCGTCCAGGTTAAGCAGGAAGAGGACGCTGCGCGTCGTGATGCCAAGAAACGTCGTGAGCAGAAGCAGAGAATTATGGAGCTTATGGCTGATAAGCAGGATGAAGCGTTGCGCAGAAAGTCTCTTGATGAGCTTCAGTCTATGTTGGACGATCTCGACTAAGAGGCATGAGGGGAGCAACCCTCCCCTCTATTCTCCTTATTGAAAGGAATATTTTAATTATGATACACGACGGGAAGGAATACGTAGAGGTTGAATTCTATGGTGGACAAACCATTGAACAAGCTGTAAGGTGGTTACTTGAATATAAAGAAAAGGGCGTTTTGGCCTGTGGGGTGTTTAATACTGTAACTCTGTATTCCGACACGGTGACACTTGACTCTGCTTACAAAGAAATTACAGGTAAGTCAAAAGTAGAAGTTGACGCAGATCATCGCCGTTGGATAGAAGATGCAAAAAGGGCAGAAGAAGAACATAAAAAAGCTATTCCAGCATTGACAAAAATATGGAGACATAAGGGTAGAGAAGTTTTGGCAGAAGATAAATGGGATAAGTGGGATGAAATTGTTCCCATTCGATTAAACGATTTGTACCATGGAATGGAGCTTGGAAATTGCCTTGATGTAGTAAAAATATTGAACAACGGAGGATCTTTTGACGAGGCTGAAGAGACACTTGCTAATCAGGGACATTCCGGCATGTCGTATAGCTTAGTATGTTCAATGGTAATGGAGTTTTGTGACAGAGGGAAAGATTTTTTCGAATACGTTAATTAGATAAAACAATTATTTTAAGTAAGGAGATTCGTTTATGCAAATATGTCCAGAATGCCGTGGTGCGAAAAGGGTAATTTGTTTCGGGAAAGAAACCACGTGTGCGTCATGTAGTGGCACGGGTGAAGTACCAGATGGGTTTGATCCAATCAAGGCCAGTATCTACCATGAAGTAAATAGGCGTATGAGGCTAGAGAGCGAAGGGCTGTGGGATAGGTAATATGAAAGCAATCACAATCGAAGAAGCAACCACAAACTTTAAATATAAGCAAGAGCACCGCCGCGCCTTTCAGAATCTATTCTATCAGAGGTTAGATGGTGGCGTGATTCCGAAGATGGATCTCGACGCGCTCATGGAGGGGCAAAAAGAGGATAAATCATTGTATGCGCTGGCGTGCAAAAACTTGATCAAAAAGTATAAAGAATTAAACAATTAAATTTATAAATTGGAGTAGTTTATGAAAAGTAATATGCAGGGAGCCACCGAAGAGTATCGTCATATGTACGAAGCACTTAATGAATTTGATAAGTATTTATTTAGTATCGGATGGGGACTTGACGACGCTCCATATCATGGATGGCATGGTGATCCGCTAAAAAATGAATGTGAGATATATAAAAATATATCACAAAAATATGAAGAGTTAAAAATTGTTTTAGAAGAAGCATTAGATATAACGGGGAAGTAATTTAGTATGAGACCAATAGATGCTGACGCACTAACACAAGATATTCTATCACTAACCGTTCTATACGACAATGAGTATTACAAAGGTAGAGCAGACGAGCGTAATGATATACTGCAACGCATTCAAAGTGAACCGACCGTTGAAAAGTGCGGCAAAATTGTTTGGTTCGAAGAAAGAGTATGCGGAAATCCGCTTGATGGCTACGAGTATAACTGGGGATGGCAGTGTAGTGAATGCGAATATGTTTTTGATGACGAGTATGATGACCCGGACTGTTCCCCAGACGTGAAATATTGTCCAGACTGTGGAGCGAAGATACTAAAATAAAAGGCGCATTTTAATTAAGGAGGAATGACGATGACAGAAAGATGTTCTATTTGTGGTCATTGGATGGAAGAACGCATGCAATATGGAGAACCATTATCCATATGGTACAAATGCGTAAACCCAGAATGCCCAAATGGAAAAGAAACAAAGATAACCTACGGCACATCGACTAATTAGATAAATGAAAAGAAACTTTTAATAAAGAGAAAGGAGGATAATATGTCTATTTGTAAATTTTGTGGAGAAGACGATGGGAGTACCTTTTATACGTGTAATGCTTGCGGAAAAAAGTTTTGCCATACATGTTTTAAAAAATATGATCGTCAACAATGGTTATGCCCAGACTGCATCAAAAAGCACAACCCAAGTCTATGGCGCGAAAAGAATGGAATTCCAAAGAGGGGAGGTGAGGGAATGAAGTACAAGGTTGGCGATAGGGTACAAGTAAAAAGCCTTGAAGAACTTGAAGAGTATGACAATGGCGATAATGAATATACCATATACGAAAATATGAAAGAGTTTGCTGAACAAATCGTTACCATCGAAGCTATTGATCCATATGGTAATGGAGATAAAGACTACCATATCGAAGAAGATGATGGCGAAGATTACTGGACCGATGATATGTTTTCGGGACTTGCAAGCGAATGCAAAACTCCAAAATCTCACAAATTTAAAATAGGTGATATTGTACACGGCGTAAAAGGTGCTCCATACACTTTCACAGATGAAGATATGAAACAAGGGCAAGTTATTGCTGTATACGATGTAGATTGCGACGATGAAGATGATATTAGGGTAAAGATCTTAGAACATTCAAACAATTTTCGAGTTGGTGATGAATGGAAGGTTAATAGTAAGTATTTCAAACTCGTCGAGCCAACAGAAAAAGAAAAACCAATTAACCCATGGGACACGTTGTTCAAACGAGAATATCCATCAATATGGGGAGGCTTAGATGCAACAATATCGGCTACTCCAACGTGGATATCATTCGGGGACACATGGGGAGCAGATAGAACCACTCGCAACCCCGGAGACCGTGTGCGCCTAAAGGACGCCGAATTGCTAACTAATATCCTCAACGAATCTCCCTGGGCAGACAGAGGTATTCTGCAAAGGGCTGGGCAAGTTGTTACTATTGCTGGACCACATAGTCTTAACAAGACGTGGTACAAAATAAAGGAAGACACAAATACTTATTCAGAAGAAATGTTTAATTAGAAAGGAGGAGAAAGATGAAGTTTCAAGTAGGAGATATTGTATGCGGCACATCTGACGAATATGGATATACAAATACGCATATGACCAGAGGTGAAGTGACGGGGATAAGAGAAGACGGGAAAGTCTATATAAAAATTTTAGAACATACTTATGGGCACTGTGTAGGTGACGCGTTCCCGGTTGATCCAGATGATTTTAAATTGATTAAAGAAATAAAGAAAGGAGATGTAAAAATGACTAAGAATGCACGGAAGGTAAAGAAAGATTTTGAAGCAAAAATCGAGGAGATGGAGCAGGACTTTAAGAATCAGATGAAGTCCAAGGACGAAGAGATTGAGGAACTTCAGGAGAAGCTTACGAAGAAGGACCGTGAGTTTGCCAAGAAGGATGCAAAGAAACAGTACGACCACGAGATGGAGATCGAAAACATTAAGTTGTCGAACGCTCGTGAAATGAGCGAGAAAGACATCGACCACACCGAAGAACTTACCGAGCAGAAAGAGACCATTATTGGCCTCAAGGCAGAGAATGAGCGTCTTGAAAGCACCGTTAAAGCCTTGAAGAAGCTTGGTGTGTCCGAAGAGATCCTAGCTGAGAATAGCACCTTGAAGGCCCAGGTAAGCGGACTTGAGTACACCGTGAAGCACATTACTGATTTGCTTGATGAGTGCCGTTCTGAGAAGGACTTCGATAAGGTATATGGTCTTATTAAACAGGCTCAGGAATATGCTGATGAGCGTACACAGAAGATTATGGATTCCGTATCTAAGATGATTCCCGACATGCCGGAAATAAAGGTTGTGAGTCAAGTTGTTACACCGGAGGAAGACTAAAAGTTTAATTACCAAGTGGTTGGCATATGGAAAAGTTGTCTGTGTGCCAACCACAATATCCTTAAATAAGGAGTAACTATGAAAGATATAAAACTCCACCCCAAGAGTGAGAAATTAATCAAAGAAACTTTTGGCTGGTATACACAAGTAGGTCAGCCAATTGAAAAGATCAACGGTCGATGTGTGATACATATGTATCCAACCGAAGATACTTATGACGAAAACGGAGAGTTAGTCGGATATAGAGATGCATTATTCTTCAACGTTCATGTTTATGATGCCGAAAATAGGATCTGCTATATCAGAAATAGAGCTGACGCCATCACGACGGGTGATGTAGGCGTAACGGTTAAATACTTTAAAGACGGTAGTACTATGCTTGTTATGGACGGAAATATTGACATTATATACGGACAAGCAATTTGTATACACAAAGAATTGAAATAGGAATTTTATGTAAGGAGTAAATTATGATTGTTTTTATGTCATTGATAACACTAATGATTGTTGTTAATGCGTGGTGGAATTTGACCCCAATTGATTGGTCAAGATATAGCAATGAACGCATTAAGGGTATTTTTATATTAATATTTTTATTTCTTGGATTAGTAGGATTTTTCGTTTTCCCATTTGTATATCAATATGATGACACGACACAATTAGTTGTTACGTCTGAGGCTCCAATTTATTCCGTAGTTGATAATACTAGCGTTTCCGGTGGTTTCTTTCTTGGGTGTGGTTATACTGGGTCAGACCTTAATTACTACTACATTACTAAAGATGAATTCGGAGAAAATGTAAATAAAGTATCAGCAACTAGCACCTCTATCAAAACAATAGATGGTGATCCAAGAATTGTCCAATACGAATATCAGCACACCAAAAAGGGACAGGGATGGTTTGTAATAAGGGCTTGGTTCCCACTCAAAAAGCGTACTGTGCTTGAAGTTCCCGAAGACACTATCAAATACGATTATAATATTGATCTTCAATAGGGAGGAAATTAATAATGCCTTGTAATTGTCAGAGCGAAATGAAGAAAAAGTTTAAAGAGAAACTATATCCCAACGCAACCTCAATCGATGGTCAGTATGAAATATTATCTGGACGCGCCTATATGAATTACACAGTACACGAAGAGGGTAAAAAGAAGCCTGTCGAGGTTCCCGTTTTATTGAGTTATTGTCCGCATTGCGGAGAACCTTATGATACTTCAAAGCCGGAGACAGAATAGTGTCTGACACAAAAAAATCATTTAAATACACCTATACTCGTCCTAGTCTTGACTGGTTCGAATATGTTGATGTTGAAATAAAACCTGACGACTATTACTACTTTAAACTTAATCGCAGATTTGGCCCGTCTTGGTGGCTTATTGGGACAAACCCAGTTGACGAACCAACATACCATTGGAAAGAAACAGAAATAGGGAAAATAAACGAAGAAGACCTGGTACGATTTATTAAGTGGGCAGAAACCGATATAGGTAATAAGATAACCTCAATAGATATGATCTGCGGCTCATTCAACGTGTTTGAAGAAACAGAAAAAATTCTGAAACCATTACGTAAAAGTGGATGGGCACCACAAAAATACACCGAAGAATTATTTAAATAAAAAGAACAATTTAATAAAGGAGGATTAGTAATATGGTAGACATTGAGGATATGAAATCATGTATACAGGAATGGATGGCACAGGGGCCAAGTGCCGTTTGCCTCGCAAAAACGTATGCTGAAATCAGAACAGAATTAGATAAACAACTTGAATTTTGTATGACTGTATTTACAGAACCGGAGTACGACGAATCATGAAGTTTGTGGTGGTGGTGCTGGCACTAATTGCCTTCGTGCTTGTAGCGATTGGATTTGTAACTGTAAATACAAAGGTTAGTAAATGGTTTTTGTATTCTGGACTATTCTTGTCTGTTGTGACCATGTTTGCTCTCGCAGCACTAAATTTCGTATAAGGAGACAATTATGAAACACAGGACTGACAAAAGGGGTAAATGGTATAGAACCATGTGTCTCGAATGCAATCTACGCTGTTGCAGGTCGATGAAATCTCGATTTCAATCATGGTGGGAGATGTGGAAGTATTTTAGAGAGTGCAAGAGTGACCAAGTAACTTTTGATAAGTTGAAGAAAGAGAGTATGAAATGAGCGGTGGTTATAGGGTAGTGACATTGTGCGGGAGTACGAGATTCAAAGACGCATTTGAACGAGCACAAAAGGAATTAACCTTACAGGGGTACATTGTTATTTCGGTTGGACTATTTGGACATGCCGATCAGGAATACGAAAAACGGATTACGGATGATGTAAAAATTATGTTAGATGACATGCATAAGCGGAAAATAGATATGTCTGATGAGATATATGTAATTAATGTCGAAGGATATATTGGCGAAAGCACGGCTTCGGAGATCGCATATGCAAATACAACAAACAAAATGGTTAGATATTTAGAATATTGAAATGGCAATTTCAAGAAAGGAGAAAATCTATGAGTTTAAAAGAAAAGTATTTAAAGAACTACAGAATTGTTGAAACTAGAGAAGGAAATTTTTATTTAGTCGTACGCGATGCTGACTGTCCCTTTCGCGACGGAGGAGTGGATTTACTTTCTGGAGTAAACAATGGTGCTGGATTTATGCTAATTGAGAGCTTTTCTGATGATCTTACTACACCAGACTTCTGTTATGAAAAAAGTAGATATGATATTATTGCGGTTTATAAAATCATTAACAATTTAATACATAAAATATTTAATGATAATGGCGAAATTGACAAATCTCAATTATCATTGATATGGAGACGCGAACCATCTCGCAAAACCATGACCGTATCTCAAATTGAAAAAGAACTTGGTTATCCAATTGAGATCATCAGTGAAGAAGATGTTTGAACTTATCTTTGTAGCTATCATTATGGGAACACAAATCATATTTGCTTGTGCAGGACTATCGTTAATAATCGCTTTATTATATGGCGAAATTAAATTACTAAAAACAGAAAGGAATTAATTATGCAGGTACTTGACATTGTAACTTTTCAGGACGCAGCAACCGCTACTGGTTACGGAACAGCACATGCTGTTGGATCAGCAAATCAGGTAGCAATCTATGTAACACGGACGGGAGACGCCTCTACGAGCACAGTAAATTTCGCTGGCAAAGATGTAGACGGTAATTGGTATGCGGTTTATGCAACCCTTCAGGTTGACGGAAGTAAAGCAACGTCTACAGAAGGTAAAGACGAGTGTTGGATTATTGACACAACACCTTGGGTTGAGATCCGTACTGGTATTAGTGCAATCTCTGAGGGAGAAGACGACTCCGTGACCGTTAAGGGTAGGTTTGTAAATACGGCAGCTTAAGTTAAAATGCTTCTTTCATCTAAGGGCGGGTCGGGGAATAGGTAGACCCTAGGCAACACAGATATGGGAATAGCCGTTTCATTTCCCAACCGAACGCATCAGCAGATGTGAAGTGATACCCGGAAGCCTTCGGCAAAGGTATGCGGTATAGAGGGAGCCTAGCAATGCCACGAGGCCACGGTGCGTCTTGTGTGGTGACTTTACGGGTTAGCCTGTCAAATCCACACCCCGCCCATTTCGTTTTATTGGAGGATAAAATATGAGTAAACCATATATAGAATTGATAGGTTGCGATAGCGGCGATTGGTCAGTATTAAGAGTTAATCTTGGAGAAGATTTCAAAAGAGAAGGGCACTCAATTTCCGACTATGACTGGATGGCTTTATTAAATCTTCTAGGGTTTGAGGTAGATTACAAAATAATCAGCGATGAAGATATGGAATATGGGCGGTATTAAGATGTATGCCGTGATTCAATGGGTATGCACTAAGAAATGCGCAAAACAAATACTGGGACACCTTAAGGATGCTGACGAGATGTTTTGGGATATGCGTCGAGACATTCTTTGTATCAAAGAAGATGGATGCGATAAACTCATATTTCCAAACGACTGTATAAAGTTTGTTTAATGAAAATTATGTTTTAATAAAGAGAAAGTTTAATAAATGAAAGTAGATATATTTAATACTGACAAAAAATACAATATTGTTTACGCAGATCCCCCTTGGAGCTACAGAGATAAGTGCCGCTCAGGTCAACGTGGAGCAGAATATAAATATCCATGTATGAATATCAGCGATATTAAAAATCTTCCGGTTCAATCTATTACCGATCAGGATTGTGTTTTGTTTCTCTGGGCAACATTTCCAATGATTCAAGAAGGATTAGACACGTTAAAAGCATGGGGTTTTACATATAAAACAGTTGGCTTTGTCTGGGTTAAGAAAAATAAGAAATCTGACTCATGGTTTTGGGGGATGGGTAACTGGACAAGAAGCAATAGCGAAATATGTTTACTCGGAACCAAGGGACGCCCTAAAAGAATAAGCGCGGGTGTACATTCTGTTATTGATGATCGAATTGAAAAACATAGCAAAAAGCCAGACTCAGCACGAAAACGAATTGTAGAACTGTGTGGGGACATCCCTAAAATCGAACTATTTGCACGGCAAAGTATGAGTGACTGGGATTGCTGGGGTAACGAAGTATAAAGCAGTAAAAGTTTAATAAAACCTAGATTTTAAGTAAGGAGTAAACATGACAGATAAATCACTAATGGGAAGTAGGCTTGCTGGTGGTAACACAGCGTACAGTCGCAACCAGTCCGATTACTACCCAACACCACCAGACGCGACAGAAGCATTGTTGCAGCACTTATCCCTACCGCAAAATACATACATATGGGAACCAGCTTGCGGGGAGGGGCACATGGCTGATGTATTTATAAAACATGGACATAGGGTTATAGCATCAGATTTGATATATCAGGGATATGGGGATGGAGAGGTAGATTTTCTTACAGCAGATTTGCCAAATGGCGTTGAATGGATAATTACAAATCCACCATTTAATTTAGCAGAAGATTTTGTTCGTCGCTGTTCTACACATGGTAAACCGTTTGCTCTTTTGCTTAAGTCACAATACTGGCACGCAAAGAAAAGATACGAATTGTTTAAAGAGGTTCAACCAACAGAAATACTTCCGCTTACTTGGCGACCAGATTTTCTATTTAAAACAAGGGGAAGGGGATCTCCCGTTATGGATTGTTTGTGGTGTGTATGGAATGGCAAGGATACAAAAACATCATATCACCCGCTATTGCGCCCACAATAAAAATTTAATTATGAGGTGACATTATGAGTAATAGAACAGCTTATGAATCATACCTACGATGGCATGAATACACACTTGGAGATATTGATGACCCAATGACTTATACAGAGTGGGAAGCAGAACTATGGAATATCGGAATTGATCAAGAAAGGAGTGGAGAGTAATGTGTAACTCATTATTATGGCTTAAACATGACAACGAAAACGGCGATGAAACATTAACGGCTTGTGTATCCCTAAAAATAGTACCAGATTATGGACTCACTTACAAATTAACCGCAACAGACATATTGGGGCAGGAAGTAATAGTAAGCAATGCTACGGGGCTAAATACCAAAGATTCAACCGAATTATTTAATAGAATAGCAGAACATGCACTTGCTTTTGATGTAGAAGGCCAACTAAGCGAAATCAAATTAGACAAATAAAATTGCGCTTTCAAGTAAGGAGAGAATATGAATTACGGATCAAACTTCTTTATCCCTAACGGGGCACTGAAAGAAGATCGATTACGTCAAGAAGAGGCTGCTAAAAGAAATGCGATACATCGGTTTATGGATGAAATCGAATTAGACAAAGTGTATACATTCAGAATGACACGCGAAGAAAGATTTGATACTTTGTATGGCCCAGGAAGATATATTGAATATCGCTATGAGATAAACGCCGTGCCAGAAATCACATTATCAAATGTCAGTTCGTTAGTAGTTCCTCTTCCTCCTCACGAACACTTTATATCTCGTGTATGGAAAAGTATTAAGTATATTGTTAAAGGATAAGATTATGATCAACACTAACCCCTTCGACCCAGATCCCGTAACTGATTGCGAACAATGTCCTAATTGCGGTACATGGTGTGTACCGAAAGATGATGAGGATGGACTATGTTTTAATTGTCGTACAGCAAAAACATATAAAGATTTTGATAGAGCAATGGAACAAGTTAAATCCGCCACGGACATTACAGACGATGATGTTGCAAAATTAACTGATATAGCACAACAATTCGGACAAGAATTAAAAGAAGGAGGAAATTAATAATGGATGAAAAACGATGGTGGTGGGTAGTGTCATTTCTATACGGAAATGATAATCCAAGTCTTGGAGAGTACAAATGTGCTATAAATCGTGGTGAGCTATCTATCGATATGTACAATCTGTTTAAGGACGAAATATCAAAAATCTCTAAATCACCCAAAGATGAAATTGTATTATTGTCTGTAATAAATTTTGGAGAATATAAGGAGACAAAAGATGCGTGAACACAAATTTGTCATAGTAAGAACACGAAGGGGTAGCGTTGTAGATTGTTATAGCTTTATGACACCAGACTACAACAAAGGAAATACTTTGCCAACACTTATGAGTCCAAATAAAGTTGCTGACGAAATAGACTTATTGCATTTTGTAGGCGGTAAACTGGTGGTTCAGCTAAAAACAAAAAGAACTAATGGGGAAAAAGATTATACGGTTACAGAAGACGTACATTTTGAAGAAGGAATTGTGACCGGGGTAGAGATATATACGGAATTTGTTTCTGCAAGGGGTAGAAAGTCTTAATTGAAACGGAGGTTTTAAGAAGTGCGTTGTATTAATGGAGAGGTATTTCTATCGTCAGAAGAAAAACAAACTATGAAAGATTTTAAAGAATGGCTAAAAACGTACTTGAAAAACTCCAATGATCCATATCTATTACCAATCAAACTAGACTTGTAAAGGGAGGAAGGAAAACAAAATGAAAAGGATTGAACTATACGAGTGTGAGAAGTGCGGATTTAAGCACCAAGATGAGCAAGACTGTAAAGATTGCGAGGCTTCTCATTTCGGTGTCGGACAAATTGTAGATATCGACTACTATCCTGGCTCTATATATCCATCCCGCATCCTTGTAAAAGCTCCCGATGGGGAACATAGAGTATACAGTGTGGAAGAATTGGGCGAAGATTCGCCAGAGGTAACTTGGACAATTCGTATGAATAGAAAGAGAGGATTAGTATGAATTTAATTATGAAGAAGCATGGCTGCTTATATACAACCACAAACAACGTAAAGCGTATTTCCTTCTCGGACAAATTTGCTACCATCATGAATGATTCGATACACACTATTCCTACCCATAAAATTGTAGGGGTGTTCTCATGAGGGTGATTGCATTTGATCAAGCCAAGGTAACTGGATACGCAGTATATGAGGGTGAAGATTTAGTTAAGTATGGCATTTTAGATTGTAGTCAGCATAAAGACATCGCCAAGCGTAATCACGGAGTTGTAAATCTTATTCTTTCAACGATTAAAAGATATAACGGCGAAGTATTTGCGATAGAGGATATCCAGTATCAGGGCATATTGAGATCCTACAAACCCTTAGCTAGATTGCTCGGAGCCATCGAGGTTATGATGACCGAACATAACTTTGCATATGTTATCGTTAAACCCGGAGAATGGCGCAAGGCATGTGGTATCAAGGGGCGCAAGCGGGAAGAACAAAAGGCGAACGCAATCACTTGGGTAAAAGAAAAGTTTAATAAAGATGTGTCTGAAGATGAAGCGGATGCAATTTGTATCGGGTGGTATTTGGTAAAGAGAATGGAGAAGAAATGATTTATGAGAACTGTAGTGCAGAAATGGAAGAAAAGAAGGTAGACGTTCAATTAGACATCGGAGAATGCTACGCAGTATTCAGAGACATCAGCGCATACATCTGCCCTGAGTGTGGAGCACAAGACATTACGGACGCAGAGATTAGACTTGATGAGGCAGAAATAGTGCCGAAGGAAGGTACAAATGATCGATGATTCATTGTCGGTGAGTGAGGCAACTGAGGTATTACAAAAAATGTTTTCTGAAGCCGGTATGCTTGATGAAAATGGAAATTTTAAAAAAGAATACGCAGAAATAATAGATAGGCTTAATTCTATTCCATTAATTCATGCCATACCAATTTCAGATATGGAAGTCGCCTTAAAGTTAACGAATCCCGGAAAAGATGAAAACTAAATTTTATCTTAGAATACCTTTCACACGTCCCGTCTCCCGTCAGAAACATTATTTAATACAATAGAATCTAAACTTAAAACAATTCATAAGGGGTAAACTATGGGTAAAATAACTTTCACCGTAATTGAACTAAATAAGCCATCTAGAGAGGCGATAGAGAATCTTAATCAAACCGTCTCCCGAATAATTAAATCCAAAAAGCCCTGAAACACGGGCTTTTCTTTTTATCTTAAATACAGTAAATGACTTACATGCCACTGGTGGCATAGATGCTATTTACACCATTATAAATACTCTACCTCTAATACCACATTGTCATCTTGACGATTATAAATAATACGCTTCACAATAGTTTTCAGTAATATATTTTGCTCTTGAGGAGTAGACGCCTTTTGCCACTTTATTTTAAATTCTTCAATCCGACTATTTAACTCAGCCCTCGTATATGTGGTTACGCTTGCTATCTCGTTCTCGATTCTATCTATATTTTTTCTAAGGTTTTTAATTTTATCATCTAGCTTTTTCTTTTCTTCGCCAAATTCAGTTAGATTATATACACCCATCGAGTATGCATCTTTAATTCGGACTAGTGCCTCGCTATACTGTTTAAGCTGCCTTTCTAAATCAGCTATCGAAGATTCCTTTTCGGCAATGTCATTTTGATTTAACTGAGATTTTTCTATAATCTCAGTATCAAAATGGCTTGTAATCACCATATTATACAAGTTATCATAAAACTCTTCCGACAGCTTAACACCACGCTGCGGACATTTTTCTCCCGTAGGATACGTGAAGCTACATTTAGTAAAATTGAACTTCTTTCCCGTTTTAACTTCCACACGACCATTACCCGCATAATGCATAGCATGTCCACACAGTTTACAATACATAAGACCGCTAGTAGGGAAAGATCCAGACCTAGCCCTACTTGGCGTTTTAGAGTGTTTCTTCATGATCGCCAATATTTTTCTGTGTTCATCTTCAGTTTTTAATATCTCCCAATCACCGCGCCCAATATACCATTCTTCCCTATCCCTTTTGCGCACAGCCTTCTTAACATTATTTTTATCTGTTTTATATTCGTATTTACCATATATTGAATACCCCATATGAAACTCAGAACGAAGTAAACGCCTTATAGTATTATGACGCCATAAGCCACCTGTTGGTCCAGGATAGCCTAATTTGTTCATTTTGATCATTAGCTTTTCAGTGCTATATTCACCAGTAAGATATAGCCTCTTCATCAATAGGTAAATTTCCTTTTGTTCTGGATCTGTCAATACGTCAGCATCAATTTCTTCTTTGCCTCTTTCGTTAATGAATATTCTTTTTCTATATATGTATGGATAAGGTGGTTTCCCATTAGTCCATTTTCCATCCTTAGCCCCAAGCTTTTTGCCGCGTATAAAACGCTCCTTAATTATTCTAAGTTCTGTGTTGGCAAACACACCCTGAATACCTAACATAGTTAGGTCGTTTGTATCATTGACGTTGTAAACCCTCTCTGGCGTAGCTATATAGCAATTCGTGTATTGCATGGTTTCAATTATTGTACCAAAATCTTTGCTGCTTCCCCTAGACAGTCTATCATAAGCAGCAACGAGTACGGCGTCCCATTTACCGTCCGCTATATCATCTAGTAACACGAGCATCTTAGGGCGCGTAGCAAGCCTTTCTCCAGAAAGAAGATCCTCTTCGTACTCTGTATAATTCCACCCTTGTTTCGTGGCATACTCAGTTAATAGGAGTCTGTGTTTGGATAGTACATCTTCGTCATCTCCACGACTCTTTCTTAAATAAATAGCTACGTCTTTTATGTTCATAACGTCACCTCGAAATTATTGTACGTTAAGAACGCAATTAAATCAAGACATAAAAAAAAAGACGACCCGAAGGTCGCCTTAAATAAAACTTCCGTTTTAATAAACTAATTTTGCTTTAGCCTCGTCCATCTTCTTTTTCAGGGATTCAACTATAGCTTTGTACGCCTCTATATCCCTTTTTAGCTTGGCGTTTTCTGCCACTATGCCCTCAGCAGCATTATTATCTTCGGTGGGGGAGACATAGGGGACATTGAGAAATGCGCACACGCCACGACAGATATCTTCAGCCGTTTCTTTTTGAAAGAACTCTTTTAGCATCAAGTCTGCTTCGGGGCGATAATCCATAAAACCACACTCAACAAGTACGGCTGGCATTGCAGTTTTTCTAGTAACGTAAAATCCGCCAGCTTTAATACCACGATTTTCCTGCTCGGTTCCTTTAACCAATTCCTTCTGGATGAGCGCAGCAAGTCTAGGCCCAGTAGAGGATGTGCGATAATACCAAGTCTCAACGCCACCCGCGTTGCCGCCCCACTGATCATCACCAGCATTATAATGTATAGAAACAAATACATCTGCTTTGGCATTATTCGCAACAGCAACACGATTCGGTAGTGAGTGATCCGCATCTCCGGGAGCACACATGACGGGAGTAATGCCACATCGTATAGCGGCCTGTCTTAAAAATTCGGCGCATCTACTGTTAAAATCATTTTCAGGTATATAAGAACCATCTTCATACTTAGGAGTCCTTTTACCAGAGGTCTTAGCGCCATGTCCATCATCTATTGCAAGAACCATCTTGCACCTTCTTTCATAATCGAAATCGTCATAATCATCCAGGTCGTATTGCTCAATTAACGCAATCAAACGTCCGGCATATTGAGGATCTGTGGCATACCCACATTCGTGAACAGCCACACAAGCATCTACATAATTTGTTGATTCTCTAACTGGTATATATCTGTCTTTGAGTAAGAATTGTGTATGGTCTCGTATGCTGTCAGCCCAAGAATCATATTTACGAAACTTTGCATATACACGAACTTTATATTTACCATTTGATTGTGGTTCATAAGAAATATAATCCTTTGGTAAATCAGAGTAATACTCAGTAGTAGCTATTTGTACAAAATCGTATTGGTCGCCATCTCTCCATTTGATACCAAATAAATTGTTGCCTTCTGCGTATTTACCCCACCCAGATTCTAAAATCGCCTGAGCGATTGTCAAACTTGCTGGAACACCGTAATCTTTGTGTCCTTCTCTTGCTGCGGGTGCAACAGCGTCTATAAACTCCTGTTGATTCATTACACACCCCTAATGAAAAAAATAGTGCCATATGGCAAAATAACCACTGGCACTTCATAATTAAACTCTTAGTTTAAAATCCCTGACTATCCGTTGGGTTATTCAAAATGCCAAACAGGGTCAGCATTTCTATCACGGCGGTACCAACAATTTTAACCTCTTCGGCAATATTGTTAGGCACGAACAATGCCAGCACCACAAGTACCTGAGCAAGTATACTTACCCACACAACTTTACTTTGCAATCTGTTTTGATTCATTATCATTTGTCCTCCTCAAGACAATTAGTTAAATAATTATTAATCTCTTTCTTCGATTTAGAAAGATTTCCATTAGCTTTTTGTGTCTCAAAATAATCAAGCATACCTAAGTTGCAACGGAACAAGATCGCTATCTCTTTTGCACGAGCCTTGTTACATTCACGAAGTTCTTGAAGTTCTAATTTTACTTCTTTTAATTCCCCACGAATCTCATCAAAGATCTCCATGACGGGTTTCAGTGTTTCAGCTTTTCGTTTTTCATTCTGTGCCACGATCCACCCCACAAAAGCTACGAGTCCGCTAACTACTCCAAAAAGAGACACAATGGCACCAGCTATGATGCCAACAATTTCCCACACAGACATGTAACTTCTTCCTTTGTGATTAAGATTTTAGAAGTTTCAATAAGAAGTCGCCGCACAGAACGGCGATGAAATGAGCAATTTAATTCTAACTTACCGATTCGCGTTATCTTTCTCCCCAAATATTAAACACTGTAACTTCTGTATCAACCACACCATATTGAACGTTATATATCCTAATCTTTATATAGACCTGTCCTGTCACAGCACTTACATCGACAGAGTTCGTCTCGCTTCCCTCGTTTGTCAAGGTGCCCGTGTCTACAATAAAATTGTTATCGGTATTTGCTGTCGCGACACCAAATTTAAAATAGTCACCACTCCTATGAGCCGCAAAATAAGTGTCTAAATACAGTGTATTAATATTAGTTACGTCAACCTGAGACAAAGAGCAACAACTACCACTACCCTCGCCAGTATTATAAGCAATTATTGTCATAGAAGCTGGATCTTTAACAAGCGTTACCGTGCCATTATTTATATACGTAATTGCATACCCTCCGGTTCGAGTAGTATACTCATTACCTTCTTTGTAATAATAAACTTCACTAGAAGTCATTGGTCTCGCTCGAAAAATCATAGCACCAACACCTTAATCGGAATATCTATAGCCGGGGCACCACCATGGGCTTTAAGCACAATTGACCCACTTGTTTGCGACTCACCAGCAATCAACGCACCCGCAAACGCCTCTACTTGTGCAGTTGTAGCCCCATCGTCAATATCAAATATAACCGGGCACGTAGCAGAATATATAGCGGCATTGCTTACGGTATATTCGTCGCTACTCCAACTTGCAGAGGATAGAGTAGCAGTAAAGGTTTGAACTCCGCCGCCACCTATATTTACAGAACCTCTAGCCATATATCTACACCACCTTCGTAACTACGTAATCAAAAATAATGGCGGTGCTAGGAGCAGAATTTGCATAAAACGTAAAGCCACCATTGTAAGAATCGTTTGCAGGAGATAGTCCACACGCAGACGCATCTGAGATTGAGTCTTTGTCTATCTTTACATCTACGATGTCGTCTTCCGTGACGGTCGTGTCGGCAAAATCATACTCATAAGCGTAATCGCTTCCAGATGCTACCCATCCAGAAGTAGGAAGGGTGTTGGCAGTATCTATAGTCCAAACCTCACTGGCAAACAGCATATAGTCAGCCATAGCGTCCTTTAACAACAGATATAAACCCTGCTGTCCGTCGCCGTCATAATCGGTTCCAATTGTGGCATAAGTAATCCCGCTAGTAGCTGAAGTCCAACTTAAATTGCCGGTTGTCGAACGGGGAAAAGTCATGCCAAGTTCGTCATACTTAGCTCTCTCGTCAGACATATTTACGCCAGAACTTGCATTAGGAGCTAACGGCAATTCGCTTTTAGCCATTTAGCATCACCTCTATTCAACTGGGTCGGGGTGTCGTTTTAGAGTTTCTTTAATTTGAAGTGCTTGTGCCTCAGTAATCTTTTTATTAAATACTTCGCTTGTATCATCTTGAGCAATTACAGTACCCAATTCTTTATCAAAATTCACTTCATTTGCAATTGGTAAAATCGAAACATTGATTTCATTCGTCAGCCATCCCTGAAAGCCGGATTGAACCGCACGAGCAATTTCTTTCTTGTCGAAGCCACACTTGTCCCAATCAATTTTCCCATCTTTGTCTCTATCTAAATTAAGACCTAAAGCCTCTGATGTGTAGTAATAGTGTTGAGCCATTAACCAAACCTCCTTTATAATAATTTCAATTATTTTTTTAGGGCGACATAGGCATTGAGCACACTGCCAATGCACCCCACATAAACCTCGTCTCCGCCAGCAAGACTCTCGCCAGACTTGTTGGGGATCACGGTTGTATTACTAGAATCATCGCCAGCAAAATAGAGGGTTGTTGCTTTGGTTGTGCTGTTATAGGCGGTAACGGTAGCAGATCTATAAAAGACTACATTGAACTTTTTCATGTAGCTTCTAAAGTATTTATCATCGGTCATGCGGCGGACAGCATCGTAAATACGCCTGTCTAAATTGCGATTTGTTGAAACGCCCATTTTATTTAGATCAACTCCTCGGTCTTTGAGGCATGGATGGTCATTTGACCGCCAATACCCAAAGGAATTGTTAATTCGTTAATTAAAAATCGGTCTCGATTAAGACCAAGAGACGCATCGGTAAGCGTAATTACATTATCTACATCGAGGTGATACATGGGGATAGCTGTAAGACTAATTTCACTGTATAAGGCGGTCTTGCGCTTTAACTCGTAGTTGGCACGTGCCTCAGCAAGGGCATCCGTGTTGATAACTGAATCCTCGATGACCAATGTACGTTGATATCCAAGATTTTGAATTGAAGTAGGACTTGCAAGATTAGTATTCTGTGCTTCATATAAAGCTATATTGCCATCTACATTGTCACCAATAACACGCACCGCATTATACACATCACTAAATTTATACGTTACAGTAGAACCAAGATAGTTAAATTCTTCTGTTGAAAAATCCCATAGACTACCTTTGAAGTCATCATTAGAATCTTGTTCAAAAACCATTTCGCCATTGACATTGTAATAAACATTCGACGAAAGCATACCCTGGATGTCAATAATGATATTACCCATCATGTCTCCAACTTCTTTTCGAAGCGTATAAGGTGTAACCTCACTCGCGTATGCCTGATCTAATACGGGTATTCTAATATCTGTAGGTAAGTCAGAGGTGCTTGTACCATTGAGTAATTCGCGCAAAACCGTATAAATGTTACTGCCAACGGGCACTATATATGTAGAATTAAGTTCGCCACCAACAGTTCCATCCAACATACCAAATTTATCAACCGCTTTAATGCGTAAGGTCTTTGAGCTAATATAACTTTCGGCGTCAGGATTATTGAGAACAAACACGCCTTGTGGCAACCAAAAATCTTCCCCGTTTATTTCTTCACCAAGCCAAAGCTTAATCTTACTACCTAGCCATAAACCTTCAATATTGGGGAGATAGTCACCGCTTGTATTATTTAGCGTCAAATCGAGTTGTCTACGCAATCCGTTTACATTCGATATTCGCAAAGATCCAGATGCATTTATAAGATCAGTAGTAATTGATCTATATACAGATTCATCTTCACGATGAAGAAGTTCGACTTTTATTTTAGGCTTACGATACTGAGTTCGAAGTTTGGTATAGTAATCATTTATCGTTGGCATAACTTAACTCTCCAACAAATCGGCGGCTTCTATAAAATCAAACGAAACCGAATAGACCTGTTCAGATAAGTCATCATTGATAGGCGTTTTTTGATGATTAATTGTAATACCGCGATACACTTCGCCCTTACGAGTCTTGAAAATCTTTTCTTGCCCGTTGTTAATAAACGCTTTTAACGTATCAAGTAATTCAACAGTCTGAGACAGATCACCGTTGTCATCTTCGCCAACAACAGCAGAAATGGTACAACGCATAATATTTTTATCCACAAACGAATAAGCATTGCGCTCAGTAAATGTTTCATACTCAGTCATCGACGTATCGTTTGCCATAGTTCCACTAATAGCGTTTAAATCGAATTTATAAGCAGTCCCGTCACTAGGATCTATAAGAAAATATCCATAGTAATCAACTGTTACAGGATCGGATTCTAATGCTTCTCCAACCTCTTCGTTTGTATATGGATATATATCATAAATATAAGTTTTACCTAATTGGGCAGTTGTATCTATACAACCGGTCTCAGTTATGTCTGGTTCACATATAGTCTCAGCCAAACTACTACCTTGCTCCCGACGTGTTACAGTCCATCCAACTAACGGATTACCAGAATCTATAACAACATTACCTGCGTCTAAGGTATCTTCAAAATTGGCTAACAAAATAGTAGTACCGCCCCATGACGGAGCGTATAAATCAAGTGTATAGGCGTCTACAACCGATTGACTAACCTCAACATTTTGAATGTGTAGTTTGTCAAAATAAGCAGGTCCAGATAAAGTTACCGTGTCATACGTCTTGTCGTCTGGAACAAGAGGGGTGGGGCCAGCAAAAATATTAAAACCAAAAGGTACAACGCCTAAAAAAGTTCCACTATAAGATGTAGACATTCACTAACCCCCTATGCTTCAGGATATATCCACTGTTGAATAGATACGTAACTCGGTGTTACAGCGATAAAATACACACCATCATTTACATCGATAGCATCAAAGATCTCAAACAAAACGGAATGCCCAGCAAACTGAATGTAAAAATAATCATTTGTTAAATCTGTTTTAAACGCAATGCGAAGATAGTCAGATGTACTACTGTTGGTTAAGTCGAATATTGGAAATAAAGAAAATCCAGCATATTGAAAATTCTTGACCCCACCAATGCCAGTTGGGAGTAAGTCTGGACTTAACGCTCCATCCTCGTCAACAACAGTAAGCGTGTCTGGATCTAACTCATAAAAACGACCAAGATAATCGGTCGTGCCCTTAATACCACCGATACCAGCCACATTGGTACTCGGAGCATTGATACCAACACCACTTAAATTGGCTAAGGTATCCGGGTCTATTTCATATAGTTTATCTGTTGCGTCGGCGTCACAATGGAATAATCTATCATTCATTCCGCCAATACCATTTGGATAAGTACTTGGAGAAGAAACCCCAACTCCACTTAAATTGGCTAAGGTATCTGGATCTATTTCGTATAGCTTGTCAGAGTCCCGATCACAACAATATATTTTATTGTTGATACCACCAATACCAGTAGGAGATGTACTCGGAGAGGCAACCCCAGAGCCGCTTAGATTCGCTAGTGTATCAGGGTCTATCTCATATAGCTTACTCGCGTCGCTGTCGCAATGATATAAGCGACTATCAGTGCCACCCACACCACCAGGGGCGGCAGATGGGGTAGACACCCCGCTTCCACTGAGGTTGGCAAGAGTATCTGTATCAAGTTCAAAAAATTTATCTGAAGATCCCGTACACAAGTATAATTTTTGTGCATTCCCGCCAATCCCAGCCGGAAACCAATCTGGAGACTCTACTCCATAACCACTCAAATTAGCAAGTGTGTCAGGATCTATTTCGTACAAACGTTGCGCCGTAATATCACACGCATACAATCGTTCAGCTATTATAGTGGACTCATAATCATCGTTGCCGGAACAAAAAAGTCTTTCTTGTATACCGCCAACATCAACGGGCACAAAATTTGTTATTGTAGAACCAGTCCCACTCAAATTGGCCAGTGTGTCAGGATCTATTTCGTAAAAGGCTTCTGTTATATAGTCACAATGAAATAACCGACTAGCCAATCCGCCTATTCCATGGGGATAAGGACCAGGAGTGCTTACACCAACACCGCTTAAATTAGCTAATGTATCTGGGTCTATTTCATAAAAAACTCCAGAATTATCATCACAATGATAGACGCGACCATTGGTTCCCCCAATACTTTTAGGACTAGTATTTGGAGTGGATACACCACTGCCACTAAGGTTAGCCAAAGTCGTTGGGTCGATCTCATAAAATTTAAGTGTAACTGCACTACTTGTATATAAGCGATTTTGCGTTCCGCCTATACCCATAGGTGTAGCTCCGGGAGTTGTTACGCCTCCCTCGCTCACGTCAAGTAAGGTGTTAATACTAATTTGATAGATTTTATTTAATCCTGCGTCCACAGAATATAATCGCTCTACCTCAGCCGCAAATGGAGAAAATACGAATGTACTTGTGAAGTCAACGGGAATATTAACGTCCCAATACGCGGTTCCATTTTCTTCTATTTTTAAAAATTTTCCACCAATATGATTATCGACATATGATATTTCGCCCGTACTAGTACCGCTATTTTGATATGCACCGCCCCAGTCAAGTACAACACAAGCGGTACTAGACGAGTTTGTAGCAGTAGGAGTAATGTTAAGAGATGGCTCCGCGTAATCAACGTAAAACCAACGTGTTGCTGTAGTAACTGTTATTCCAGCTTGATTTGTCACTATAAACTGGATTCCATACGCTCTACCATCGCCTATAAACCCATCAAATGTGTATTTTACGTTTGACGAATAAACAGTACCAGATGAACGCAATAACTCGGTAGGACTCCATCTATATAAATTAGCAACAAACGAAGTGGCGGAAATATCTTCTGCTTGTGTATAGTTAGCCGTAAATTCATAACTTTGCGTATTTATGGTGCTCAGGGACACAGGAAGCGGAATACTAACGGATGGAGTACTATATGCGTTAAATACCACTTCGCGAGAAGTAACATAATCCGTAGCATTGTAATAAAGTTTAATAGACCATTTGTACTGGTTCCCATTAACCATACCCGAAGTGGCAGACACAGGGACGGTTATCGTTAGCGTATCATTATCATACTTGGGGTCGGAACTAATGTCTATTTTTGCAGGAGTATAGACACTAGCTCCAGTCGCGTTGTTGTATATAGTAAGCTGATAGCCGACACAAATTGTCCCTCGAATTGTTAAAGAAAAATCATTTTCTTCGTCGGCATCGATTGTAGAATTGGCAGGGGACATATTAATAGGAGAGTAGAGGACACTCAATAGTAGTTCCCCCTTTGTTGAAAGTTTTGTTACCTTTTAAAAACAGACAGTTGCTCTAACCCGTCCACAAATTCAGCCGGGTCATTAGATGAAACGTTGATTTCATTAATATGAATTGTGCGAGAATTACCTTGAATTGTTGTTGGTTGGCCTTTCAGCATATTCATAATGTTACTTAAAGCAGGAACCAATGTGCGCTCCCACAATTGAGCAGTGGGCTTATTAAGAACGATCTCGTCCTTGTGAAGAATAGCAGGACCAGTGTTCGGAACCTTGCCACCTTTTTCGTAAGCAGGAACACCACCAAGATCTGTAATTTTGTGACGTGTTACATTCATGGCGGCAAGATACGCCGAAGACACGGCGGCATTCGGCGCATTTTTATGAGCCATATATTGTTGTCTAAGTATTTCTTGTAGCCGCGCTATCTCGGCAGCATTATTGTTACCAGAAGACCCACCTGAACTACCACCGCTAGAACCACTTTTACCTTGTGCCCTGCGTAACCTATCCCACTCCGCAATCTGCTTATCAACACTATTCTTTGTTTTTCTCTCCATGTCTTTAAGGTGATCTTCAAGTGCATCGATCTGCATATTGTAGGCGTCAATCATATCCTGATGTTTTTGGATTTCTTGTTCGTGCTGATAATCCCTACGCGCTTCAGAATACCTTTCTTGCAAGTCACTTAGCTCGTCTTCGGCACGCTCGACTTCGCGAGGATCTGCCACCCACTCAAATTGACCAGTTTCAGCATTATATAAGCGAACGTTACGTTCGTTCCGTATGTTAGCAAGTTCTTCGCGTTTCTTAACGATGTCGAGCCGCATTTTTTCAAGATCGGCAAGCTTCTTCTCTTTTTCGTACTGCTCGTTAAGCTGATCGATTATTTCTTGTTCGGCTGCGATCTTATCTTTCAGCGCATCAATCTGATCTTGAATGGCCTGTTCTGCGGCAGAAATACCACCAGAGCCAGAGTCGCCAACACCAGACAGATTGATAGGGGAGAGGTCAATTCCGCCGAAAGCGTCTGTCATAGCTCCAAGCACATCTAGTTGGGCATCTATCTGAGAAAGCAATGCCGCATAATGAGATCCACCCCCGCCACGTTGTAATGTAGCAATTACCTGACTACGCAAAGCTTTTAGAGCTTCTTCTTGAGAGCCATAGTACTCACGCCATTTTGATCCAAGATAAGTAATTAATGTCTCTTCTGTTTTAGCTTTAGCGTCGGCAAGAGATTGAAAATTCTCCGCATCGGCACCATAAGCAAGCACAAGCTGATTATAAAAGCCCTCATAGCCTTCAAGTAATGAGTTGAAATACTCTTCGCTTTGCAATAAGATATCCTGATAGGCTTGAAGTTGAACTTCTTCGTGCTCAATTATTTTATTTTTCAAATACTCTTCTAATTGAGCATGGTCGTGAAGATATGAAATAATCTCTGGATATTTTTCTATAAGATTGTCAAGGGTAGAAGGAGAAAGAGCACCATCAGAACCTAAACTTTCTAATGCTTGATAAAGATCGTTAATTTCGCCTGTTGTATTATTAAACTCTTCGGTAAGTTCTTCAACCGACCTTAGTACTTCCTCATTCGCCCCGCTTAAAGTTTCTGCCCATCTTTTGGCACGTTCTTCTGAATCGATATATCCATCCCGAAGTAGTTGTAACTGCTTAAGTGCATTAACGTCACCTTCGGCAGCAAGAGCATCCAGCAAAGAAATTTGTAACTCTCTTGCCTCTTTATCCATTTCTTCGAAGGCTATTTTAACTTCTTCGGCGGCGTCACGCTCTGCATATAAGTTTTCTAAAACTTTTGTTACAGCCTTACGACGCAATTCGGGAAGGGGATTATCGTTTACTGCGGCAAGCTCTTTCTCTAGTATCTCTATAGCCGTATCAATATTGTCATAGCTTGGTGTAGTAAATACACCTAATCTAACTTTATACGGTTCATTTTTATCAAGAAGAGATTTTGCCTCCAAATAGCTATGTTCATTTAATAGCCGAAAACGATCAGCCTCTTCAAGCTTTAGTTTTTTAACCAAATTTATATTTTCTTGAAGTGACTTATTTTGTAAATCTATCTGCTGCCCAGTTTCACCAAATTTAGTTTTGAGCTGTGCCTCAATATCAATTAACTCTAATTTTTCTTCGCCATTTAATGATGTCTGATTTGCAAGTTCTTCGTAACGGTCAGATAGTTGGTCAAGCGTATTAATACTTTCTCGCATCTTATTTGAAGATTCTGCCACATCATCCGCCATGTTTCGCATTCTATGCGTAGCATCTTCAATAGCTTTACTTAAAGCAATAACACCGGCTATAACCGCCGCTACAACAACCGTGGACATCGCTGCGCTAAAACCATTGGCTGCATCTCTAGCCATATTCATATTTCGACCAAGATTAAAAAACATCTTGCCTAAACCATCTAAAATGCCACCAGTTTTTAACATATTGCTATTTGTAATGATTAAGGCAAAAATAGTGGTAAGAACAACATTCAACAAGCCCAGCTTATCAATAATATCAGTAAGTCCAGTTCCAAAATCAACAAAAGATTTAATAGTATCAGTTGATATGGTGTTGCGCCACATATTTTGCACAGAAGATGTAAACTTTTCTGTTTTACCCCGAATAGAATCTAAGTACTTTTCGTTTTCCCTGGCAGCACTACCAGCACTCTCCATAGAGGTTTGGTATGCTTCGTCTATACGTTCCCAGTTGGATAAAACGGCATTAAGAACAGTACTCTGACGTTTACCAGAAACAAGCTCTGATAAATTAGCTAGATCTAAATCTGACATGTCTTCGTAAACGCCAGCCAAATCACGCAGGATATCAAAAGTAGATCTGAAATCACCGTTAGAATCTAATAGGGTTATACCGAATTTCTCAAAGTTTTTTTCTAGCTTTGGCACCAGTTCGGCAAGATCTTCGCCTTCTTCACCAACACCCCGTAAACGTAATGCTATTGTGCGTAGCCCGGTCGCAACACGACGAGGGTCACGCATGACCTCGGTACCGCCAGTAATAAGAGCAATAGACTGGTCGAGGTCGTTATTGGCCTGTCGTAGCGTAGCAGATTCTTTACTTATACCAGACGCTAAATCGCCAATAGTAACAGCGTAATTATTTGAAACCTCATTAAGCTTATCTACAATAGCACCGGCAGAATCAGCTTCTAAGCCAAATCCGCGCATAGTAGCAATTAGAGCAGAGGTAGACTCGTTGACATTATCTATATCGTCAGCAACGTTCGTTAATTCTAATGCTTCCGTAGCAAGACCAAGGCTTTCTTGCATCGTGTAGCCCATACGGGCAAAATTAGTGGTCGCCTGAATAACTTCTTCGCCTGTACGCGCAAGTTGTTTGCCAACATGAAATGCAGTATCCGCAAATTGTGCATATTCTTGCTCAGTAGCATCTGTAACTTTCCGTAAATCAACTAATGCAGTATCTAGGTCTTTAATAGTTTCAATACCATTAGCGATTGCACGAATAGCCCCGTAGTAAGCAACTGTGACGCCGCTCCAAATCATAAACTTGTAAGCAGCAGTTCCAATTGATTTGCCGAACTCCACCATGCCTTTAGTGGCACTCTTGGTTTCGTTGGCTACTTCGTTAGAGGCACCAATAAATTCTTTTATATATTTTTTTGCATCTTTTGTGCCATCAGCAACGCCCTTTGTGGCAGAAGCAGTACCACTAAGAGATTTATTAATTTGTTGCACCTGAGATTGAATAGCCTGTTGACTCTTCGGAATATCAAGTTTGGCGGTCAATAGTATATTGAGACCATCAGCCAATGACCAACACCGCCTTTATATTAAATTCTTGACAGAAATTAGTAGATATGATATTGTTGTCTCATATTAAGCAAAGAGATGGTTGTATGAAAAACAACAAAATTAAAACGCTAATCACAATATTTATTATTGTCTCTGCTATTTTTCTCATTTTAGGATTTCATAAAATGTTTGCCTATGATGGATATAGAACAAATGCATACGTTGGAGGAGACGCATATAACTATATAATCAACTCCAATTATGCGACCGGATATTTTGTTTTATCTATGTTCTTTGGGATGGTATCAATAGGACTGGGCATCATTAATACCATAAAAGAAACTTTATCACCAGATATAAAAGAAGAAACACTAGACGATCCAAATACTTAAAATCTGTTTTATACGCACTTATCCCCTCACATACCCAAAAATTTAACACCCACAATATATTGGGGATAAGGGCGGTTCACCAAACTTTGACATAATTCCCTCAATCATGTATAATTCATTCAGAGAGTGAGGGAGTTATTATGTATACAGTAAATTTTGTTTATTCAGATGGAACAATAGAGGAGTATCCCCACATTGATAAACTCAAATATACACAATATGGTGTTGAAGAAACCCTAACAAATGACGAAATTCTAACGCACGAATTTCCACTTACCTACATTTACGAGTTTCATCTATTTGCTAAAAACGAAAAGTACACAATACGCAAAACAGATAATATAAACAAAATTAAAGTTTCTAAAGAAGAAGATTAAACTTCGACCTCAATATTGATCTTTGCAGCAGGATGGTCTTTTTCTATCTCGCTTATTAAGTCCACTAAGTGTTTCACCTTATCATGTGGGGTTTTCTTTATATAAAAGTTAATAGTCATTTTCAATTTCTCCTTTAAATTAAATTCTTTCCCCTCACATACCCAAAAATTTAACACCCACAATATATTGGGGATAAGGGCGAGTTTCCCATGTTTAACCCAATTTAGATTTACTATCTAATTTACCCCGCAACCTTACCAAAACACCATATGCCTCTTTGTATGACAGATCCTCATTTTTAAGCATTTGATAAAGTTTTTCCGCAAGTTCTTTTTCCTTTTCAAATTCTAACATTTTTATTTTCCTTTCAATTGTTGTATAATATATCCTAGAAATATATAGGAGGTATTATTATGTTTCAGGATCGAATCGCACATGATTTAGCCTTAATCAAGGTTAGAGTTGCCTACGAGAAGTCAGTTAAACAGCAACGTCCAGAACCTATCAAGGCATTAATAGAAGAATCCTTTGATGCGGTTAAGATATATAAAGAAAGTTACGATAAATATCTTGCCGAATTAGAAGAGAACGGCATTGGAAATCCGGTACCATCAATCAACATTTAAATTCGACTTTTAATTAATGAAAGTAAGACACCCCAATTAAGGGGTGTCTTGTTAACATATAATTTTATGCTAGACATACTATAATTAGGTGATATTTTCATAGGAACATACTAAGTTATTTGACCCAGAAAACTTTGTTTCCGTTGGGAATATATAATTTCCATAACTATCAAAAACCTCAGACTCGTCAAACTGTTCAATTACTTCGCTTTGACTATCTTCACAATCTAACAACTCATAAGCATCTTCAATGGAGTATTCATGTTCATTTATTTGTATCTTCATATCCTATTCCTCCATATTTATTGTTAGCCAGAAATTATAAATGTCATGCCCTTATCGCTTTCAATATATTTTATGCTATTAGTATGCTTATATGCGCTAAGGACATATGAATGATGAACAGAAAGAACTCTATCTTGTAAAATTTGGTCTTTTTCAAGAGCAAAAACTTTTAAGCCCAATTTTCTACAATCTTCGTAATCATAATGCTTATCATGCACCATAGACGCCTCGTGACTAGCAAGTTCCTCCAATATCTTTTCAATAATTATATCACGATTGCTTCTATACTTAAACATACAAGTACTCAACCAGCCAGAAACAAGCGTTCTTGATAGACGAACTACGTTATCACACTCTCCAACAAATGTAGGTCTGTACTTACCAATAATTTCTTTCCATATTAATGATTTATTCGGAACTTCAACGGATTCTTCAATTGCTCTTTTGAATTCGGCAAGCACGCCTTCGGCGGGAACGTTTTTATATTGCGGGTCAATTGGTCCAAGACTTGATTGTTTTCCCATAATTATTTCTTTTGAGGCACATGCAATCATTGTCCCTGCTGACATAGCCATATGTGGAACAATTACTCTTATATCATTCTTAAACATCTTTCTAAGATATTTAACAATACTTTCAGTTGCTGTTGTAATACCTCCAGGAGTATGTAATATTAAATCTAACCCCTTTGTTTTATCACGCATACTAACTGCATTCATAAAGCCATTAATGTCATTATCATTAATCATTAATTCTGGGTTTGGATTAACTAAATTACGACTGTGGAGCCAAGTAGAATAGTAACAGATGACATTTCGTAGTGTATGCTGTGCTAATTCATTTATATATTTTTGGCGCATTCCAAATAAAACTCTTGGAAAAATTTTTTGTAACTTAGCATTATCCGGTGGGGCACCATTCAATGATATCTTGACTTGAGTATTAAACTCTGTCTCTAATGTGGTGTAATTAGCCATAAATCCACCTCCAACAAAAAGATACCTCAGTATATCACAATTTGGTATTTTTTGTTGAAGATTGCATATGGGTAGTGGTATTATTTGTATGCGGGGGACAACCTTACTACCTTAATGTAATATGAAGGATGCAATGCCCTTGGAGGTATTTGTTAAGAACGGGCGCAAACCCGTATTACATATAAGGGGGATTTGCTCATGCAGAAGCAAACCATTAAAGTCGAAACACAGCTAGTTCAACAAGGGAGCCACGTTTATCTGGTGACCAGGATTCACGAACATGGACGTGTTCGGATCATACGTAGGTTGGTCCGTTAAAGACTAGGTAAGTCACTGTCCCCCGCACCTTTTAAGGGGGTACATCTATGATAAAATGTCCGTCATGTGGTAGAGAAAACATATCTGACGATGCTGTATTCTGTTCATATTGCGGGAGGCCGTTAGAAGTAGAAAAAGAACAAGTAAATCAAGAAGAGCCTATTGAGGTGCCAAAAGAAAAGAAGGATAGATTTTGGATACCAGTAGCTATTATCCTTGCTGTAATTGTTCTGTCTGTTGTTTTAATGATTATCCTTGATGATAAAACCCCATATACAAATACAACACCCGTTTCAGTAGCGAGTTCAAAACCTACGCCTACTCCAATTCCCGTACCTAAAGTTAAAATTCTAAATCAAGAAATCCATAGCAATTACCTTGATTCAGATGACTATATGCTAGCTGAAGCAGACATAAAAAATAATAGCAACATCACTTTGTATTACGTCAAGGTGAACCTAGAAATCATGGACGAAGATAAAAACATCTTGGACACAGAATGGACTTTTGCGGTAAGCAATGAAGGGATACGACCCGGCGCACAAGCACACTTCGATATCATGTTTAAGAAAATCGAAGGAGCAGAATGGTACCGAATGTACGTAGTAGATTATGACTGGTAAAAGATAAAACCGACAATTCATCTTAGAAAGGAGGTGACAATATGGACATTGACATACCCGTTGATATCAAATTCCAATGTAAAGGATGCGGCACGATTATTGAACATAACTATACACAACAAGATATACTTAATCTAAAACAACTTGATCTTACATGCCAAAAATGCGGTAAAACGGACAGCATAGAAACATCCAAGCTAATTGAAATGGCTAAAGAAGAAGCTATCAAAGAAATTGGCAAAAATTTTAACCTAGAGTAACATTCGGGTTTACCATGTTAAAAACTTCTGCTAAAGACACACCATTGTCTAACAGTTTTCGAACCTCATTTTTAGTTTTCTGACTAATAGTTGCAGTACATATAACTATCATTTAAACTACCCTTAATTCAAAAGCCCCGTTCTAAAATCGGGGCTTTTCTCTTTCTGAATTATTTTGTTGGTATCTTTCTTAAAGCACACTCTGCGCTAACACCATATCAAACATATTTTCATCCCGATTGTTATACCGGAAACAGAACTCGTTGACGTAGCGTTGCATGTACTTCACTGAAATGTGATGATAGATACCATAGACACCACGTTTCAGAGTTGACCAGAAGCTTTCTATGTTGTTGGTATGTATGTCGCCATCGGCGTAAAGCATCTTGTGATTAATCTTCATGTGAACGTAGTTGTTGCTTTCTAGCGAAGCATAACCCTTGTATTCATCTGTCATTACGGTGTTGTTGCCATCCGGCTTGCAGACATCCTTCAGAATCCCTATAAGCTGATTTGCGGTTAGTTTTCTACCGTCCTTGTCCGGGAAGGCTACCTTAGCATATATCTTCTTGTTGTTGCGATCTACGACGCCTACTACTGGGGTCTTGTCAGTGCGTTTCTTACTACCGTCACGACGCTTGCCATGGTGGTGATCTTTCCAATCATCGTCGCTTTTATCGTGGTTGTTTTCTTTACGGGGTTTGCCACCGATGTAGGTTTCGTCAATTTCTACTATTGTATCAAAGAACTCTTGCTGATTAATATTGCTCATTGCAATGCGAATCTGCTGTAACATGCGCCATGCGGTTTTGTAGGTGACACCAATTTCACGTTGTAGTTGGCATCCAGAAATACCTTTTTTGCCGTTTAGGAATAGGTGAATGGCATAGAACCATTTGCGAAGGTCAGTGCTAGACTTTTCGAAAATTGTTCCCTTGAAGGGGGAGAAGGTGTTATTGCAATCGGGACAATTGAATACCTTTGGTCTATCGGTTTTCTGATAGACCGTAAGGGAACCACAATGATTGCAAGCAACTCCATTAGGATAGCGGATCTTCAAATAATAGTCGATTACCGATTTCTCCGTAGGAAATTTTTCAATTAATTCTATAAACGTCATACTAGCACCACCTTTCGATGGTTCTAGTATAGCACTTTAGCTTGGGTACGTCAAGGGATAAAACCGGTTTTATATAACATCAAGGGGTTGCAATTTATATCCATTTATGTTATTATAGCCATAATGGAGGAGTGTGCTCAAAATTCAATTATTGCAAAAAAAAAGATAGATTCTAAATTAAAAACCGCATTTCATCTATTCTTCAAACCCGAACATGGCATCAATTTGTTCTTCCGAATGATCTTTTAGATATCCTTGTGTAGTCTTCGGATCGCTGTGATGTAAGAAAAGCTGAATCTCTTCAAGCGAAAACTTGCGATATCCAAGTCTTGGGTCGGTTCCTTGTTTCATAGATTCGGCACGAGTATGGCGATAAGAATGTGGGAAGAATAAATATTCTTTCCCTTTAAGATCACTATACATCTTTGCAATCTTTACAACTCGATTATATAAAGTTTGTGACGATTTTACGGGTGTCTTAACGCCACCTTTTATATTAATCCATAAAGAATCTATATCGTCTTCTCCACGCCACTCGAGGTATTCTTTAATTAGTTCCTTTGTCTCATTAAGATAAACTAACGGAAATTTCTTGCCTCGCTTACCATCAACTATGTTGGTTTTATTCCCGTCCAATATATCAGTTTTCTTAGCCTGAAATACTTCTGTTCTGCGACCACCAGAATCAAATAGCATCATATGTAAGGCGGCTAGATCTATATTGCCACCATCGAGTAACATCTGGCGAATCTCATCAACTTCTTCATATGTTAAAAAGAAAAGGTCATCATCTGTCTTAACTGGCTCGGAAGGCAAACCCTTAACCTTACTTGCCGCATTAATATCATAATCATAATCGTCATCGTCCTCCACGTATGCAAGCATAGAACGCAATGACGACAAGATACGGTTAACACGAGCATTAGAACAATCTAATTGATTGCTATACCAAAGAGAAAGACCACGAAAATCTTTTTTATTCAGCTCTAATATAGATCGATTTTGTTTCTGTTCTAGGATATATATCAAAATAATACGTAAATCATTTTTATACTGAGCAATAGTCGTATCTCTTTTTTGACGTTGTTTTAATTCAGCTAAATAATCATCAACTATTTCTTTGTTCTCTGAATTAACCTTTGACCATTTTTGATCCGTATAAATACGATTATAGACTCTTCCACGTTTTGCCATCAATTCACCTACTCAATTGTAACAACAAATCCCGCTCTCCTAAGTGCTTCAGCTAACGCAGTCGTGTGGATTCTTCGTTGTTGAATTATTTTCTTTGTATTTGCTACAGGTGCAACGCCTTCATAAGAATAGACGGAACTGGCGTTCCCGTATTCGATAAAGTACGGAATTGCCGCACTTACATCCTGACCGGATAAGCCTTGATGAATACCCCATTCACCCGGAAAGGCAGGGGGGAGAGGACGAATCTTCGATGTATCAAAGAATATCTTTGCTGATATCTGTCCGTCTCCACGTCTTTCAACCTTTGAGATATCAATAGAGTTGATATAGTCATAAGTGCGCGTGTACGCAGAAGGAGAAAACCCAATACGGTTATACCAGTTAGACATAATATAATCTGCCAGCACTTGTTTGATCTTTTGCATGACTTCCGGTATGTTGATTTGGACAACTCGTTCTATATATTTAAAAACTCGATTTAGATCAGAAAGATTGTTGACCGGAAAGCTGGGCATATTATCCCTTCTTTTCACCAACCATAGACTTTGCTGGTTCAGATGTGTTTTTCTCTACTATATCTTTTATGATGCTGATATTTTTGAGGTCTGAAATCTGACCAATCTGATCAACTAAACCACGCACATCTTCAGGATTTAACTGAATCATCTTCTCGGCAAATCCACCAATCATATATCCAAGCGAATGAGTAAATTGTACCTCGCGACGTTTTTCTTCGACGCTATCCATAATCATATCTTGTAGGTGCTGAATGTCGTCACCAATCTGTGCGAAGATATAATCATAAAGTTGACCAGAAACGGCAGAATCATATGTTGCGTAAATGTCCACAACACGTTGCTTTTTGTCTTCGTCGCCATCCTTAATTTCAACTGTCGTCTTTGGGAATTTCAGATCTGTATAGTATTCAAGTACCAAATACTTGAAGAACAAATCGTATAGCATCCAATCAAAATATCCGGTTTTTTCATCGAAACATTGTTTGAAGATAATTTTGCGGAAAGCTATTTTAGATTCCATCGGTATATATGTGAAAATTGAAATATCGCTTTCATTAAAGCGAATCTTCACCTGTTCGTCCTTGTTGAAATCCTTGATATTACAAGGTTTGTATTCGGTTTTCTTTTTCATAATTTTCAATCTTTTCTCCTTTGTTATTCGCCTTTGATTTGTTTGATCACACCATGAATAAGTGTTCTATTATTATCCATGAATATCTTGAAACGAGAGTAGGAGCTATTGAAATAGTCCTTTACATGCTCTTGCATCGCTTCGGGAGAAATATTATATACAAAACGTACCACGCCACCATCCTGGTACTGAATGTGTTCAACTTCAAAATCATAGAGATCCAAGAATGCCTTGAATCCAAGATCAGATATATACGAATGTCCACTTAATGCCTCGTAAGGCCGAACTAAAACTTTAGGGTTCATTATTTTCCTCAATTCGTTTAACCCGATAGGGCTTGTTCAGCTCCTGCCAAAGCAAAAGCTCTTCTAATTCTTCCTCTTCATCTATGTCGTTTTCCGAATCGTTATCTGTCATTCTGACTCCAATATTTGTTGATTTTTACTAATCCGTGTGATAATATTGGGAAAAAGGAGTGATCATCATGGCGCAAACAGGAACCATTTCCCTAAGAGGAAGATCTGGGTCACAATATCCATTCAATATTTATGATTTTAATGGAATATGGGGAGAAGTTCCTGCGGTCTATGTGTTTACTCGTGTTGAAGGAACCACTCATCGCATTATATATATAGGACAAACAGACAACCTGCGCCAAAGGTTAGACAATCATCACAAGGCACTGTGCATTAGTTCAAATAATGCTAATCGGCTATGTGTCCATCAAGAAGGCGACGAAAATACACGCTTAATGATAGAAACAGATTTAATACGAAATTATAAAACTCCGTGTAACAGTTAATAAATAGGGGAGTACAGCGAAAACACAGCACTCCCCCAAAGATGAAACATCAATTTTATTTAGGCAAATTCTACATACTCGACTATGCAAGAGGCTACTAACTCAGCAAAGTCAATAGAACCAAACGCATATGTCAAAGTAGTCTCTGCCGTGCAAAGATACGGTTCCGGCACCAGATCGCCAGCACCATCAGTATCAACAGAAAGGTTAACACCAAGAGTAGCCCCAGCGTTATCTAGCGTACCCTTAATTACACCAGCCGCAGACACGTCCGCACCAGCTAAGAACACTCCGGGATTCCCACCGTTAATACCAATTGCAACATTTTTTGTACCACCCGTAACCTCTGGTGTAGTAACTTTAAGCCAAACACCAGTAATAAGAGTGTTTGCTGGAAATACTAACCCGGTAAAATCTTGCTGATCCGCACTAGCAACAATGGTGATAGCTTCAGACTTGAATTTACGAACAGCACCATTTACGGACGCATCGGCAACAGCGTTTATTTCGTCACCAGTGGCTAATATCTCTGTTTCGGACCCAGACGCACCAAGAGATAACGAGGCGGTCTTTAGGGCATCAATGGCACCATTTTCATCAAGAACCACAGCCTTAGACGCGGTTGCCTCGCCAGCAGTCACCCCGTCTAGCACATTAAGCTCTTCTGGAGAAGGAGCAATCGCAGTAGCACCTCTAACGAGGTTAAAAAGTTCATTAAAAGCCATTTATTAATTACTCCTTTCCTTATTCAACGTTCTGTACAATAATTGTTGCTTCAAAACCAAGGGCATCAGACAATATAATTTTGTTTGTATCATCAGTCGAAATTGTGTAATCCAAACCCTCAAACAACATACATCCAGTGGAACGCTCTCTCACGTCCAGCATACAGCCCTCAATAGGGTGGGCACATGTAATATTTACATCGGCGGCACCGACAGTAAATATCTCGCGCCATATAGAACCATGATATCTAGTATTATCTTTATTGCTTGTTCTTGTTACAGCCATAAGTTAAACTCCTCCTGTCTACGCAGTCACAGTCAGGTTGCAAACACCGGTATAGGTGTTAGATCCAACTGTCAGAGATCCGGTAATCGTACAGCTACCAGCACCAACAAGGGTAATAACACCAGTACTGGCACCAACCGTAGCAACCGCTTCGTCATCAGACGAGTAGGTAACTCCTGTGGGATTAATGATGTCGTCCTTGCTACTACCCCGATAGCCGTGAGCGGTCAACGTAAGGGTGTCACCATCAGAAATATCAAGCGTATCGCTGTCGGGAGATAACCACAAATCACTAATTTCGGAATATATATCAGAAGAATCTAAAATTATTGTGATGTACGCATAGTTACCACTATCATCGGCAAGAGCAGATCCAGAAAAGCTTGTTGTGAACGGATTGTTCATATCGATTGTATAGGACGCATTACCATCAAGTTGTAATCTAGGAATATTAATCTGAACGCTACCAACCTTAATTTGTCCATGGTCATCATCAAACAGATCGGCATCAATAGTGCAATCATAAGCACCGGGGAAGGAAGATGCACCAATTGTAATGTAGTCAACCGTAGCTTTCGCATAGGTATATATCACATTAACCGTGTTGTTTGCCCACGATGCATATGTAACTACATCTCCAACCGGAGCAACATTTACCATACTATCGCCATATTCAATAGCAACAGTAGAACTGTTTGGCGTTTCTGCAAGGGTGTACTCGCCAGAAGAGCCAAGCGTAACATTGCTTTCCACTTTGGTGACAGTACGTGTTCCATTCTGAACCGTTGTGCCATTATTGAGTGCAATAGCAGTCGGATTCCACTTACAATCCTCAGCACTTAAAGTAAATTCCTTTTGATATCCATATTTGTACCGTGTAGGTGCGTTTTTACCACCACGAATAATCTGCTGCTGAACACTTTCCTCTATACCAGTGTTCATAAGAGTAGTGGAACGCATTACCCATTGCGTAGTAGATATATTACGCAATGTAAGATCTCCAGCAGAGATAATAAACTTATCAGCCATATCTTACAAAACTCCTTTATTTTTTGATTTTTGCTTCAATATCTCTAAGATTTGCAGTCAAATGGTCGTACCACTTTCGATCCGGTATATGCGAACACCAGCTAGGAACCTTTTCGCTCTCACCAGCCTTCCAAGCCGGATAAGACCATACCTCTGATTGCTTAATTACTTGAAGACGTGCAAATTCTTGCGTAAATTGAAATAGTGTTAATTGTTCAATTTCATCATAGGGAATATGCATCAAACATCTATATGCAATAATCATCTCTGAGAAGGTCGCATGTTTGCCAAATTTGCCTTCCCAAGCCTTACGCGCTTTTTCCAGATTCTTTTCAAAATCTTCAGAAGTGTTATCGTCAAACTCGATTTTATTTTGCCGGAAAACTATCTCGCGAATCTTATTAAAAGATGAATTATAAATTTTAATATCATCAAACCACAAAAACAATTGTTTATTCTCGTCTACGCCAAGTTTAATTTGCTTGATATCTCTACATAGAAATTTAAGAAAATCAAAAAACGTGTCAAAGATACTTTCGTCCTTAGTGTAGTGGGCATGATATCCAATGTGCATAAGTAAAAATGGTAAGTAACCCATCTTTCTATCGTTTGGATTCTCAGACCAATTTTTTCGTTGCGTAAAAAAGTTTAGCCCCTGATAAAACTTATCGCGATCCATAATGCTAACTGGATAAATATTAATGCCTTTGTATATTTGTGGTTTCCCAAATACGTCGGCTAAGTCATCATAAACAAAAGCCATATTACGTAGACCGTATTAACATAGCAAACGTCCCGCCAACCCACTTTTCACCGCTCAGCCATACCTGATGTCGATAATTACACGCAGCATCTGGAGCAAAATACAGTTTACCAACGCCGTCAACATATTGCTCATTTAATGCTTTCATAATTTCTATCAAAATAGCTTCGTGACGGTTTTGGGTTGGAAAAGATGTCGTAGAATTTTTCCCGTATATTGATACAATATCCAGATGTGTCACAATCTGAAACCAGATATACATATTTGCAAGCTGACGATTTTCTTGCCTTACATTATCTATAAACATATGAATCTCAGTTTTTGTTGTATCTTCAATTTGACCAGTCACGGAATTATAAAAAACACGGCGATTATCACCAAGAGGGGAGACCATATTAATTAGTTGTATTGGTGTCACGTTATCCCGTTCATAAGGATTGTTATAGTCATAATAAATAAGCTTTAACAAATCCTGATTCTGCATACTAAACAACTTGCTACGCACGCCAGATGTGATGTCAGGCAATATATCTAAACTAATAGCCATTAAGCCACCACCTTAAAATAAGGTTTGTATACGTATGCTATATAAAACAGAGTGACCCTCTGTATCTTCGATTTGTATTTCGGCATTACCAACATTAACAGGAGATAATACAAACACGGTTCCGCTTGTAATACTAAGGTCTACATAAGAAGATCCGCTTGTTAACGTTGGGGTAAACGTCGTTGTTACCACAGTCCCATTATTTAGCTCTTGAACAGTAAGCACGCCATCTTGGTCCATGTCTTCATATAAAGTAATGATGCGATTTTCATTATCCACTATAGCGCCAACTGGATTCACAAGACTAATCACAAAATTGTCTGAAGCTACCGCCGCAACCTCAACATTAACCGTCGAAAAAACTAGCGGGTTAGATGAAAGGCTAATTTTAATACTGGTAGAACCATTGGCGATACCAGTTATCACACCATCATCACTTACCGTCGCCACAGATGTGCTATTACTCAGATATGTAACGCTTTCAGTAGATACGTTTCCATTATTTTTAACCACAACGTCAAGAGTAACAGTGCCACCCACAGTCATCGATACGGGGCTATTCAGTACCTCGATAGACCATACGTTATCAACCCAAGAATTGTATGCAATACCGTTTACGAAATCATCTTCAGAAGAAATGTTTTCAGTTATATTCATGTTATAAACAACTGACAGATTATTTTTGCCGCCTACACGACTAAACCCAGTAACTTCGAACACCTGTCCCCACAAAATGAATCGTGTACCTTTTCGAATATCACTATTGTACTGAGTGAATACACGAATTGTATCATCAATGGCCCACAATACTTTGCCTTCGCTCAAATCTCCACCAGTACTATCTGTAATAACGCAGGGGAGAGTATGCAAAGTACCATATTGGTCTTTCCATTTAAGCAAAGAATCCGAACATTGCTTAATAAGACCCTTAGTGTTTACATCGTATTGACTATCAACATTCCACACAATCCAATAATCGTCGGTAGATTTCCAGTGAATAATGTCACCCTTATAAAGCGAATCACCCGGATAGGCAAGTAGCTTTTTCTGCGGTATGTCGCCACGATAAGCGTGATCATTAATTATCTGTACGTCGTACTGAGTTGTGTAATCGAAGTTCTTGTAGACCTTATAGTAACTAGGTGAGTCACTATCAAAAGTAGCACTCCACACCTCATTACCAGAGTTATAATTACCCATTGCAGTTTGCCGACGAATATAAGCTGTTCTATCATTACCACTCATTTACTGAATCCTCATACGAATAGTCGGCTCCACCAAACAACTTCTCAAGATCATTCGGATCGTCGGCATACTGGTAATCAGAAATTAGAGTACGAATATAATTTTTCTGCTCAATAATGGCATTACGAATTTCTTTCATCTTTTCAGCAGGAGAGAAGACCTTAAAGTCGGGACTAAATAACGAAGTGCGCATTTTTTGCACATCATGTAATTCTTGCTGAAGCATAGGTAAAACCATGATTTGTGCCAATATATCTATCTCTGAATAATTAAGATCTGCGGCAAACTCGCCAATATCAAATGTCGCCACAAATATTGTTTGCCCATTAGTCACCGGAGAATCAAATGTGATACTAGCACCGCTACGAATATAATCTTCCGTTTCTGTCCCTGCGACAGTAATATACGTTGACGTTTCATCGGTGGGCGGAGTAGGGGAGAGGGTATAAGAATCCGTTCCATCTCCAGTCAAAGTATATTCTGTGCTCGAAAACGCGGTAAAATCGGTAAGATCTTTATAACACGCTGTGCGGAATGTACTTATCGCCTTCTTTAAATATACAAAAACATCTTCGTAATATTGATAAGAAGGAAGTGTGGCAAAATAAGCATCGTCGGTAATCGAAAGTAAAAATAGTTCGTAAATATTTGAAAAAGAGGTCGCCATTCATGGCACCCCCTTACTATTATTTAGATTTCATCTTTTGAGCCAAATCGTAAATTTCATAACCCTTATTAAACTTACATACCTGATTGATTACATTTTGTATTTCCATTCTGGTACATCTGGCGTCGCCACTATTGATGCCTTGTACACAATGATAAATCACGGCAGATTTCAACGTATCAGGCATAGATTCGAATTTCTTTTTGAATCCTTCAGGTTCAAGATCGAACAGTTTATCAACGCTATCCCGTCCGACATCATGTTTTTTGTAATATCTATCATAATTCAACTTCTTAATAACTTCATCATCAAGAATTAGAATACCAAGCTCTTTGAAATACTTACTAAATGGACTAGTGTTAACCACTCTTTGTAACTCTGGGAAAGAAATTGTCAACGTTTCGTTTGCCCCCGCAAATTGACCAACCTCAATCTTGTTTTCACCAGATCCAAAATATAGAGGAGTTTCACCTTTCATTATTTGTACAAGTTCAACCATCCGATTTGTCCAGTCAATTGTTCCCTTTGGTTGCTGTACAACTACTTTTTGTTCAGGAGCTTTTGGAGCGGATTCAGCCACAACCTCTGTTTGGGCAATAGCTTCTTTTGCCTCTCTTAACTCTTTTAATTCTTTTCTAAGATCCCTTAACTCCTTCGCTAACTCTTCTCTTGTTTTATAATTAGACTTCTTTTTAGCAGTAGCCATATTTTTCTCCAATCTCAATATTTAATAGAGGTGGGACATGCAAATACACATCCCACCTCAGCAGATTTAAGCAATCTGCATAATCCCATAAATAGTCCCAGTGGCAATCTGAATGTCGTAGTACATCGTAACGGAGTACGCACGATTCTTACCAGCGTTATCATTCTCACTGGCTTCAACAATCTGAGTCTCACCCTCCATGGCAACCTTGACGGGCTTATCGCCTAAGTTGGGCAGGAACAGAAGTTTATTCGAAGGAAGCACGAAGTCAAAGTCAGATTCAGGTTTTACGGCCTGGGGTAACAGAACCACAGGAACACCAAACGGACTCTGGATGTAGCCAACACCAAGATACTCAGAACCATTCTGCATGGCAAAATATTGATTCGCGGGAATCACTTTGCCCAAAGCAGTCTTAGTACCATAAACAATGGCATCACTCACGTTGTTAGCAGCAGCAACACGCTCCGCTAATTCGGTGAAGTTAGACTGAGTATAGGCATTGACCTTCCAAGGAGTAGCCAACGAAGAAAAGGCACCAAACATGGTATTCGCGGCAGTCTGGCTGATATCGGTCAAGAAAGACTTGGTGATTCGAGCGATCTGCTGTCCCCAGTTGACATCCCCACGCACCAGCGAATAGAAGTCAACAGAAATGTTGGCCTGATGCGCTTCGGGTGTTAGGGTAATGTCTTCGTTGTAGTGCTCTTCAAGAGACGCACGATTCTTATTACGAGAAATCTTCGCAATGGTATAATTAGCGCGAGACCCGATGTGGAAAGTGGGTGTATCGCCCCAACCAACATTCATAACCTCGGCATAAGGAAGATAATTCTCAACCTCAGAACGAGACATTAGGTTGTCGATTATAATACTAACGATGCTAAACAAACGGGTGCGGAAAGAATCGAACTGCATACACTGCATCACAGAATATGTGTCCCGATCAGCCTCACCAATATTAGCAAACTTATAGCAAGAATTAATCAGTTCCTTATGGAAACGCCGATTTTTATCGGCATAAGTTAATTTCTTACCGTCTTGATCTTCCTGAACGAAACCGCCATACCGATTAAACTCACCATGCTGATTCTCATTCTCGAAAAGATACTGCTTGGCTAAATCAGTACCCATATCAACAAGGTTTTTATTGCTAGGATCTTTGGCAAAAATAGCCATACGATTTAAAACATTACTCATTATTTATCACACTCCTTGCTTAAACTACACGCCGTGCTACAAGAGCATCTACGTAAGAGCCACCAACGGCAAACTTCACGCTAACGTTCTCAATGATAAACACACAGCCAACGCCTTCAGGAGCAGTAGCGGAGGTAGCAAGATCGTACTCTCCATCACGAGGAATGAGATATGTGCCAACCGCAATTTCCTCACCAGAATCGGTAGTGTCAATTGCGCTTTGATTGATTTTAAAGCGTTTTCCAATTGGGAAACGATGAGCAGTAACTATAGTCCCGGCAGGATAAGTAATGTCACCAGGATCGGTAACTCCACCAGTTTTCTGACCAAACGAATTGATGTATGGCTCGGAAGTGTCTATAATAACCAGATCTGCTTCGGTAGGGGTTGCACCCTCAACGCCGGTTGGCTCGGTCACATCATACAAGTCATTCTGTCCAGTTGCTAATGCAGAGATGGAACAAATGTATCCTTTATCCAATACATCGTCGTCGTTTTTAACAGAAACAACATTATAGTCATTGGGCTCAATTTCTAAGATCTTAAAATAATTAGCCATTAAATTTTAGCCTCCTTAATTACTTTCGCCCGGATAAGGGCTACCATTATTAATTTTTTCTTGCTTATCGGGTTTGTCTTCAGGTTTAGCGCCAGCATCCATAAAATTCAGATTACTGTCCCTGTTTTGAAGAATTGAAGGATCTTCCTTAACCTTTTTACTAAACAAAAGATTTAGTTCGCGCTTCACACCATCGAGATCCATGTTGGCTTCAAACTTGGTAATAACCTCACTCGCTTCGTCCTCAGAAACTGTACGTTTTACCCAATTATCACTCTCATAAATTTCCTTGGCCTTAGCCGCATAGTTCTCTTTCTCAACCACACTATATTTCTCTTTAACGTCGGCAAGTTCTTCCTTGACGGTTTCTAGCTCACTCTGCATGGTATTGAAATTATCTTGTAGAGTATTAAACTTTTCCTCTTCCGTTTCTAAAGTCGCCTTGAAGTCTTCAGTTTGTTCGTCACAAATTTCATTGATTGCGGCAAAGGCACTCTGTTTATATCCTTCTGTAACCTCTTCCACAAAAACAGGTGACATCATGTATTTGCGCGATTGCTCAAAATCAATAGTAGCCTCGCCCTCTTCGATAGAGTAGGGGAAAGCTAACCTATCACTTTTAAACCAGTTCATTGTATAAACATAAGAATCGCTATAATCTTCGATCCAATATCTTGACTCGTAATCTTCCTTGGAATACTTATTATCGACTGCTTTTTGCAAAAGTTCCCGCAGTTGATTAGCTGTCATATCAAAGTTTTGTTTCGCATATTCCTCATGATTAAAAATGTCCAACTTCGCATCCTCCTCCTTAATAGATTTTTTGAATTGCTCTACCGTCTGCAAAAACGCATCTGGCATTGTGGTATACATTTGCACCTTTGCGTCCTCGAAAGCGGGAGGAGCAGTGCCAAGCATACAAAGACCAATAAATACAGCCTGAGTAATATAAAAAAGATCATCGTCTTTATCAACGTGACCTTCTTGTACCCAGATCTCCATACTCTGCTGTATATCGTGATCTTGAAATATCTTTATAATTTCTGGATATCTACCAGTCCATAAAAAAGCATCACATGAAAGGTATTCCTTTTCTTCTCCATTTTCATCGGTAAGCTTTTCCCATCGCACATTGGCAAGTGTGGGGTCTTTCGGTACGAAACCATATGCCTGTGTTTCATAGTCGATTTCCCAACCGCCGCTCTTACGACGCAATACCTCGCCATGGTCAGTAAAATTACCTTCATCGATCTTACCCACGAGGGCACACCCGAACAACGTCTCGGACATTGTTTCGAGGGTTTCCCTATCGATATATGAGCGATTTTGATTTTTACCCGGATAGCAGATATTAATTGATACCTTTGACAAGGTATCGCTTTCGGCGGAAAAGTTATTAATGAAACCGGAAAGTTTAGCTACATTCAAATTCTAACTCACCGCCTTATAAAGCCATAAATCTGGCTGGTATAACATTTTTATTTTCTTGTGTAAATTTCTCAAAAGAATCGTCCGGGCTGTGGATGAGCCATGTTTTCTTTCCGCTTATTGTTTTTTCTTCAACAACAGAACAGCCCTGAGCTACCAGTCTATTTTTCTCTTTTTCATCAACACAAAGATATAAATTAGACATTACAAAGCCTCCCCTCCGCTACCAGCCCCGCCGCCGCGCATATCAACACCACTATCACCAAGATCGTCTATTGGTTGAGATGGCCTTCCGGTGTCTCCGCTCTGTGTTTGCTGCCACATGCTTGAAGGGGGTATCATTTTGGATTTTATTCCGGTTATCGCTTCGTCGGCAGACATGTATTCAAGATCCCATGGGTTATATCCGTCCATGCCGGATAGTTTTTGAGCCGGGAACCCTTGCGCAACCAATTCTTTCTCGGTCTTTATATCATCTTGATTTGTGTAAAGATTTCCGTAGAACTGCACATAGAATTTGTGGGTTCTTGAAATGCGAGATAAGAAGAAATTTATAAAACGCTCAAATTGTATATATAACTGCCGTACATACCCATAATCCGATATGTTAGAATATTTAAGCGCAATCGCATTACCGCTCTGTTCACCATATTGTTCTCCGCCAACGCCGCTTTCACGCCAATACTCATCAACACCACTAGGGATAATGCTTTTATCGCCAGATGGTTTAGAAAGCTGAAACATTTCTGGTTCAAACGGTGATGCTACGGTGTGGGCACCAGCAGGTAAAGCAGCTTCAATCGCAGACGCGATAGCGGCGGCTTTGTCTGGTCCCATAATCGGATGATCTTCTTTGTCTAGCG